TGCTGGTCACGGTCGACCTGCCTGGTGAACCACAACTGCCCATTACGGATTTCGTCGGGGTCGACCTCGGCATCGTGAACATCGTCACGACCACCGAAGGCGAATCGGTCAGTGGAGCCCACATCGAGGCCGTTCGTCGGCGGTCGGCTCGGGCCCGGCAAACCTTTCAACGGAGGAACACCCGGAACAGCCGGCGGCGACTGCGGAAGTTGTCCGGTCGGCAATCGCGATTTCAGAAGGACATTAACCACACCATAGCAAAACGGCTCGTCGCCCAGGCAAAGGCACTCGGGAAAGGTCTGGCTCTTGAAAACCTCAAGGGGATTCGGACCCGGACCGAGCGAACGGTTAACAAGACTACGCGGCGAAAGCTTTCGAACTGGTCGTTTTTTCAGCTCCGAAACTACATCACCTACAAGGCAGAACTGGCCGGCGTCCCGGTCGTCTTCGTGCCGCCCCATAACACGTCCAGGACGTGCTCCCGGTGCGGACACTGCGACAAGGGAAATCGGCCGTCCCAAGAGCGGTTCTCCTGTCTGAGTTGTCACTTCACGATTCATGCCGACCAAAACGGGGCCGCGAACATCCGTTCGCGTGCCCTAGGGGTTTTTGTCAACAACCCTCATTTAGCGGTGGCTCAGGCCGACCGCAAGCCGCCTGCTTGAGCTGGCGGTGGTTGACGAATCGCACTTTGGACCGCTCGACTCCTTCCGGCAGGGAAGGGATTATGGGGCGGCTCGCTCTTGCAGTAAACGACGATTTCGTCCTTGCCGAGTCCGACAGCCTGCATCCACGAAGTGCCATGAAGGTGGTCAGCCAGTAGTTTGCACTGTTCGTTCACCGAAGACCTCCTGAGAAGAAAGAACGCCGGAGGGGTCCCCGGCGTCTTACTCCAGCAGTCTGCCGGACAGAGTACCGCGAGTGCCTTCGGGTCACGCCCGTGGCATCGCTACCTTAATTATAGTGTTACCGACAACGAACTCAACAGCGAACGCGAGGAAATCTTCACCGTTTTGCATCGCAAAACGTCATCGGTCGCAAAATTTATTTTTCCATGCCCCATAAGGACTTAGGACAAAATTGCGATTTTCTCGCTGAGGCCGCATCGTTTTTGGGGCTCAATCTTAGGTATCTTTCCGGCAGAAGGAAAGAGGTGTGTGCTTCTCAAACCACTCACCTCAACCGGTTCTCAGTCCAGTCTGACCTCTCAGAAAACCTCCGAGAGAAGATTAAGAGATAAAGAAGCCCGGGGGGATATTCCGTACCGAGGGGCACTATCAACCAGCGATGTTCAGGGCGAGACTCTGAACGACTTGCGAGCTGCGAAAAAAAACGCTTTCAACTACGAATTGCGCCTGACATCTTCGCCGCCAAGTAGTTCTTTTCCGGCGGAATCCAGTTTGCCTGCCATCCAACTTCCATTCGCTCCAGAGTCGCCCTGACGTTGTCGAGAAGCGGGAGCATGCCGGCTGGCAACCACTTCCCCTCGCCACCAAGGAAACCAACCAGGTCCCGCGAGTCGTTGCTAATGAGGATAAACCGCGGCTCAAGGTTGTCCATCACCATCCAGTCCAGAGCCTTAAGCAAGCCGTGCAGGGCTGGCGAAAAAGAACACCTTTGTTTTCCCTTGACCGTTCCACGACCGACCTTGACTACCTGCCAGGTCGCACAGTCCCGCACGACCCAGCCGTACCGACCCCTGCCCGTCTGCGGGTCGACGTAACCTGCGAAGTTGAGAGCGTAGTCTGTCGTGGGCATCTGTCTCTCTCTTCCCGTACCCCCGCCTTTATCCCTCACCCCACCATCGACCAGGCTTTCTGGCTCGTTAGTGAACTAAGGAATCTGCGCACACAAGGCGGGTTAGTCGCAAGAGGTCTTCGCGTGCCTGTCGTTCGATGGCCGACAGGGTAGGGTGGAGTGGAAGGACCCGGTGGTAGTGGGGTTGTGAGGACTGCGTTGAGAGGCTGGCTCAGAGCGCAGATTCAAATGGCCCCATCCACTCCATTCTCGACACCGTCCAGGGGGTACTGGACGGCTCCTCTTAAGTCGAACCCCGGCCGGGGATATGCCCGGCTCGCGGCGACCCTGGGTAAAGCCGACATCTGCAAACCAGCAGGCCCCAATTAGCCCGCACATTATGGTCGGCGTTTTTTGGGTCGCTTGCGAATAACCCACTTCCTTAATACCCCACCGCACGGTATCACTCTATAAGGCACACTGTCTTTGTCACGCTGGAGGCGACATGGCCCTTATCTCGCAAAAGCCCACGGTCCAGGTCCAGGCTACTTTTCAACTCGACGAGGAAGAAATGCGGGCACTCGACGCGCTCGCCGGATATGGGACCGAAGTTTTCTTGAAAACCTTCTATGAGAAGTTAGGTCGCGAATACCTCGAACCGCACGAAAACGGCCTGCGGAAACTGTTCAAGACAGTCCGAGACGCCATTCCGGCCATCCTCGAGCGAGCCGACGAAGCCCGGAAGGCGTTTGGGTAGTAGAACACTTTTCCGGCAAGGACGCTTAATGTGGGGGATTGCATGGACAACCACGCCGACTGGACGCCCGAAGCCCGTGCGTTATGGTCTACTTCCCTGCCGGAAATGGACCGGGACATCCTCGTGGGCACTGGCCATCGCCCACAAACCCTTGGTCTCCACCACGGCCCCCAAACGAACAGGTTACTGACGGAGTTCGCCCGCAAGCACCTCGAGCAGGTCCCCCGCCCTCAAGTCGTGTTGACCGGCGGTGCCCTCGGCTGGGATTTAGCCCTCTCGCACGCCGCAATCCTGTTTGGAATTCCCCTCTGGGTCGCAATTCCGCACGCGGGCTACACAGAACGGTGGCCGGAACCGGCTCGGAAACGATTCTGGGCAATTCTCGACCGAGCCAAGAAGGTCGTCCAGGTCTGCACCGGCGGGTACTCGCACGGGAAACCGCTTTCTCGCAACCGTTTTATGGTTGACATTGGAACCCGCGTTCTTGCTCTTTGCAATGGCACGGGCGAAGGTGGGACAGCTCAGTGCGTCGAATACGCTCGCCGAGTCGGACGACCAGTTTTGAACCTCTGGGAAGACTGGGAGATTTTCCGGCAGTCTGCTGATGCAACTGGGCGGTAGTTCCGGCAGGGAAGCTTAATAGGGGGGATTGGATGGACAACTACCAGGACTGGACCCCCGAAGCCCGCACACTCTGGTTTACTTCCCTGCCGGAAACAGACCATCGCCCGCAAACTCTTGGGCTCCAGCACGGTCCCCAGACAAGCAGGCTCCTCGTCATCAAGTCGTAACGACTGGCCGGGTAGTATTCAGCGTCAGCAGGTTAACAAAACGAAAGCTCGGATTTTCCGGCCGGCTATTTTTGCCCGTGGAGCAATTGTGATGTCTTGGACTCGATTCAGGACTACTCACGAAGGTTCGCTTCGCTCACCGGAATAGGTTCCGTTCTCGAGGACACATCTCCCTCTCCTGCCGGAAAGAATTTTCAACTCTTGGGAGCGCTCTTACGAGCCCCGCTCGTGTTGGCGGAGCCAACTGGTGTATGACCCATTAGGACCGCACCCAGGGGGCCGTATGCCAATCCAACTGCCGCAAACTATTACGTGGGAAGTCTGGAAACGACTTCGCCGCAAAAACAAGCGGCCGGGGGATTGGTTGTGCGTAGCCGAATTTTCGGCCCGTCGCTGGCAGTTCGCGCTCAAGCTAAAAGCCCGACTGGTCGCCCGCGGTTATGAGGTGGTCCTACGGCAAATCACCGTAAGTAGCGAAGAGCGGATTCCCGCAAAGGCGACCTAAATGTGGACGTTGCATGTCGTTGCTTTTGGTGTTTCCGCCCTGGCCGGGCTTGCGGCCCTGCTCAGGTCCGATACGGCAATGACCCGCAAAACGGTCGCCGCTCACGTGCTGAACGCGGGCGTACTTGGGCTCGGTATCAGCCTCGTGTGGTATTCTCAGTTTCGTGATAACGTCCACCTGCTCGTCGGACTGTGCGTCATCGTGGGACTGGGCGGGATGTCGAGTGTCGAGTTCTTCACGAACTTGGCCCGTAATTTTATGAGCTTGGGGAAAAAGTGATGAAACGGCATGTTGGGCGGGCCATCGGCTACACCGCCTTGGCAGGCGTTTGTTTTGTAGTCTCCCGGACCATTTGGCCCACGGAAGGCCTGGGCGTCAGCTTGGCTCTCTTTCTGCTCGTATCTCTTGTTGCCGAAACGATTTTGCCGGCTCTCTTCCCGCACCCGGACGACGCCGGGCATTTGGCCCTGAGTCGCGTTTTTTCGCTGGCGGGGCCGTGCAGTCGAGGACCGAGCCCAGAGCCCTGGCGGCCCATTGCCCTCCTGGCGGTCGGCGTCTTTATTGTGCTGTTGGGTTTCGTCCTCACTTCGCACGCGGTCGCTCTCAAGGCTGCCGGTTGATTCACATTTTGCCCGCCAAACGGGCGAAGCCCCTTGACCTACACTGTAATAAACTCTAGAATAGCGTTAAAGGCCGCACTCTGGAGTTATCGATATGCTGGTCGGCGACATTCACATGTGGTCCCTGAATGGGACCACTCGTCGTTATACGGTCGTTACGCTTCCGTACGAATTGGCCTCGAAGCTGTTTAAGGCAAACGTCTACGACGCCAAGACGGGCGAAGGGGAACAGCGGAAGGAAATCGCAACTCACGTCAAGGCCCTCAAGCGGGATATGCTAGCGGGGCAGTTCACCCCGACCCCGGTGTCTGCCGGATGTCGTCCGAAGCACCTAACTTCGGTTGTTTTTAACAAATACCAAGTCCATCTAGACCTCGACGAAGCCGACCCCCTTCCCTTGACCGACGGCCAGCAGCGATTTGGGGCTCTCCGGGCGATTGTGGAAGAGGCCAAGAAGGATGAAAACGCGGACCTGCTCAAGAAGGTCCTTGGCCTTCCCATCACCGTCACTATCCATTTTGACAGCAAGCCCGCGGTGGACTTTTTGAGGCTTCAGCTCGGCCGCCCGGTCGACACAGCCCACCTGTTGAGCCTCAAGGTCAAGGAAGGCCTGGTCCCGGACAAGGACTCGAGTCCGCTCAAGCTCGCGATGGCGGTCGCCAAGTTCATGCACGGCTCGTCGTCCAGTCCCTTTCACAAGATGGTCAAGTTCGACACGCGGGGGATGTCGAATCTGCCCGTGACGACTTTGTGTGCTCGTGGGGCCTCTGACCTGTCCGTCAGTCTCATGGGCCTGGTCAAGGTCGGGGCGAAGGCAGGCATCGAGACACCTGAAGAGCTTTCTGACTTCGTCACCCAGGTCGTCAAGACCCTGAATGAGCGGGCACCCTACCTGCTCGACACCGGAATGCCCCTGTGCCCGCCACCGGACGGAACACGGGGTTCGGCCACGATGCTGATTGGGCTCGCGACGTGCCTCGCGTATCGCGTTTATGAAAAAGGCAACGGGAAGGTCGAAGAGGAGGACCTCGCGAAGCTGGTCGAGGTTGCCGAAGAAGTGTTCGAAACTCCCGTTTCGGGGAATTTTTCGAGCGCGTTCAAGCGGGACCTGATGAAGGCGTTCGCCACCAGGTTCTTTTCCGACTTGGTCGGACCGCAGCACGAGGGGATTCCGGTCGAGCTGCTCAAGACCCTGAGCTGTTCGTCGTTCCGCGTGAGTCGTCTTCCGAAAGAGCGGACCGCGACTCGGGGTCGGGCGGCTACTTCTCGGGCCCCGCGAGCTTCGGCCAAGCTGGCTTCGCCAACGGTGGCTGAGCCGCCTAAGCCGTCCAAGGCAGCCGCGGTGATTCCTGCTCAGAAGCCTGCTCCGCAGCCCCCGGCGGAAGTGATGGTAGCCCCTCCTCCCCTGGTGAACAAAGTTCACGTCGGCGGAGCCGACCTGCCGGAAACGAGTCGGCCTCCGGAAGTGGCTTCGTCGCCAAAGATTACTGGCCCGGCAACCGCTGTTGAAAACAGCAAGGGGTCTGGGGTGGTCAAGCTTCAGTCGCTCGGTGAGTTCATCCCGGTAGTCGACTCCGACAACGGGAGCGAAGCTCCCATAGTCGCCTCTTGCGGCATGAACGCAGGTCCGGCAGGGAAGCAAGATATGGTGACTGGGGCGTCAGCCACAGTGACTATTCAAGAAGGTAGTAGTCAGTATCCTGATGTGGACCCGTGGGATGCTGCCTAGTCGAATTAGTGCGATTTCCTGACCAGTGAGTTGGGACAATTCACAGGAGACATGATGAGCGATTGCCCTGTGGCGAGGTTGGCTCTGGCTTTCAACAGGCTAGTCGACGTAATGCTTGATGGTGGGCCCGAAAACGAAAAGAAGACTATTGCCGACGAAGGCATTGCTCTAATTCAGCAAGTTCAGGATAAATTTGGCGAAGAAGTTGTCAACACGGTTGTTCCTGATGGTGTCTTGGAGTCACTCAACCCTCGGGCTCGCTCGTTCGCTCTTTACGGAGCCTTCCTCGCTCTCCAAGAAGAGATGAGTCGTGCTTAATTATTTATCACCGGTTTCTAGTCTTGGTTTTGGGGTTTGTGGTGCCAATCTGCTCGAAGCCCTGGACCAAATCGGGGCCAAACCCGCCCTGTTCCCCATCGGCCCCCTGGAGGTTCAGCACGAGCACCAACAGGAGTGCGTCCGCAGGTCGCTTGAGCGGTCCCGGCGGTTTTCCTACGGTGCCCCCTCGCTTCGAGTCTGGCACCAGTTTGCCATGCACGAGCATGTCGGCCGGGGACCGAAGGCCGGGTACAGCTTCTTCGAATTGGACCGCCTGACCGAGGACGAAGTTCATCACCAGAACGGGCTCGATACCGTGTTCGCTTCGTCGGAGTGGGCAGCCGACGTGATGCGGCAGAGCGGGGTCCGGGTGCCCATTGTGGTGGCCAAGCCGGCGGTGGATACGCGGGTATTTCATCCGGGGGTCACCCCGCTGCCGCTCAAGAAGCCGACGCCGGACACTTGTGTCTTTTTGAGCGTGGGGAAGTGGTCGGTCCTGAAAGGCCATGATTGGCTGGTTCGTGTCTTCAACGCGGCATTCACTGTATCGGACGACGTTCTGCTGGTCCTGGCCTGCTTCAACCCCCTGATGGTCCCTGGCTTCAACGGGCCCGAGGAATCCCGTCGCTGGGAACGACTTTACATGGAGAGTTCGCTGGGGCGTGCTGGCAAGATTCGGGTGGTCTCGGGTCGGCTTCCGACCCAGCGGGACGTTGCGTCCTTGATGGCTGGGGCCGACTGTGGGGTGTTTCTGGCTCGGGGCGAGGGGTTCAACCTGGAGCTGGCCGAGATGCTAGCAATGGGTCGGCACTGCGTGGCCACCAATTATGCGGCTCACCGCGACTTTGCCGGACCAGGAGGCTGCCGACTAGTCGAGGTAAAAGAGACTGAGGAGGGCTTCGAGCCGCCGTTTTTACCGGCAGGGAAAGGAGGATGGGCTCGACTCGGGGATGACGAGTTCGAACAGGCGGTGGCTGCTCTGCGAGCAGTGCTCGCAGACAAGCAGGCCGGCCGACTCGGGTTCAACCAGGCTGGGTACGAGTTGTTCCAGCGGCAAACGTGGGCGGGATGTGCCAGAACCATTATGGAGCATTTGTCATGAGTGTAAGTCTTTTGCCTTTTATTGTTCGGGCATGCGGGATTTTGGTTGTTGTTTGGGGGTTTTGGAATGCCGTAGGCCTGGGAAATGCGTATTCAAACCATCAGGAACTTAAACCGGTTGCGGCTATTGTGATTATTTGCTATGGAATCGCTTTGTTTATAGCTGGAACTTTAGGGTCCAAACTGGAAGAAAAGGAAAAAGAGGTCAAAAGGCTCAAAAAGCAAATCGCAGAATTGGGTGATAAATGTAACAGCGACGAGCACAGCGAGTCATGAAGAGTGCAGCCGCAACCTTCACCTTCTTAGCCGGTCTATGCCTGTTGACCATCTGGGTTCTGAATAGGACCTTGCTGGGCGTCCAAAGCGAGCTGGTTGTCAGTGGGCTCCTCGGTCCCATTTACGCCATCCTCACCATACTGCTGGGTATCGTCATGGGTATTGTGCGGAGTCAGGAAGATAGGATTGAGCGGCTCGAGCAGCAGGTGGCGGAATTGGGTGAGGTGCCGTGCGACTAGCGGGCTCTCATAATTTTCTCATGAACCAGTTGCGAGGAATTCCGATGCAGCAGACCGAAACACCCATCCTTGGGATGGCGGAGCAGGCTCGGGTCGACCAAGAAAGCGACCCTCCTGATGTGTCCGCGATTGTCGGCATGACCACCGAGGAAGCCACCAAACATCTGGAAACCTTCGGTTACAAACTGAGGATTACGAGTCGCGACGGGCATCCTTGTATCGTCTCGATGGACTATCGCACGGACCGGGTTAACGTGGGCGTCGTTGGTGGAATTGTGAAATCAGTTCGGGGCTTCGGCTGAGGTGCTCCTCATAATCTTCTCATCGCCCACCCTCGCTTCCCTGCCGGAAATTTGCCTCGATGGTTGCGGCCCGCACTCGATTCCTCGGGGACCTCGCCATTGGCCGCCAGGGTGAGGCCCGCCTTCTGGAGCTCTGTCGCCGACACGGGTTGGATTGTGGGCTGAACCCGTCAAGGACCAAAGCGGGCCGAACTCAGCATGATGTTTACGTAGACCTTCCGGGTCACGGCCGGACACTCATCGAGGTTAAATTCGACCGCTGGGAATCTCGCTCCGGAAACGTGGCGGTCGAGTATTTCAACCCTCGCTCCCAAATCCCTTCCGGTATCACGGCCACCGTCGCCAGTATCTGGGTTTTTGTACTCGGCGACAGGTCGACCTGGGCGTGTCGAACAAGCGATTTGCTCCGCCAGCACAACAAAAATGAAGAGGCGACCGGGTTCGTCCGCGACTTGCCGGTTTGCGGCGACCGAAATAGTTCGTCCCGTCTTTACGACCGCACGCAGCTATTTGGGCACATCTTTTTTCGGCTGGACACGTTGCGAAGCGACGAGTTCATTGCGGTGCTGGAAGTCCTGGCCAGCTAGGGCTTGACCACACTGTTAGTTACACTATAATCAACTTAGCACCCGAGAATTTTATGTTCGCCATTGCTCACCAAGAAAGCGAGCCCCAGCCCATCCTGCTAGTGGTTGGGCTCGTCGTCCTGACCAACACACCGGGAAGTCCTTCTGTGCTGGTAGTCGGCGATAGCCAACTCCCCGCCCAGGCTCTCGGACCAGGCGAGCAATTAACGACGGTGGCGTCCAAGCTTCTGTACGGGCTCACTCGGATTGCCGCCTCGGCAGGACCCGGGATGTCCGGCTGGCTCGGGACCGACCTCCGAATGTCCTTCCTGCACGACCATCCCGCTAATGCCGAAGGCATTCAGCGAGTGGTCTACGCAGTTTATTCGGCCGTCGTTCCCGTTGGGACTAGTGTCGAGACCGGAACGTGGGTGCCGTACGGCGAACTGTGTCGTGTGAGCCCGGAAGTGGGCATACTAGTTACCGAAGCAATGAGGAGAACATAAGTGGGCTTTTTCAGTCGCCTGTTCAAAGGTCGGCCCCGGTTCCCGACCTTGACCGCTGTTTTTGAACCGGACCGCCTTTACTGTTCGTTTGACTGGCCGGACCCGTCCGCATTACCGACTCATGTGGCCGAGAATTTTGCCCGTTCGGTGGCACTAGGTCTGATGGTGATGACCGGGGGAAACCGGACTTCTTTGGCTTCCCTCAAGCGGTCGATTGGGGCGGCGGCTTATCACCGCAATGATAAAATCTGGGCCTCGATGGTCATCGAGTGCGTGGACTTTTTGCAGCTGAAGCAAGCTTCAGAGGACGATGTTGGCGAAGCCAACCAGCCTTCGATGATGCCGTCCGAGGTTTTCAAAGGAGTTCATTCTTGAAAATTATTACGAAACCGTCGGTTTATCTGGTCGGCAAACAGACTGTTTCCAACGAAGAACTTGACCGGTTCTTGTCGGATATCGGAGTTACCTGGGAAAGTGACAGCGAAGTCGCGGCCGAGGTGCTCAGTGAGGTGTCTGGCAGGACGTGTTACCTTTCGTTTTCCCGCCCCCGCCCGGGTGGTAATGCGGCCTATCTGGAACATATCAAGGAATGCTCGCACGGGAGCACGCTAGAACATGCTGTATTCAATTTTATTTTTAGCGGCGTTTCCCGCTCTTTGACCCACGAACTGGTCCGGCACAGAGCGGGATTCGGATATTCGCAAGTTAGTCAGAGATATGTGGACGAATCTAGTACCGATTTTGTCGTGCCTCCAGACCTCCAGGAAGAAGTGGCGGCAGCGGAAGACGTTCGTGATTCCCTTGGTGGTTACTGGGGTCAACCTACGCCCGAGTGGCAGGCGGTTCATCCGAGGTGGGGTGAACTGCCGTATTTTCAGTTCCTTGGCATGGTGGAAGCGGGTCGCAACTGGTTGGAATCGGTCGAAGACGCCCAAATGAGGTACGTGAGCCTTTCGGAATATCTGACGAAGAAGGCCTATGACCAAGGGGCGGCGGCAAAGGGTATCCAGCACCGTTCGGCTTACCTCCCGAACCAGTTATTCACCCAGGAGGAGCGAACCGGGTTCCGGAAATTCGCCCGCCAGGCCGCTCGCTCGGTGCTCCCAAACGCCACCGAAACCAAAATCTTTGTGACCGTCAACGGTCGGGCCGCTCGCCACTTTTTGGAACAGCGGGGGAGCAAGTTCGCCGACCCGGAAATTCGGGTGCTCGCCGGGGCCGTGTTGGATGTGCTCCAAAAGGAAGCCCCGAACCTGTTCGGTGACTATGTGAAGACCGAGCTGTCCGACGGAACTTTTGCCATCGCCACCCCGTACGAGAAGGTGTAATGCGCGAAGTTAAATTCACCAAATTCCAGGACCCGTTTCGGGCTCCTGATGACCAGGACGACCCGTTCACCGACGAAGCGGATTGGGCCTTTTCCCGCCAGGAATTCCTGGGCGAAAACTTGAAGCCCTCGCCGCACCGCGGGTCTTATTTCTTTTCGCAGTACGTCGGGTTGTTAGCCCTGGGCGATAACAACTTGCCATCTCGCCGGCACAAGATGTGGAACGGGCACACGAACTTCGTGCTGTACCCTGGTGACATCGCTGCCATTAACGGGACCTTGGGGGTCGAAGGGTTCCGCCAGCTCACCCCCTACCAGTTCCTGTTTAGCGTCGGGTGGATGTTCAAGGACAACGAAGTCAAAGGGTGGGTGCGAGAGGCCCTGTGTCCACTGGTGCCTGCGGCACCAGCTCTGCCGGAAGACCCACTGTTAAGAGCGGCCACGACGCGATACCGGGCGTGGGCTGTGGTGAGGTTGCCGAACCACAAGCGGGACGTGGTCGGGGGGGATAGCCGGGAGAGCGTCGAAGGCAGGTTGTCCGGCAGGGAAGTGCTCATGACGTCTTGGGGGGACGCTCAGTGAACAAGCGGCGGGAGGTGTCGAACGACGAAGTGGTGCGGGCCCTGGCCGACCCCAATGTCCGCGAGATGGTGGAGTACGAGACGGGCAAGTACCGGAACGGGCTGGACGACCAGCAGCGGGAAAGTATCGGCCAGTACGCGGTTTGGCGGGCCCTCCAGTATTACAAGAAGGAGTTCGGCCAAAAATTCACGACTTCGCTGTATCGGTTCATCCATTATGAGTGCTGTCGTGAGCTCAAGAAGGTCCGCCGAAATGGCCACCTCCAACGGTACGGGCCGGACGTGTCCGAAATGGGCTTGGCTCACCAGGAACCGGAACCTCGGCAGGTTGACCCCCGGCTCGGCCGGGTTGCGGAAATGATTGATAAGTTTCTTCCGAAACGGGTCGCGGTGGTCATGCGTCGACATTACTTGGAACGCCAATCGCTGGACGAGGCCGCCGCGGAAGCCGGGATGAGCCGAGAGGCCGCGGGCCGGGCAATTATGTGGGGGGTAGAAAGAATGCGGGAATTGTGCGACGTGAATGACTGACTGTTCTAGTGGATAGTTTTGGATACCAAGTGAGCGACACGGGGTATTAGCTTGTGTGGAGTGTCTACAGTGATAACTTGAGCCCGACTCAAGATTAATTCACTTAAGTGGCGACGAGCATCAAACAAGGAGCAGCGATGGCGGACGCGACGGTTGGTGCGGTTGACCCGGCTTCCCTCGGCAAGCTGGCCGACACGGGTCTGACGATTGTGGGCAATCTGGTCACGGCGGCCGGGTTCGCGAAGGGCGGGGCGGCTCTGGCGGCCCTCGGGACGGTCCTGGAGGACGGCCAGATTATCGGGGTCATCGCTGGGTTGTTCAGCAGCAATAAGAGTGTGAGCGGTGCGGACGTCCACGCGGCCCTCAAGGCTCACTTTGCCGGGGCGTGATGGGTAAGCCCGGGTTTGAACGGCACGAAAGGTTGAGAACATGTCCGACGCAGCTTTTACCGGAGAGGTTCTTTTTGGCGGCATTCTGGCCGCCTGCCTCTTCGACTATGTGCTGTTCAAAACGCTGGGCAACGACTACACGATTTCGTGGACCCTTCTGGGGATGGAATCATCCCATCCCCTCTTTGGGATGGGTATAGCTTACACCCTGGCTACCCTGACCGGCCACCTCACCTTGCCTCACATGGGGCCGCCGCCACCGGCCTGGCGGGAGTGGGTCGGCATCATTATTGGACTAAGTCCGATTCTCGCAGCCATTCTTTACATCGGTCTTCACCCGAACGGCAAAGATGGAGCAACCGAGCGGCTCAAGGTCCTTTTTGGGTCGGGTGTCCGTCGGTGGTTCTTTGTCCAGGCAGCGACGGCGGTGGCCGGTTTGCTCAACGGGATGCTGAACGTGCCTCAGCATGTTTACTGACCAGGAAAGAGTAATGAAGTGCTTTTTTACCATAGTTGCCGCCCTGCTCGTGGGGGCGGTCGTTTTGGGTGCCGACCCACAGGTCCCTACCCAGAAGATTGTCGGGGCCGAGCAGCCCATTCCGTTGGGCGAACTGGTCACACTGGGCGTCAGTCCGGCAGGGAATGTGAGTGGACTGAAGGCGGTCACTTACGAGTGGAGTATCTTCGACGGGTTCACCAAGAAATCCCTGGCCGAAGACTCCAAGGGCAAGGTGTTTTTCGGGGCCGGCGTCAAGAACAAGAAACTGCTGGCGGTCGTGGCCGCGACTTACGTGTTTGACGGCGGGAATGGCCAGTACACGGTCAAGACCGTGCAGCTGAACGAGACGGTGACCATTGGTGGGGGCGATACCCCCGAAAATCCGGTCACCCCGGCGGTCCCTCCAGGGACAGGTCCGGTTGCACCTCCTACTCCCCCTCTCCTGCCGGAAGGTAAGTACGGCCTGGCTCAGACCGCTTTTAATCTCGCCCTGAAGGTGGACGCGACCAGTCGGGTCTCGGCCGTTCAGCTCGCGGCGGCGTACGACTCGACCGCGGCCAAGATTAAGAGCGGCGGCCTCAGTGGTGCCAAGAACATCCTGGTGGTCCTGAAGGGCGAGAGCGACAAGGCCCTCAACAACAAGACGGACGGCTGGCAGGATTGGGCCGCTGGCGTTGGTGATGTGCTTTTTAGTCTCGCGCAAGCGAGCAAAATCCAGAACGACGACGATTTCGCGACGGCGTTTTCCGAAATTGCCACCGGGCTCAAGGGGGTCAAGTAATGACGGCGACGGGTATCCACGAACACGGCAGTTTCAAGCTTGGTCTCAAGCCACCAGACCCCTCGAAGCCCTCGCTGAAGCTGTCCAGCTATTTGACGGGGGCGGTTCCGGCCCACCCGACTTCTGTTGATTATATTAAGACCGTTCAGTACGGTCTATATCAGAACGATACATGGGGGGATTGCGGGCCAACGGCCGTGGCGAATAGCCGTAGGCTCGTGACTCAGTGGCTGACGGGGACCATGCAGGCCCCGAGTCAGGATGAGGTCTTTGACCTCTATCGGCGTAGCGGGAATCCGAACTTCGACCCGGCGACCGGGGTCGACGACAACGGCGTCAACATGCAGTTGATGCTACAAGCAGTGGTGAGCGGCGGCATCGGTGGCGTGAAGGGTCTGGGATTCGCCAAGGTCGACACCCGGAACGAGGAGGAACTGAAGGCGGCCGTCGCCATCTTCGGGTTCCTGTTGTTCGGAGTCAACCTGGAGAACGCCCAGAAGACGCAGACCAACAGCGGGGTCTGGGACTACAGCTGGTCGCTTGCCTGGGGCGGTCACGCGATTCTCGGGGCGGCGTACGAAGCGAACGGAATCGACGTCGTGACGTGGGCCCAGCGGGTCCGCATGACCGACCGGTTCGTCCAAAAACAGTTGGACGAGGCCTGGGTTCTCATTTGGCCGGAGCACCTGCGGGACAAGACCTTTCTGGAGGGGGTCGACATGCAGGCCCTGGCCAAGGACTTCTCGGCCATCACGGGTCGCCCGTTCCCCGTCAAGATTCCGACCGTGGCGGATTTGGAGCGCTCGGACTTCGTCCTGGTGTGACCCTTCCGGGTCACTGGTCTCGAGGCGGGGTAATTTTCAAATGCGAATCCCGAACGGGGCCGTCTTAGGGGCGGCCCTTATTCTTTGTGGACCCACGACCCAGGCTGTCGCAGCCGAGCCGGCTCTGGCCCCTGCCCCGGTTCTGGTGGCTTCGCCGGACTCCGAGCTCGCCGCGTGCCAGGCCTTTCTGGACAAGCGGGCTCAAGCCGGGGATGACCGCGTCAATTATTATTTGTTTTTCACGAACTACACGATTCCACTCAAGTGGACGTGGAAGAACGAGGAAGTCGAGCTTCGCCGCCAGGCCGAGCTTGCCCTCCCGTACGTACTAAACTCGCTGGCCGGCGTTCATGCAGACTCATTCATCGTCAAACCTAAACGGCTTCCAGGCTCGGATACTATTTGGTACGTGGACATCGAGGATTTCGGCTGGTCCAAGGAAGACGTGAACGCGGTCGCCCGACTATCTCCCTATTTCTTGAACCCGGTAGTTGACGCCACCAATACGACCATCCTGTTGCGGACCGACTGGTTCCTGGTCTACGCCACGGACAATACGAAGTTGAACGACCGGGGCATCAAAACTATCCCGTACTACGTACTCCAATACGGGCTCGGGAAGGAACCGGCCAACAAGGACGATTTTTTGAAGACTTGGGAAATTGACGAAAAACGAGCGCAGGCCCGAAATATTTTGACCGGGACTATCGTGGACGCTGGGGACAGCGGGGTCTCGAGTCATACGCGGCAACTGGGGCGGGCCCGGACTGACCTTGGTTATTACTGGTTTACGAAGGACGTCAAGTCGCACGACGTGGACCCGGACGCGGTCCAGAGTCGGGACTATCTGGAAGAACTGAAGGCCGCCCGGGTGGACGCCGGGGAATACATCGCCACGAACAAGCGACGGCTCCAGACCTACTTTTTGACGGCGGGTACGGCGAGCAATTTTAAGCGGGTCGAGGACGGCGACACGGGAATTGTGGTGGACCGCCAGGACGCTCACGACGTGCGGGTCCGGACCGCCAAATCGTGCATCGTTTGTCATAGTTTCGGCATCATCCCGTACACGAACGCTTTCCGGGAATTGTTGGCGAAGGGCGGGAAGCTCTATGCGAAGGACAAGGTTCGCGAGCGGGAACTCCGGTCGTTCTACCTGACCTACAAGAACGGCGAGGAGGTGAAGCAGGATAACGACCTGTTCGCGGCGGCCGTGGTCGAGTGCAACGGGCTGAGCCCCGAGGACAACCTGAAGGCCTACCTGAGCGTTTACGAGTGGTACTGGACGCAGAAAGTGGGCCTCGAGCAGGCGGCGACCGAGTTCGGGGTCATGCCCGCGGAGCTCAAGGCGGGCATCCAGGGAGCGACGACCGCCCGGCTCGTCCAGTTGCACCAGGGCAAGGCCATCCCGCGGGAAATCTGGGACAGTCCCAATTTTGGCGGATACGTGCAGGTGGGGCTGTTTCTGAAGCGAATTGACGGAACTCGCCTGAAACAGTCGTCTCCGACGACAGGAGCCCAAGAGGCTCCACTCCGGCAGGGAAGTGAGGATGGCACTGTCCCTCTCCTGCCGGAAAAATCTGTGGGGGTCGTTCAGACTCTACTGGTGGACAAAGACGACAAACCGGTGGTGTATTTAAATAAGGGGACCACCGTCACGGTCTTAAAAGATTATGATGAAGATTGGTGCAAGGTGCGGGTCGGTCAACACCAGGGGTACGTTCGCCGGGCTCATTTGAGGTGAGTATGCGGAAGTTGTTGACAATCATTGTTGTGGTGGTGAGTGGGTCCCTCGCCCTGGCTCAAAATTACGGCTACCAGCAGTACAATTATCGGACGAAGACGGTTGTGGTCGGCGTGCCCCTTGCTCCGGACTACTATTATAGCGTGGGTGACGGTGACCCCGAAGAGCACGCCAAGCGTATCGCGGACGAGGTCTTGAAGCGACTCAAGAAGGAATTTGTTACGGCCGGCGAAGTGGAGACCAAGCCGGCCCCCTTGGACCGCTCCGCTTTCCAGGTCTTGGGCAAGCCGAACGACCTCGACAATAAAGTCCTGGCTCTCTTCAACGATAGTTGTGTGAAGTGCCACAAGCCCGGTGCGAACAAGCCGGGTAATATCCAGTTGTTCACGAGTGACCGCCGGCTGTGGGTGGACCCGGACCCGAAAAGGGAGCTGGTCAGGCGGGAAACGGTGTATTCCTCTATTGACCATAGCGTCGGTGGGTCCATGCCGAAGGGACAGCCGCCCCTCCCAATGGCCAAGTTGGACATCATCAAGGAATGGGTCGATACAACCAAATCCGTGGCCCAGAGAGGTTCGAAATGAAGCGATTCGCGATTGTGGTAGGGGCGGTCTTGGGGTTCGCCGGTCTGGCGACGGCTCAGCATTGTCGGGTCGCGGCCCCGGTTTATCAGGGGTCAACCTACTATGGAACCCCGGCTTACACCGCTCCGGTATACTATCCGCCGACCAATGAGGTCGAGCTGGTCATCGCTCACCCCGTCTTTAATGCGGTCAAGACTATTACGGTCACAGAGCATCAAGTGCTCGTGCCGCACGTCCAGACCGGGGTGGCGGTCACTCAGGAAGTCCAGTCAACAACGAAGAAAGTCCTAGTTTTGAAAGCTCGGTAAGTAATTAGAGTGATGTCTCGCTCAAGAAGCGGGAAAACTCACAGGAGCGAAATGAAGAGTCTTTTCAGCACGATGGTGGTTCTGGTCGCGGGGGCTGCGGGGTCTGCCTGCGATAAACCGGTTCAGGTTCAGCTTGCTGACCCCGCCCCGGTCAAGGTTGTGGCGGTCGCGGCCGTTCCCGCGGGGAATTACTGTCAGCAGGCGAAGGTGGCCCTGGCGAATGCCAACTATGCCAACACGGTTCAGCTGGTCGCGGCTCCGGTCCGGACGGTTCGGGTGGTCAACACGCACGCGGTGGCTGTCGCCGCTACTCACAATGTGGCGGTGGTGAACACCCACACCAAGGTGGGCTTGGCGGCTCCGGCCAACAACGGGGTGAACGTGACGGTGGTCAACCAGCCCCAGCAGCGACAGGGGTTCCTCGGTCGCCTTCTGGGGCGGAACCGGACGAAGACGAAGGTTGTGGTTCGTCAGTAATTTCTTGCCCCGTCCGGCCAGCCGAGAGTCGCCGGCGGGGATAATACTGGGACTGGGTTACCCGGTCGACGAGTGGCCCCGGTGAAAGCCGGGGCTTCTTGTTTTTCCAGAACATTTTCGTTTGCGATAGCGGGCGTTAGCCCCTACACCGCTCCCCCTCCTGCCGGACCGTTTTTATGCTTCCGACCGTTGACCCGTCAGGGTCAGGTCAGGGGGTATTAGACTCTCTGCCCCTTTTTCCCCGGCAGGGTAATCCATGTCCGTCGCAGAGCTGCAAAAGTACACAGCCGTCTCAAAATACGCTCGCCATCTAAAGGACCAGGGTCGTCGCGAAGTCTGGTCGGAAACGGTCGAGCGGTCCAAGCAGATGATGACGGAGAAATATCCGGGGCGGGCGGTTCAGATTCGCCGGCTGTATGACGAATTCGTGTTGCCGATGAAGGTCCTTCCGAGTATGCGAGGACTTCAGTTCGGTGGGCCGCCGCTTTTTAAGCACAATAGCCGCATTTTTAATTGTTGGGGAAGCTATGTCGACCGACTCAGTTTTTTTGGCGAAGCATTTTACATTTTGCTGTGCGGCGGCGGGGTTGGGTATTCGGTTCAGGTTTGCCACATGCGGAGCCTGCCGAATTTCAGCCGGGCTCGGCTCACGGGGCGGTCGCTCCCGAAAAAGGTTTACCGGCCCGACGACAGCATTGAGGGGTGGGCGAACTGCGGCCACGTCCAGATGTCCTCCTATCACGAACGCCCGGTTCCCGGCTTCGAGGAATGGATGGACTGCGATGTGGAATTCGACCTGTCCGGCATTCGCAAGAAGAATTCTCCACTGTCGTACGGAGTCGGCCGGGCCCCGGGGCCGATGCCCCTCGGAAAGGCCCTGAAACGGAACAAGAAATTGCTGGACATGGCCGTCGGGTCTGGGCTGACCCGGATGACGGACGAGCTGGCCAGTGACGTTCACCTGAATAACTCGGACGCGGTGGTGTCGGGCGGAGTTCGGCGGTCGGCCAATATCTGTTTGTTCGACCTCCGGTCCGAGCGGATGCGGCGGTACAAGACCGGGGACTGGCGAAGTACACGGGACCAGCGAGCTCGTGCCAATATCTCGGCTGTTCTTGTTCGTGGACAGGTCAACTGGGAACAGTTCTGGGAACTGTTTGGGGCCACCAAGGAATTCGGGGAACCCGGGTTTTGGTGGTGCGACCACGAGGACTATATAACAAATCCTTGTCAGCCGGCATTTGCACCCATCATCACGCCAGACGGTCTTCGGACAATGGGGGATATCGAAGTCGGCTCCAGGATTTGGACCGAGACCGGTTGGGCGACTGTCGTTAAAAAATGGAGTACGGGTGTCAAGCCTGTGTTTCGTTATCGAACGGCGGCCGGCACGTTTATTGGTACGGCCAACCACCGCATTCTTCAAAATGGGCAAAAGGTCGAGGCTGGGAACGCGTCGGCTATCGACACACTCGCCGGTCCTGCCGATTTGCCGGTGGAGCACGACGCACAACTTATCATGGATGGGCTCGTTCTGGGTGACGGGACTGTCCACAAGGCTTCCGGTGACTTGATTTTGCTTTGTATCGGCAAATACGATACTTCTTATCACGACTCGGAAATCCGTCATCTGGTAGGTATTTACCGCCCTGGTGTTTCGAAGTACATGTGGGAAGTCGCGACAGGGCTATTGCCTTCGGAATTGCCCCGGACATTCGAGCGTCGTATTCCGGACCGTTATAAATTCTCGGATGTGGCTTCCGTCCGGAGTTTTCTGCGGGGTCTTTTCTCGGCGAACGGAAGTGTGGTCGGCAAGGGGAAGCTGGGCCGGGCCACCCTCAAGACCTCGAGTCGGCAAATTGCCGACGATGTCCAGTTGATGCTTTCGTTGGTTGGCATCCGGTCGTACGTCACCGTGAACAAGCCGGCAGTTGTTTCGTTCAAAAACGGCGACTACAAGTGCAAGCAGAGTTACGACGTGAATATCTCTGCGGACCTCGGCCGGTTTGCCCAGACCATCGGATTTCTCCAGCCCTACAAGCGGGACAAGTTGTGGGTCGCGGTCGAGGCGAGACTGACCGTAGAAAACCTACGCCCTAAGACGACTTATGAGATTACTGAGGCCGAGCCTCTCGGGGAGATGGAAGTTTTTGATATTACGGTCGATAACGAACCGCATACTTACTGGACCGGCGGCTGCAATGTTTCGAACTGTGCTGAGATTCAATTTTACGCCAGACTGTTGCTCGAGCGAGGCCACCCAGACTTGGCCCGCCTTCTCCTGAAGTACGACGGCCCGCTGGTCAAGGTGGATGGGAAGGTCGGGCTTTCAGGGTGGCAGGCGTGCAATTTGACCACGCAGAACGGCAAACTGGTCAAAACCCCGGAAGACCTTTACGAGTTGTCGGACGCGGCAGCCGAGCTCGGGACCTACCAGGCCGGCTTCACCAGCTTCCCGTATCTGGGCGAGATTACCGAGCGGATTGTCGAAAAAGAGGCCCTTCTCGGGGTATCCATCGCCGGGGTCATGCACAATCCGGCGGTGATGCTGGAGCCTGCGGTTCTGCAAGAGGCCGCCCGCCGGGTACGACTTCGGAACCAAGAGACGGCTGATGCCATCGGGATAAATAGGGCCGCTCGGCTGACGTGCGAAAAGCCGGACGGGAATTCGGCCTGTACACTCGGTTCGTTCAGCGGGGCTCATCCAGGCAAGATTCGCCGCGGGTTCCGGATGACCCAAGAGAACAAAGGCGGCGTCCCGTACCAATTCTTTAAGTCGGTCAATCCGGAAGCCTGCGAACCCTCGTGTTGGAATCCGAACCAGACGGACGACGTGATTCGGTTCTGTGTCGAGTACGACGGACTCCTCGAGGATGACATGACCGCCCTCGAGTTCCTCGGGCACGTCCGGACGCTCCGAAAGCACTGGGTCGAGGCCGGGACTGTGCCGGAGCGGTGTAGCCGACCAGGCCTAACCCACAACGTGAGCTGCACGGTCAAGGTCCGAAACCACGAATGGGGAGGCGTGGCGAGGGAGATTTTCGTCAAGCAGCAGGATTTCGGCGGCGTCTCGTTCATTTCGGACTACGGGGACCGGGACTATCCACAGGCCCCCTTCACTCCGGTCTTTCTTCCGGACGAACTCCTGAAAATGTACGGCGGTCACGGCGTGGTTCGGGCCGGGGATATGGTCGACATCCTTCCTGCCGGACCGAGCTTCCGTCTGTGGGACTGGTGCGATATGGCTTTGGGGATTCGGGAGAAGACGGAAGAAGCCGCTGATTGGCTGGAGCAGTTCCGGCAGGTAAGTGAGGGGGTGTTCGGTGGAGACGTTCGGCGAACTACGTATGCGGTGAAGGACGTATTTAACTTGCGATTGTGGCAGCACCTGCGAAGCACCTACCGACCGGTTGACTACACAGAAATGAAGGAAGAAGTGGGCGGGGTGAATTTCCAAGGGGAAATTTCTTGTGCGGCCGGGGCGTGCGAGACCTAGGCGGCTCTGCCGCCGTCAGCGAAGCTGACCAACTTTTGTCTTGACAGCCTCTTTTACAGTGTATATAAATAAGAGTAGCGAGGGTTCGGTCGCTCCCGGACTTCGTCGCACGCTTCTTAAGTGAGAACTGAGTCCAAAGGACGACGCTATGCCCGATACTCAGCAGAACCCGATTCGTCTCGACGCCAACGGCAACCTGGTCGACAACCACTTTACGTTCCTGAACGGCCCCCAAGGCCCCGTTCCGTTCAACGGCGTGGCCGGCGGCGGAGAAACCACGTACACCTCGCCCATCGCGCAGGTGACCGGGGTGACTCCGACCGCCCAGACTGGGGCGATTAGTGTTGCGTTCAGTACCGTGACGAACGCTGACCGCTACCAGCTCGTCTACTGGGACAACAAGACCCCCAATACCAAGCTGTCCGCCTGGGGGACCGCTTCGCCCATCATCGCCCCGAACCTGACCAGTGGGCACAGCTATACTGTGCAAATTTTGGCAGAAGTCGATTATGGGAGGGGTGAGTTCTGTCAAGGTCCCCTGTCGGGGACAGGGTCCGCTACGGCTCTGTAAGTAAGCCTTCGGCTTACGCTGGCGCAACTGCGAAGTTCCTCGAGCGGGTCGGTTTGGCCCGCTCTCTTTTTCGAAACGCTTAATAGGGGGGATTGCATGGTTCGCTTCGCTCACTGGTAAAACAGTGTCGTCGGTATAATTCACAGTAACCCCAGGAGGATGGAAGTGTCAGCACGAAGTAAGCTGGTCGCCCTGTGTCTGCTCGGGTCTGTTGGTTGTGGGTGGTTCGGCGAAGGTGCTCGGGTCGCCCGCCAGGAATTCGGCCCGGCCGCTCTGCTCAAGAAGTATGAATTGTTCAAGGACCAGGTCGCAGCCCTGGACGCCAAGCGGGCGGACATCGAGGTTTATGAGGTCCAACTCGCCTCGGTCAAGGCCTCGCTCGCCGAAGTCCCCCGGAAGGACTGGCCACGGCACGAGGTCGAGCGGATTTCCCTGCTGGAACTAGAGGTGGCCGCACTTAAATCGAGCTATAACCAGCTTTGTTCTAATTACAATTCGAATATGGCCAAGGACAATTATCGGTTCGCCAATGTGGGCGAGTTGCCTCCGGGGGCAACCCAGCCGCTTCCGCGTGAGTTCCGGGCGTACGTAACCAAGTAGTGGCATTCTCCACTTGAACAAACCCGACTTTCCGGCAGAGGAGTTCTTATGAATAAGTTTTTGGCGATTGCGGCGGCCATCAGTTTTGGTCTCACAGGCTGCGGCAGCCACAGCGGCGGCCCGGTGGTTCAGACCAAATCGGCCTCGGGCGTGTCCCAGACGACGGCCGAGGTCAAGACCGATGAAAAGGGCCACACTACGGAACAGAACAATATTATCGAGCGGCTTAAGCGGGATAACGAGCCGGGTAGTATCAAGCACCTTTATCTGATTTCCGCTCACTCCGGACAGGTCATCCTGTACAGCCCGGTTAAGGGTAAGGTGACCAGTAGTGGGAAGCGACTGACCCCAACTTCCGTAGCGGCCGGTCAGCATTCGTCGCAGGGTTACAACGAGCTTCCTTACGGGATTCCGGTAAACCTGAGTGGCAATAGATATCGCACGACCGAAGTTTTGCAAGACGACGGGACTTATGGCTCCAGTATTGAGTACCTCTACTGGTTTAGCCCAAACGGTCGATTTTATCAAATTTACCGGTCGGCCGGAACGGAAATTGTGATAAGCGACCAGCCGATTGCCGCCATCAAGAACATTACCATGAACCTCGAAATCACGGAGAAAAAGTGAAAATTACCACTATTACTCTGAGCCGTCTGCGGTCCTACGGCTCCTACGACAACGTGCGGTTCGAAGCCACCGCGGTCATCGACGAAGGAGAATCCGAGCACGATGCGGCCGATGTTCTAGCTCGTTTTGTCGATTTTCAACTCGACAAGCTGGTTGATGGGCAAACTCAACGTGACTATACGAAAAATGAGTCTCAGCAACTGGAATGGGATTTGAAAGACAAGAAGGCCGAGCTCGAAACCTTGCAGGAAAAGGCCACGAAGGTAGTCGAATTTCTTGAACGGCACGGGGTTAACGGCATCCGGTCTGAACTGCCTTTCTGATGCCAGAAGCCGCGCAAATTCTGGGGGCCAGTCTTTTTATCGGCTGGCTCTCTTTACGCCTCGGACCGCCCTTGTTGTTTATCGGCGACTTCCTCATGAATGGAAGGACCATCCGTGAACATCCTCGAACTACTAAAGAGCCTCCCGCACCATGCGAGCCCGGGAACTGACTGGTTGTGTAGTGAGCACCAGTACCCTTGGTACGCGAGAGTCTTCCAGACTCTCAGCCCCAAATCCATTTTAGAAATCGGGACATTTTTGGGGTACAGCCTGGCAACCGCTGCTGTAGCACTGCCGGAACTGGACCGGGTCGAGTGGGTAGATAATGAAGCCTATCTGGAAGGCTCGAACCGACTGGCCGCCGAGAACATTCGGGTGGCCCGGGAGCGAGCCGGATATCGCCCGCTTATCTCCTGGTCGTGTCGGGAAATTCCGCTCGATGCGGCCGAACGCCAGTCGTATATGGAACTGGTTCACATCGACGGGGACCATAGAAAGGATTGTGTGCTCCGGGACCTCCAGTATGCGTTTCAGGTCGGCACTTCGTGCATTATCGGTCACGATTATAAGCTAGAAGGTGGGGTCCGGGAGGCGGTCGTCGAGACCTGCAACAGACTGGACATCCTCCATTATGTGCTGGATGACTTTACTCACGGCCTGTTCGTAATTCCACTAGTAGACCACGCCAGTGTCTTAATGAAGTTGGCTCGTGCCCGAGTCGGGCGGATTTCCGTGATGCCCCCGCATGGGGGTAAATAATGGCGAACATCCTGTTTCTGGGCGGTGGCCGGCGAGTTGAGCTTGCCCGCCTGTTCAAGGTTCGTGGTCATGCCATCTTTGGGTACGAAACCTCGACGCAGGTCCCGTTGGCGTCCGAAGCCCAGATAGTTCGGGGTTTGCCCTGGACGGATGTTGGCTTCGCAGCCAACTTGTCGGAAACTTGCCGGCTTTACGGTATGGACCTGCTGGTCCCACTTGATTGTCGAGCTGTAGCAGAATTGGCGGTCTGGCGAGCGGTTGGCGAGCGTGAACGAGCTGCTCATTTGGCTTATCGGCGTGTCTCGGACAACTTGATGTTCTTGCTTCGAGAGAGATTCGTCGGTCCTGACAATGAGGAAGTTGCCACCACCTGCCTGGATAAGGGTCTGTTTGCGGCCTTCATTGTCGCACACTTTGGGTTCGACACGGACCTATACCCGTTCCCGGTCTCGGGAAAGCCGGCCATCATCAAGCCGCGGAGGGGGTTCGGGTCGCGGGGCGTGATGAAGGTGGGGGCACTAGTGCCCAACAGTTTCCAGTACGACGGCGACGTGGCCCAGGCGTATTTGCCGGGGACCGAATGGTCGGTCGATGCTTATTTCAGTCGGCGAAACGCCGACGGAGCTCCCAAGCTAGTCGGGGCTTCCCCTCGCCAGCGTCTTCGGGTAGCCGGCGGCGAGGTCATCGAATCCGTTACGGTTGACCGGCCTGACCTGGTCTCGATGACCAAAGAAGTGGGCGAAGCCCTTCGCCTCACCGGTCCGACGTGCTTTCAGTTTAAGGGTGATGTCGCCAATTCGCCTCGTCTTATCGAGGTGAACGCCAGGTTCGGGGGCGGGGCCACGCTGAGCATCGAGGCGGGTCTGCCGATGGTGGACTGGGTCTGTGGTGAATATCTGGAGGGCAAAACCTTTCCTGCCGGAAGTGGGCGTGCCCGTCAGGGCGTGTACATGAGTCGGTCGTATCGAGACCACTACTGGTTCCCTTCTGCAAAACAAAGCGAGGCGGTATGAAGTGGCTTTTTCGAATCGCTACTTACCTCTTGGGCTGTCGCCACAAATGGAAAATTTTTGGCGTCGGCCCCATCATGGACGACGAAAATCGAGCGGTAGGCAATTATTTCAACATGCAGTGTACAAAGTGCGGCTGGATTCGTCGAAAAAATGTTCATAGCGGAAGGAGTTGGTGGTAATGTGCGTTTATAGTATGATTGTTGACCATTACGGTCAGAAGTGGCAAAAAATTATCTCGCCCGAGCCGCCGTATGCACCGAGCGTGCCTTTTCCGAATCCTCCGCCCTGGAAACTTCCAGGCACTCTCCCTCTCCTGCCGGAGCAGGGCTCTGGTGACCAAAGTCGACCGTCGGAAAATAACCCGGTCACTCAAGAAGACCTGGACCAAATCCGTCGGGACATTCAGGACTTAAAGGACCTCCTAAAACGGGCCAAAGAATATGACGAAAAGACCGGCCAGCCGGACTGCAAGCTGGATGAGAAAAAGAGACGGCTAAAGGAAATCGCGGATATGGTCGGAGTGGACATCGAATTCCCCTGACGGAGCATTGAATGGTTAATATTGCCGTCGCGAGTATGTTCCGGAATTCGGAAGTTTGGCATGGCCGCCAAATTAACCAGGTAGACAAGTTTTTTAACAGCATTCTTGGACAGGAAGGTGGCAGTAAACACTTCGACCTAACTTTCCACCTGGTTGAAGGGAATAGCACGGACACCACACTTAAGAAACTGCGTTACTGGCAATCCATCTTTCCCGACATCACCTTGTACCAAAAGCAGGTGAAGGGGTCAGAAGTCGCAAGCGTGGTGAGCGAAACCCGGTTTAAGAACTTATCGTCAGTTGGGAATGTGGCCCTGCAAGCCGCACGGGATAGCGGAACTGACTATGTTCTGTGGATGGAATCCGACCTGATTCCACCAGCAAATCTGGCTATCTCGCTCTTACTTCCGTTCATGGAAGAGTCGGCTGAACAAAGTATTTTTGCTGTGGCTCCAGTTCCGGTCTTTCACCAGGGCGGCCGAAAGCTCTTTTACGACACCTGGGCCTTCGAAGGGTCGGATGGGCAAAAATGGGGGAATGGAGACCTGGACAAGCTGGTCAAAACCAGCACTTGCCTTCGTTCCATGAACAGTATCGGGTCCTGCGCTTTGCTGAACGGTAGTATTTTGCGGGAACACCGACTGGACTTCGGCGAAGGGTGTTTCCCGGCACTATGCAAGTCCGGCAGGGAAGCAGGATATGGGGTTTACTGCGACGTAACGGTTGAGGTCCAACACCCTTGCAACGAGAACGTCAACGGTCGACTGATTTGAGGTCGGGTCCTCCGGACACCCTGGCAGTGCCAACAATTCCCGTGTACCGGCCGTACGTGGCCACGAACCAGACCGCTTATGTGCTGGACTGTTTGCGGCGAAACGAACTGAGCTACCGGGGGTTCTGGGTTCCCCGGTTCGAGGAGAAGGTTTCACAGTACCTGGGCGTCAAGCACGTTGTCGCCACATGCAATGGGACACTATCGCTGTTCGCCGCCTATCAGGTAGTATTCGGTGCTGACTGTGCTGCTCCTGCCTTGAAGCAGGTGCGAAGCACGAACTATGTGGTGGTTCCGACGACGACGTATGCGGCGACCGTTTCCCAGCTTATCCTGGCCGGGTTTACCCCGCTCTACATCGACTGCGACGAGGGTTTCCGGGCGGACCTGAACCAGCTCGATGATGCCCTTCGTCGCTACTTGGTCGCCGGTGTGGTGATTCCGACGCTGTACGCGGACGGCCCCGACATGGGCGAGGTGGTGCGGCTTTGCCAAAAGAGGGGCGTTCCGCTGGTCGAGGATGCGGCCGAGGCTTTCGCTTGTGCTCAAGGAACGAAGTTCCTTGGCACATTCGGGGCCGCCAGCTCCTTTTCTTTTTTTGCCAACAAAATTATGACGAGCGGGGGCGAGGGCGGTTGCGTAGCGACCAACGATGATGGGGTGGCCGCTCGCGTTCGCCGGTTCATCAACCAAGGCACGGTCGGTGGCTATCGGCATTTGGAACCGGGGACGAACGCCCGGATGACGGCGATTCAGGCGGCCATCGGCTGTGCCCAGCTCGAAGACTTACCGACCATCCTTGAACGAAAGCGAGCTATCGCCCGGTTTTACCGGGAAAATCTGCGGTTCAAGGGTGTTACATCGAGGTCGTCTTCGACCTCGGAGTGGATGCCGGTCTTTCAGTTACCCTTCGCAACCTACGAAGACTTCCGCCAGCACTGCGAACGACACGGGGTCGAAGTAAGACCGACCTTCCCGCCCCTGCACCACATGCCAGGATTTGCCGGTTATCAGCCGTTCGACCTGTGGACCTCACTATGGTTGGAAAACCGACATTTTATCGTGCCGTGTTTTCCGGACATATCGGAAGCGGAACTCGAAAGGGTGGTTGATGTGGTCAACAGTTGCGACTATTTTTAGGAGTAGGAACCATGCACTGGCGAACTTTCCTTGGCTCCCTTGCCACGCTCCTAATTCCTTTTCGGAAGTCTCGAGCGGCCCCGAAGGTAGTTCACCCGCTTTACGGCGAGTATGTCTCGCACCACTGTTCGAATAACATCAGACATATGGAATTGTGCCTGGACGACCTAAAGTATCCGCCAGTTTCCAAAACGGCTTCGTCGTATTTTCGATATGTGGATTTTCCAATTGAAACCACTCTAGTTATTCGGCTGGGCAAGTCAGAATTCTTATATATGGCGTTTAACGCCTCGCAGCAACTATGCGATGAAATTAACCAGATGAGTCCGACCGAAATCGTGCGAGTGTTGTCGCTAGATGTCGAGACGGAGGCCCACGATATCGAATTTATCGACAAGGGCTCCATTGTAAAGGAACAGTATCCAGACGCCATCACTGTTCAAGATTCAGGACCCCGTAAGGTTAAGTTTCGACTGACTTCCGTGGTTTTGAGGGGCGAATGAAACCCATTATTTTTTTTGACCTTGACGGTGTCTTAGCCGACCTTGTCACCGGTGCTTTACGACACCACAAAGCCACGTTGCCTATTATGGAAGTCCAGTACGACTTTTGCACCCAACTTGGCTTCAGCGGACATACAGACCCAGCTTTTTGGGACCCTCTCGGATTCAATTTCTGGTCTACTTTGGGTATTTACCCGGACGGTCTCTGTTTGTTGCGTGCGGCCGAGTCGCTCGTCGGGCCTGACAGCATTGGATTCCTGACTGCTCCGACCAAGTCTCGCGGGTGTGTGGACGGCAAACTGGCGTGGGTCGAGAAGCATTTTCCGGATTACGTCGACCGGGTCTTTACCGGCAAATCGAAGGAGATGTTCGCCTCGCCCGACAAGATTCTGGTGGACGACTCGGATTTGAACATCGAGAAGTTTTCCGGCAGAGGAGGGAGGGGTGTGCTTGTGCCGCGGCCGTGGAATCGCAACCGGGCTGGCTGCAATAAGGATGGCTCGTTCAACGTGGTGGTCGCCCACTCAGAACTCCAGTATGTAGTGCGACTAATCGATTGTTTGCCGGCTCTCAAGGTGTAATCATGAGTTGGTATCCGGTTGTTTGTAAAAAGTGTGGGTTCGCGGACCCCGAATTGTGGGTTCCGATGAGCGATGCGAACTGGCCCATCAAGTGCCCCCAGTGCAAGAAAAAGAAATTAGAGCGAGATTATGGGGTGCCCATTGTTCCGGTCATTCAAGACAAGACTCCGAAGACGGTAGGCCAACAGGCCGAGGCCAACAAAAAGGCAATGGGCAACGAACAGTGGCAAAAGAAGCGAGATGAATTGCTGGGTGAAAAAGGTCGCCAGCAGCAGGCTACGCCAACACCGTGGTGGCGGCCGGAAGGGTCGAAACCGCTGGACGTGACGAAAATCAAGGATGTTCAAAAGTACATTGAGACTGGGGAGAAGTGAGTTGAGCTTCGCTCAACGGCATAGGTCGTACTTTGTACGACGTCGCAGCTCACCTTGGAGGCCATTAGAAAGTGATTAAAACACAGTGGAATCATGTGACCGAACCGGCCAAGAAGGTCGGTCTTAGCGATGGTGGAGAACAAGTTCTCCGGTGTAGCAATTGTGATAAACCTTTGTGCTGCCTGAAAATCGTCCGGCCTGATGTGCGGCACGCTTGGCGTGCCAGGGCGACTTGCCCATACGGCTGCGTGAAGCGAGACGGAACCCCGGAACTCTCCTTCCCGGTCGAGATTGTCGGCCTGGTCAAGCAAGGCGGATACGGGGTCGACAGCGAAACGAATCCGAACGACAGCCGCATGCTGACTGCGATTTCGCATAGTACCGAGGATGTGGACTCGGAAGGACCCATCATTACTTTTCATTGCGTGAAACGTGCATACTGAAAAAATCGACATTAATTGTTTTAGGCAGGAACCTCCTCCGGCCAAGCCGAGGGTGGCAAAGTCACCCGAGGGAAAGCCGGCTGGGGCGACTTACTGGTTGTTCGACCGGACCAAGGCGGAAGCGGATTCGCTGCACTGCGTGGCGAAGGCCACCCCGCTTCAGGACCGCGGCGGGTTCGCGTACTTTGTCCGCCGCAGCACGATGGGCGACAAGCGGTTTTTTAACGTGCTCGAGGATTCACCCGCGGAGCTGACCGGGCAGAACCGCTCAAGCGGCCGGCTCCGCTGGGAGTACGTGTCGGTTCCCGAAGACTCGTATCTGGCGTACGTCCAGTTTCTGACCACTTCCAATCCTGTTCACCTGCGGCACGCGGAAAGGCTGGGCTCTTAATGACTACTCCAAAGGGGGGTGCGTCCCGCACCAAAAAGGCAGCGAAATCTGAGCCCGCCACGCGGGCGAAGAAGTGGACTGAAGTCGAGGACTTCTACCTTCGTAACAATGCGACGGTCCCCGAGAAGGACCTGGCCAAGTCCCTGAAGCGACCCGTGAAACAGGTCCAGGACCGACTCAAGGAGCTGGAAATCGACGTGGACTCACTGCGGGCCCAACAGCGGCGAGAGGCCGGAATGAAGGGGTTCCAGGTCGGGTCGGCCAACGACAAGAGCGCAAACATTGTCGCCATGACTGGAGGCAGGAGCCTCCAGGATGATATCAAAGCCGGCACGAGCCCGTTCGGGGCGAAGCCGGAGGAGAAGCCCGGCGAGGTGTTTATGGAGCGGTTTAAGAACCAAATTGCTCGCGGGTAACTGCATTCCCCGGTTTTTAAACCTATCCGGCACCGAAACAACTGCGAGAGCGGTGAGCGAAGCGAACCATGGTAATTGGTGAAGACGACTGGACCCGGTCCCGCTGGCTTACCCACGCCCGGTGGGAAGCCGACCTGTCAGACGGGACGCTGGCCATCGGGGACGACGACCGGCTGCCGAATTCTTGGGGTCGGCTCAAGCTCTATTGCGAGGCTCGGAGTCTGACCGTCCGAACGGTCCGGCTCCGGTTCCGCACGAACACGGTCGAGGCCCTGCCCCGCAACGCCGCCGGCTACCTGGTCCGACCCGGGGTCTGGTCGGACATGCACGAGCAGGTCACCCGGGGCACGTTCGCGGTGGGTTATCTGGACCCCGCCGTGAACAAGGTCAAGGTGTCTATCTTTTTCGTGCCCGAACTCGTCCTTTTCCGGCAGGAAGAGCGAGATGTGGGTGACGAGCAGGGTGTCGGGGAGTCCCTCTTGACCAACCCTGTTTAAGACACTATTATATAGGTACGCACCGTGACACCCTGATTGACTTCCCTGCCGGAACGGGCGGAGCCGCCAATGCATATCAAGTCGGACCAGGAATACCTGGAAGTGTTTCGCCTTCGGCAGAAGTTGCTGAGGTCAGTTGACTCCGACGACGACTGGGGGCTCGACGGCGGGGAAGCCGCCCATCTCGACCGAGTCCTTCGCTCTGCACTCGATGAGTACGAAGACGACAAAGGGGACGAGACCCGCCAGGGTCACTGGATACCCACCGTCTCCGGCCGCCGCTTCTGGTTGGGCGACCCTCGGCCCGAGGACATCGAGCCGTTCGACATCGCGTACGGGCTCAGCCGCATCCCCCGCTTTAACGGTATGACGGTCGGCGACCCGTACAGCGTGGCCCAGCACAGCACGGTCGGCTCGTTCTTGGCTCCGCCCGGGTTCGCCCTTCATTTTTTGCTGCACGATGCCCACGAGTTCTTGGGCCAAGACATCACGTCTCCCCTGAAGCGGGAGCTGGGCCCCGAATACCGGAGGGTCGAAGAGGGTTTCAAGGACGCGGTCGACCGCCGGTTCGGGTTGGCCTGGACCGAAGAAGCGAAGCGAGTCGTCAAAGATGTCGACAACCAGATGTTGTTGCTGGAAATTGAAGAACTGACGCCGTGGCGGGTGCTGAACGGACATGTGTCTGCGACACGGCCTCGCCTGCGGCTTCAGCCTCAGAAGTGGCAAATGGCCTTCGTCAGTTTTTCGTGGCGACTAAATGCTCTACTAGACTGCGAGGCCATCAAAATCCCCGATGACATCCGGGAGGCGGCAGGTGTCAGATGAGGCACGATACGAAAGCCAGTTCGGGGCAGGTCAGGTTAAAGTAGAACACTGGTTGGCAGAGTTCTTGTGTGCTCGCCAAGCCCGTTCGAAGAACGTAGAATTGCCCCCGAAGTTCTGGTCACACCCGCAATACAAAACGATTTGGGAACGCTGTTATAAACAGCAACTGAGGGCGGCACTCGCCCTGTTGCGACTTTATTCGCCCCGGGCCATCTCGGCGGCTCTCAGGTCGAAAGAGGGCAAAAAGGTACTATCGCTGGCGGCCCCCTGGTTCGACCCGCTCGTTCAGGCCGAACAACACAAATTGGATGTCGCGGAGCGGCTACGACAGGACCAACCGGCCGAGCCAGTGATTCCTGAACCACCGGTTCAAAACCTAAAAAGTATCAGGCCACCTTTTGTGTTGAATCGCAGTATTTTGGAGCGGCTGGATGAAGGGTGAGAGAAAGCCGTTGGTCCCAGGAGGTCTTTACGGCAAATGGAAAGTTATTGAGGTCGACCCAGTAAGAGGGAGCCGCGGAAGCATAAAATACCTGTGTATTTGCACTCCGTGTGGAAAAACCTTTTCGGTTTATAAACATATCATTGTCAAGGGGCGAAGTAGCCAGTGCAGAAGCTGCGCAAGAAAGGAACAACGAGCCCAAAAGTACATGCTTCGGGAGGGAGAACGGTTTGGCAAGTGGGAGGTGATAAAGTTCGACTCAAGACCCCGAAGCATAAAATATAAGGGGTTCAAGTTCATCTGCTTGTGTCATGAATGTGGCAAAAAGTGGTCGGTGATGGGTTCGCAGCTTCGAAGAGGCAAATCCACCTACTGTCGACCTTGTAATCTGGGAAAGCAACAAGAAGAAAACGTCAATTGGCGAGGATATGGAAAAATATCGCGGACTACCTTCTTTTTCATACAGAAAGGTGCGGAAACTCGCGGGTTGGAGTTCCGGGTCACAATTCAAGAATTATGGGAACTTTACGAGTCACAAGGAGGGCTTTGTGCCCTGACCAAGCAACCTATTTCATTTGGCTCATACCGGTATGACAATATAACCGCATCTCTTGACCGAATTAACTCAGAATATGGTTATTACATAGGCAATGTCCAATGGGTCCATAAAGACATCAACATGATGAAACTCGACTACGGTCAAGACGAGTTTATTGAGTGGTGTCGAAAAGTAGCGGACGCAAACCCTCGGAGACAAGAAAATGGCCAAGAAAACCCAGTCTCAGCCTGATAGCAGTGTGTCGTCCGAGATTGCTCGCCTTATCGCTGAGGTCGACAAGGAGTACGGAGCCGGCATTATCCGACCGGGCCAGTTCCTGCTTGAAAACCCGCCGAACATTATTCCTTTTAGTCCGGGAATTGACACGAAGGTAAAAGGATGTCCGGATGGCTCTTTCGTGACCATTTCCGGGCCGCCGAAGACCGGCAAGGGTGTTACGGCCCTGAGTTTCCTGGCCGAGTGCCAAAAGCCCGAAAACGGGTCTCGACCGGTCATGATTCTGAGCGTTGAACACCGCCTTAGTCAGCGGGACCTTATGGGGATTGAGGGACTCAAGTACACCGAGCCGCATCTTTATTTCATCGAGTCTAAAAAGGGCAGATTGCTAAGTAGCGTAGATTTCTTAGACATCGGCGGGCGGTTTCTCAAGAGTTGCCCAGGTGGCGTTCTCCTGATTGACAGCGTGAGTGCCCTTGTCAATCCGGACATGATGAACGAGAACCTGGACGCCCAGGACCGGGGGGCGGGCAACAAGTACGTGTGCCGCTTCTGCGACATTTACGGGCCGGTGTGTCGCGTTAACGGGAACATCGTGGTAGGCATCGTTCAAATGTATAGCAATACATCAGGAAAAGGCGCATGGGTGCTCGAAAAAGTCCCATCGAGATTTAAGCATCAGACCGACCTCTGGCTCTGTCTCAAATCTAGTCGGCCCTGGAAGACATCTGACGCAGAAGACGCAGAAGAAGTTGGCCTCCAGGTGACTTGGGAGATAAAGAACTCCAGCATCGGCAATAGAGGCAAGGTCGAGTCATGGATACGGTACGGGGTCGGCGTCGACAAGGTTTATGAACTCTTCTTGCTTGCCAACGCCTTCGGCATCATCAGCGGGACCGGTTGGTACACGTTCGATTTTTTGGAGAAGAAACCCGAGCTCCGCAAGGGAACTGACTACGCGGATAAGGAGGTAGTGAAAGTGCAGGGCAAAGAAAAGGCCTTGCAATTGTTAAAGGACCATCCTGCATGGATTGCAGCACTTTATGAAGCGGTAGGACCATTTATCCGGCCGGCGGCTTCGTCTGGGGCCTAAGGTGGCTAATCCTTTTTTCCGGCAGGGAAACATCATGCTGCTGGCGACATTCGGCGTGGAAGATGCCGTCAATCTGGTTCGAACCCTCACGGCTCAAGAAGGGCCGCATGAGTCGGTTGTCGTCACCGCCCCGACTTACGCCCAAGCCAAGAAGGTTCTTCGGCAACTGTCGACCGAACTTTTCGGCTGCAAAGAGCAGGTCACAGTCGAGTTCGACCGCACCTCGCTCAAGGTCTGGAATACGGAGGTCGTGGCTATGTCCCTCGGTCGAGTGGCGGACCTCAAGCCCGATGTTCTGGTCGTTGTGAATATCTACCAGGTCCCCCGCCAGGTACTCGGCAAAATCCTCGTGTCGCTCGGGGGGTCGCGAGCCGACCTGCTCGCCATCGGAAAGCACATGGAAATCTGCGGGTGAGGGCACACCTCCCTCTCCTGCCGGAACTGCGTTCCGGTCGCCAAAGGTGACTATGGAAGCTTCGCTCCCGTCGGCGGAGCCAACTGCCGAAAGGTGTCCCACACATGCAGGTGACCGGTCTGGACTTTCGCACTTACAAATTGGACTTGGCCCGGAAGGTGGTAGTAGCGGACACTCGCGTGCGTTCCTCGGGGCATCTGGAAGCCCGCCGCTTGTTGGTCGAGCTCTACCCCTTCGACCCCCCGCACGAAGAGGTATCATTGCCGGGGTGCCAGCGACCGCTGTATCTGGATTTTTTGCTGCCGACCCGGAAGCTGGCCGTCGAGGTCCAGGGCGTTCAGCACCGGCAGTTCACCCCCCACTTTCACGGCTCGCAAGCCAAGTTCCGCGAGCAGGTCCACCGCGACCGGCTCAAGGTTCAGTTTTGCGAACTCAACGGCATTGTTCTGGTGCATTTACATGACGATAGGCGAGAGGGATGGGCCGGACAACTCCGCAACGCCTGGCTGGCTGGCTCTCCAGCACCAGAGGCTGGACCAGTGGGAACTTGACGTGGGTTTACCCACCCTTCAGGTCCCCCTCATCAAGGACGAGGCCGTTCGACTACTAGAGCTGACCCCGGACGACCGCCGCAGGCTGTCCGGAGAAGAGCTGGCCGACGCCGCGGTGACCTTGAGTATGTACGCGACGTACCTTTCGAGATTGGCCCAGAGGGAGGAAGCTGACGCAGTCCTGCTCGATGAACGGGTAGTCTCGTTGTTACGATGTTCGCTTGCGAACCAGCCGGCTTACACCCCGCACGAACGGCGGGTTCTGGCACTGAACCAGAGCGTCGAAGCTCGGGCGACTGACCTTCAACGGGTTGGGGCCTCGGTGAAGGCCAAGCGGCTCGCGTTCTTTGCCGCTCGCGTGGACCGGGTAGCCCAGTCATACGAGCGGCTTGCTTATTCGAGGAGAGGGGAACGACATGGCCAGTAAGAAACCGACCGTGGCGGAACTGAAAGAGAAAATCCGCCATAGTATCGAAGCGGGTCGAATGGGTGATGCCCTGGAGGCGACAGAAGAGCTCGCAAAGCTCGCGGGAACTTCACCTCCCAAGAAAAAGGCGGCGGCCAAACCGAAGAGGTCGGCACCCAAAAAAAGCCGCGAGGCTGGGGCGAAGCCCCAGAAGCCCCAGAAGGCTATCGACCTACCTGACCTCGATACGACCGGGGCCGTCCTGCTTGATATTCCCAGTTCGACAAAGTCGAACAAGCCGGATATCGCCGACCAGTTCCGTGTGCAACCAAACCCCACGGCTCCCGACGGCCGCAAGTTTATGACCTCCGGAAAGGTCCAGACTGGCGTCAAAAAGAACACGTTCAGACCCAACAAAAAGGATGCGGTCAAGGAGCTGGAAGAGGACCGCCAGTTCTGGGAAGGGAAGGAGCCAACCTCTCGCGGCGACCGGGGCGAGGTGGATGTCCGCAGGGTGAAGGTTAAATGTGATAGATGCGAACGCACGTACGAGGCCGAGCCCTGGGACGTGGACCGACGGGTGGCGGGCGACGACGAGCGGATGGACAACGTGTGTCCGCGGTGCTTTCGTTCCTGACTGTTCTGGAGAACAGTAAATGCCTGATGAGCTTTGCGACGTCTGGTCTGAGCGGGCAATTTTGGGGGCCTGCTTCCGGTACGGAGCAGATGTCTTTATTGACGTGGACGATTTGGTTACCGACCGCTCGTTCACGGTTGATAGCAATAGGACCATCTTCAAGTGCCTGCGACACCTGTTCGGCCAGGACCCCGAATGCGTGCCGGATGTCCCGTCGATTTTATCCGCAGCTCGGGCCATCGGACTTGAAACGGTGTTTGAGGACGCGGAAGAACTCAAGCATCTGCGGGCGGTTCTGAATACGCCGGTCGAAAAAAACAATGCTCGCAAGCTCGCGGCGAAGGTCCGCAAGCTGGAAGTCGCTCGGGCCGGGCTCGAAATCGGCGACCAAATCAAGGACGGGCTGCTGAAGGTCACCGGGGACGAGTCGGTCGCGGCCATCCTGAACCTGCTCGAGGCCCCCGTCTTCGAATTCGTTAACGGTCTCGCCAAGGACCAGCAGGACGGCCCGAAACCCATCGGGGCCGACATCGACCTGTTCCTGGCCCACCTGGAGCAGCATCCAGTTGACCAGATGGGGCTGCCTCTGGGCCTGCCGAACTGGGAACGGGCAGTCGGGGGCGGAGCCAGGCCGGGCACACTGAACGTGTTCGGAGCTCGTCCAAAAACCGGGAAAACTTCCCTGGGTTTGAATATTGGAAGGTTTGTTGCCTCGCAGTTGAATTTGCCTGTCCTCTACCTCGATACGGAGATGACCGACAAGGACCACAAGGTCAAGATGCTGGCCGCCCTGTCCGGGGTCCCCATGAAGACCATCGAGACGGGCAAGTTCGCGAGCACGGAGGAGGGACGACAGAAGGTGGCGGCAGCGGCCGACGTTATCCGCCCGATGCCGTACGAGCCACTGAGCATCGCCGGGCAGCCGTTCGAGGAGACCGTGGCGATTATGCGGCGGTGGCTGGTCCGCCGGGTTGGGCTCGGGTCGGACGGCAAGGCCAAGCCCTGCCTGATTATTTTTGATTATCTGAAGCTGATGGAGGCCTCGGGGCTCTCGAAGCACCTCCAGGAGTTCCAATTACTGGGCTTCATCATGACCGGCCTGCACAACTTCGCGGTCAAGTATGGGGTGCCCATTGTCCTGTTTGTCCAGCTCAACCGGGACGGCATTGAGGCCGAAAACTCGACGGCCGCTTCCGGCTCGGACCGCATCATTTGGCTGTGCAGCAACTTCACGATTTTCAAGCCGTTGACCGACGAAGAAATGGCCGACCAAACGGGCCGCAAAAAAAAGTTCAACCGCAAGTTCAAGGTCTCGGAATGTCGTCATGGGCCCGGACTCGACGGAGATGATTTTATTTACGTGGACTTCCAGCGGGACTGCTGCCTGATTACCGAGGGCCCCACGGTCAACCAGCTGCGGGCGAGCGACCCGACCAAACCGTTCTCGGTCGATGGGGGTGCGGATGTCGCGTTCTAGCCATCACCGCTTCTCGGATGTCGACCATGCGAGACTGAGTCTCTTGGGAGAACTCGCGTCCTACAAGACCGATGAGCTACTGACGCAACTGGACGTGCGGTGTCGGCGAACTGGCAAGTTGTACCTGGGTCCCTGCCCTGTTCATGACGGCGACCGGGCAAACGGCTGGAATTTTTACCCGGACGGGCACACGACGCGGGGCGTTTGGTATTGCCGGACCCGCGAGTGCCACAAGACGTTCGTCGGGGACATCCCGGGCTTGGTCCGCGGGATTCTGTCCCGGCGGGACCTGGGGTGGGAACCGGGGAGCCGCAAGCTTGTCCCGATGACGGAAGTCATCCAGTACCTGTGCGGGTTCGTCGGCCAGAGCTGGGACAGTCTCAAGGCAGACCTGGTGGCGGCCGAGAAGCGGCGGTTCGTGGCGGACATGGCGGTCCTGGGGCGGGCGGTAGAGACGCGAAGTGAGGGCTGGGACCCCAAGGTCGCCCGGGACCGGCTGTCGATTCCCTCCCAATATTTTTTGAAGCGGGGGTGTTCCCGCGAGGTTCTCGAGCGGTATCTGGTGGGCGAATCCCGCGCGACGGACCCTGGTGCCGAGATGTATCAGAGGGCGGTGGTCCCCATTTTTGACCGGGAAGGCCGGCGGGTGGTCGGGGGGACTGGACGCAGTGTGTGGGAGTGCTGCGCACGCTGTCGCCTCTGGCACAATCCCGAAGAGGGTTGTCCGTCCGGTGCGACGAGCGAAGCGAGAAGCACCAAGTGGAGACATAGCCGCGGATTCCCCGTCGAGCACACGCTGTATAACTGGTGGGCGGCTCGCGAGCCGATTCGGACCCTGGGGCGGGTGGTCCTGGTCGAGGGCCCGCTCGATGTGCTCAAGCTCGAGATGGCCGGGGTGCGAAACTCGGTCGCCCTCTTCGGGGTGAATCTCAGCGACCCCCAGCAGGTTTTGCTGGAAGGCTCCGGGGCCCACACGGTCATCCCCCTCCTGGACTCGGACCCCGCGGGGGCGGCCGGACGGGCGAACCTTATCAAGGAACTGCGTCGGTCGTTCCGGGTTCGGGCAGTTGAACTGCCGGGTAAGGACCCCGGGGATATGACTGCCGAACAGATTCGGGCCGAGCTAATTCCCCTGATTTCTTAGTGACCTATCCACGGAGTAGTTTTAGTGTCGACAAAACGACTACTCGTTGTCGGACATGGCAGGGCAGGCAAAGATACGGCCCTCGAGCACTTGGCCCTCATTACCGGGCTCAAGAATGCCGGAACGACCAGCCTGTACTTGGCCAAGTACGTAGCCGAAGCCCTTGGAGTTCCAAAGGAACTCGCGTACGCCGAACGCCACCAGAACCGCGAGATATGGAAACGAATTGGCGATGAAATCCGCCAAGACGACCCCACAAAGCTGATTCGCGAGGCGTTGGCGGTTGGGCCATTGACGGGCGGGGTGCGGGATATTGCGGAGGTCGCCGCGGCTCGGGCCGAAGGGCTATTCGACCTCATTGTGTGGGTTCAAAACGACCGAGTCCCACCAGACCCCACGGTGACATTCACCGAGCGTGAGTGCGACGTGGTGATTCAGAATAATTGGGGTCTGTGTGAGTTCAAGAAGCGGCTGGAAAATATGGCGAAGTTTGGCGGATTTCTTTCGAGTCGGGATTTTCTTCACAGGTGAGCGGAGCGGACCCATGAACCACATCAACAATTTGCCCGTCGGGCTTCGTGAGGCCCTTAAGGATTACGCGACTCGTAAACGAGTCTTGGAACTGGCCGAGAAGGAATTGCAGGAGGCCCGGGACTGGGTTGAACAGTGTGTCGATACGCTCGACGGTCGCACGGTCGTGAATTACCTGGGCGTGGCCTACACGCTCGACCCGACCGACCGGTTTGTTCCATTTTCGGACGACGGAGGGAGTTCGCGATGACTTGGGGTGAGTTCAAGCAATACTTGGCCGACCACGACGTGAAGGACTCGGACCCCATCTGGTATATAGACATTTCCCTGCCGGAACTCGAGAGTGTGACGAGGGAACCGACCGTAGTGGTTGACACCCAACTGGGGGTTGGGGTACACAATTGATTATCACATACCTGAGAAGTTCCTCGTATGGCACTTACTCCCTTTGCCCCTTCCAGTTCTATCTTAACTATACTTTAGGTATCCAACAGAAGCCGAATTTTAAGACTGAGAAGGGCTCAATTGTTCACAAGGCTCTCGAACTCCTGGCCCACCGCAAGGTGTGCGAACAGGGGGGATTGGCTGGATTCCGAGAGGACGAGCTCGGCCGCCAGTTCTGGGCCGAAGATATCAGTGTCGAGGCTGCGGTCGAAGCAGCCTGGCGGCATTACACGCACTTCAACGAAAGTGGGCACAATTGGCCACGGGCAGATTACGACGACTGCTTGCGGTGGACCCGGGACGTGGTCGAGTTCAACGATGGGTGTTTTAATCCGCTAAACCGACACATTGTTTGTCCGGAGCAATATTTCGACCTAACGGTCGATGAGCCCTGGGCTCGGTACGAATACACCGACCCGTTCACGGGTAAAAAACTGGTGGGCCAACTGGCCGTCAAAGGTAGTATTGACCTGATTACGGAAGTGAACCAGGGTGTTCTCGAGTATCTAGACTGGAAGTCGGGCCGGCTCTGGGATTGGGCTAAGGACAAGCCAAAAGAGTACAAGGACCTATACGAGGACCCCCAACTTCTTCTTTATTTTTATGCCCTCAGCCGGCTTTACCCCCAATACCGGACCACGCTGGTGACCATCTTTTTCGCCCAGGTTCGAATGCCGTTTACTATCCCATTTAACCGGGAAGTCGACGTGCCGCGGGCGCTCGACATGCTCCGAAAGCGGTTCGAGCTAATTCGCCACGACAACAAGCCGGCACGAATCATGGACGACCCGGCGAAGCGGTGGAAGTGTGGCAGTTTCTGCTACTTCGGTCGCAATAAATATAAGGAGTCGAGCGACAGCATTTGCAATGTGGTCCACAAAGATGTCGTGAAGCTGGGTCTGGAACGGGCAATGGTAAAACACGGACGATTTAACGCTTATAAGAATTACGGCAGCGGCGGCGGCCAATCTAATCGGGAGACGGTATGAGCCTGACCCTAGTTGAAATCGACGGCGGATGGTCCGGTCTTTACCAAGACGGCGTCCTGAAAGTCGAAGGCCCCTTTATTACGGCTCAAGACCTGGCAGCCCTCGCCGGGATTCCGCTCGAAGTTCGCGAAGTGTCCGAACAGTTTTTGTTGAACAACGGCGGCTTACCGCTCAATCTGGCCCTGGTTTCTGACTCTCATAAGGAATAGTAAATGGACCTCGATACTTTTCAGGCCAAGGTTCGCGAGACGGCGGCTTACCCCAGCGAAGCTTCGGTGGTTTACCCCGTGCTGGGCCTGGCGGGGGAAGCCGGTGAGGTCGCTGAAAAAGTCCGGGCTGCCCTCTTCCCTGCCGGACCTCCGACCGACTGGTCAGATATTTCCTGCCTGTTGAAGGAGCTCTACCGGTCATTAACCGAGGCTATGAACGCCGGCCGCCAGTGCGAACACCTCAAGAAGCGACTGCGGGACCGCACGGACAAGCTCCCACGGGGGTTCCTGGACGCTTTGGCCGGACTGGTTTCCCAGATTTCCGAGGATGCCAAGGTCGGAATCTTGAAGGAAGTCGGCGATGTGTGCTGGTACGGGCCTTCGGTCATCCACGACGTAGGTTCGACTCTCGAGAAGGTCTGTCAGGAGTTACTCGACAAGCTGGCCTCGCGGAAGGCTCGCGGGGTGATTGGGGGGTCGGGCGACAACAGGTGAACGAAGTTCACTTCCGGCAGGAGAGGGACATGGGACATCTCTTGACCTTCCCTGCCGGACACTATAATATGAACTGTATAAAGACTCGTGACAAGCGGAGAACAGGCGGTGTCGGCATTTCTTGAGCCCGAGCAGATTGAACGCTTTTGGTCCAAGGTCAACAAGTCGCCTGGACTTGGCCCAAATGGCGACTGTTGGCATTGGACAGCGGGAAAGAAAAACTTAGAAGGCTATGGTGGTTTTTATCTTAAACAAATTGACAATACTATTAATTGCCACAAGCTTTCGTTTCTTTTGGCTCACAACTTCGGCCTTGAAGATATTCCGAATTCCGTCGTTGTTCGCCACTTATGCAACAATCCTATCTGTGTAAACCCAGCACATTTGGTTCTGGGCACCTACAAAGACAACAGTCAAGATATGGTGGCTGCCGGAAACGCCAGGAGCGGAGAAGGCAACTGCAATGCCAAACTGACCGAATTGCTAGTTGCGGAAATCCGAGAACTCTGGGACACCGGTAAGTGGTCCAAAGGTTCCTTGGCCGATAAATTCGGTGTTACGACGTCAGCCATTGGAAATATTGTGACGAATAAAACATGGAAGGACCCCAATTACTCTCCACGAAAATTCGCAGAAAACGGGAATCACCGCTGGAAGTACGGCCAGCAGGTAATCGATGAGGTGAGAGAGTTAAGAGACAGTGGCAAGAGCTACGGCCAAATTTCTGCCATCACTGGGGTAAGCAAATCGCAGATTTCCAATATTATTCGCGGTCGACAACGAAAAGGATAATAATATGACATATGTCCCACTGCATTGTCATACAATGCTCTCCTTGCTCGACGGACTTTCCAAGCCCCACCAGGTGGCCGCTCGAACCCGGCATATTGGTGCTCCGGCTTGTGCAATCACTGACCACGGGAATGTTTCAGGGGTTCCGGCCTTTCAAAAGGCAATGTCGGCTGCTTGCAAGCACTGCGGAAACCAGCCCGACCGACACGCAGACGGCGGCAAGGGCCCGTGCGTACTCAAGGGAGTCGAATGCCCCGGCTACGAGAAGGCCCCGCTCAAAGCCATCCTGGGCGAAGAGTTCTATTTGTGCAAACAGAGCGCAACCCAGCGGGACAACGAGAACCGCTCGCTTTCGCACCTGTGTGTCCTGGCCAAGAACAAGGACGGCTGGCGGAATCTGGTCCAGGCGTCGACCGCGTCCAACCGGCCCGAGCATTATTATTACAAGCCGCGTCTGAGCCTCACCGAACTGGCGGCGTTCGCGAAGGGGAACTGGGTCACCTTCAGTGGCCACCCCGGCTCGGACTTGGCCAACATCTGCTTTGCAGACCCCAAGGCCGCGTATGGGGCCCGGACTTACGAGGAGGCTCGCGGTTTCGTCAAGGACCAGCGGTCGCTCAAGAAGGACGTGACGGACTTGGCCGGGCTCTATCGGGAACTGTTCGGCCCCGACAACTTTTTCCTCGAAATTCAGCTGATTGACCACCAGAACTGCCCGGCCGCCGGCATCGTCGCGAGCATCCTCCGGGACATCAGCCGCCGAACCGGCATCCCCTGTGTGGCCACTCCGGACGCTCACTATCCCACCAAGGAAGATGCCAAGGACCAGCGAGTCCTTTTGTGCTCGGCTATCGACACGACGCTGGCCGAGGCCGAACGCAAGCTGGCGGCCGGCGAAGATATCGGTCTGGGCGGCTTCTTCCGCTCGAACCGCTATCACATTCCGTCTTACGAGGAGATGGCTGAAGCAGGTCAGACAGCCGAGGAGTTGGCAAACACGCTCCGAATCGCCGAGATGTGCGAGCCGTACGACATCTTGAAGCCGCCTCAACTTCCGCGGTTCGAATGTCCGGCAGGGAAGTCACCAGACCAGTACCTGCGGGAGATTTGCCGGGACGGCTGGAACCGGAAGGTCGAACCGCTGCTCGCGAGGGGACAGGGGAGTCGGGCAGAATACTCGGCCCGCATCCGGGAAGAACTAGCGACGTTGACCGAGGTCGGGCTTGCCCCCTATTTCCTGATTGTCCGCGATTACAACAAGTACGCCCAGGAGGTGCTCGGGTGTCCGAAAGACCCGGGGCGGGGGTCGGCCGCCGGCTGCCTCGTCAGCTACCTGGCCGACATTACAGATACGGACCCTGTACTATATGAACTATCGTTTGTTAGATTTTTTAATAGAGGGAGGCACTCCCCCGAACACGGCCGGTACGCCATGCCCGACATCGACAGCGACTTTCCCTCGGGCAAACGGGACCAAATCATCGAGTATGTGCGGACCAAGTACGGGGACGAACACGTGGCCCAGATGGCGACGTTCGCCGAGCTCCAGGGCCGCGAGGCCATCACGGCGGTCTTGCGGGCTCACTCGTGGGGCTCGTTCGAGGACCGCAAAAAAGTCACGGCGGCCATCCCGGACAAGGCGGCCATCTCGGACGAACTCCAGGACATGATGGAAGAAGAAGGCGAGGCCTCGAGCATTCGCTGGACCCTCGAGAATAAACCCGACGCCCTCCGCGAATATTGCACGCTGAACGAAGACGGGACCCTGGAGGGGCCACTCGCCGCCCACTTCGAACAGGCGATGCGGCTGGAGGGTAACAAGAAGAGCCAGGGGCGGCACCCGTCCGGAATCGTCATCTCGCCGACCCCGCTCCGGGATGAGGTCCCGATGGTCTACGACAAGAGCACCAAGCGGATGGTGACAGGGTTCGACATGCACGGGGTCGAGGCCGCCGGAATTCTCAAGTTCGACATTCTGGCAACACGCGCGTCCGATAAAATTTTGGACGCCTGCGTCGGGGCCCGAACCGGGAGGGTTTCTTGATGCACTCTTTGCCGGTTGTCAAAGAGGAAATCCTTGCCTGTCGCCGTTGTGAACTTCGCGGGGAGGATGAGCCGGTTCCCGGCCTCGGACCCGAAACCGCCTCCGTTATGGTTGTGGGCGACGGCCCGACCGGCGACGAAGGGTTGCTGGGTAGGCCGTTCGAGGAACGTTCCGGACTACTTCTAAAGAAAGTTATGCTTATGGCAGGCTTGCCTCACGAGCAGACCTACATGACGTTGCTGGTGCGATGCGGGGGTAAACCATCGGCTCCCTGTGTGAACCAGTGCAAGGGCTGGCTGTGGCAAGAAATGAGGGCCATGAGGCCCAAAGTTGTTGTCACACTGGGTCGATTGTCGACCACAGTTTTATCACGGTCCAAGACCGTCAAACTGGACGAGTTCGTCGGACGGTTTGTCCCGCTCGATTATTTGCCGGGAACTGTCTTGGCCCCCTGGTACAGTGCTTCGTTACTGGTTCAACGGGGTAAGGCCTTCGAATCCAAATGGGTTGAATTCTTTCGTTCTGTCAAGGAGCAGGCTCATGCGTTGGCTGCGTAAACTCCGTGCCCGATTTGCCGACCGGGTAGCCCGTGAAGACCTCGCCGATGCCATTCAAGAAGTTGAAGTCTTGGAGGACGAAAACAAAGCCTTGCGAGACGCCCTCCGGAATAACCACGTGCAAATGTCCGAGGTCGTCGAAACACTCCACCAGATTATCGGGGCGGTCGTCCTCCAACAGGAAAAAGGTCAGCCCCTGGTCCTGTCGGGGGACCTGCTCGCCTCGGCCGCGTGCATGCCGGCGGTCGAACTGGAACAAGCCCAGGACGGGACTATGACCGTCTTTTTCCCCGGACATACCGAAAAAGACGAGAAGGAGTACCCTGCCGTATGCTGCTAGAAAATCCTCTCGTCGTGTTCGACATGGAAACGAACGGCCTCGACATCGACACGTGCGAGTGCGTGGAAATCGCGTGCGTGGCCCTGGACCCGAACAAGCTCACAATTATTCCGGGTTCGGAGTTCGAATCACTGGCCCGACCAATCGACCTCGACACAGTCGACGACACGGACAAGAAGCGGGAGGCTTTGTCGGTCTCGGGCATTACGAAGGAGATGCTGAGAAACGCTCCGGTCCGACCGGCGGTCATCGACGGGTTTCTCAAACACATCAAGAAAATCACGGGCCGCAAGAAGGCGATTCCGTGTGGGTTCAACATTAGTTTGTTCGACCTCCCGCTTTTGAACCGGTTCTGTCGCGAGCAAAAGTTGGCGGACAAGGCCGGCAACAACCCGGTTTTCCGCGAAGGTGTCATTTTCGACTGGAAACATGACTTGTTCCGGTGGTGGTTTCAGGACGAGAAAGGCCCAATCCCGTCCTTCGACGGCCTTCGGAAGTTTTTCGGCATGAGCCAAGAAGGGGCTCACCGGGCATATTTCGACTGTCTTCAGGAAGCATGGGTGACCGTGAAGATGCTCACTCTTTACCAGTCGCTTCGGCCTCGCGTGCCGTTCGCCGGCTCGGCTAAAAACTGTGGAGGAGTTCTGCTCTCATGATGTACCGGTTTGAGTGTGGCTGCGAATTCCCGGTGACCGGGCCGCCACCTCGGCCCGGGGCCCCTCCGCTCATCGATATTGACCCCGACCACCTGCCCGACTGCAAGGCGGCATGGGCCATCTACGCAACCGGTCGAACCAAGGGTCTCTTTCAGGTCGAGGGCGGGACCGGTCGCAAGTGGAGCCCCATTTTGAAGCCCGAGAGTATCGAGCACTTGGGAGCTCTATTAGCGGTGATAAGGCCGGGTTGCCTTGAGGTTCAAATGGAAGATGGAATGACAGTTACCGAAAAATACTGTCGCCGGAAGAACGGCTTGGAGGCCCCGACCCCGTTTCATCCCGCTTTGGAAGAGGTGCTAAGGAAAACGTATGGCCTCATGCTCTACCAGGAGCAGATGACGAAAATTGCCGAAGTCCTGGCCGGGTTTGACTTGGTCGAGCAGGACATGCTGCGAAAAGCGGCCGGCAAGAAGGATATGGCCGCGATGGACAAGGTCGGGCTCCTGTTTGTCGAAAAAGCGGTCGCCAAGCGACTGGTCGGCAAGCAAGAAGCCGAAACCATATTCTCTAACATTCGTAAGTCTGGACGATACTTATTTAATAAGAGCCACTCTATTTCTTATGCAAAGAAATCTTATCAGACGGCCTACCTGAAGACCCACATCTTGGGCTGGTTCTTTGCCTCGTGGCTGAAGAACGCCCAGGACGCGGCCGACTCCCAAGAAGAAGTTCTCGAACTGGTCGAAAACGCCAGGCAGTACGAGCTCGAAGTGCTGGTCCCGGACGTGCGAACCCTGTCCACCACAATTTCTTCGGACGGACTCTCGGTCCGGTTCGGACTGGCGGACGTGAAGGGGGTCGGGCCGTCACAGCCCCAAAAGCTATCCGAGGCGTTCCCGGACGGCTTCGGCGGCTGGACCTGGCCCGATTTTCTGTACAGGGCGGCCGACACGGTGGCCTCAACCGCAATGCGCGCTTGGGTCGGGGCCGGGGCGTTCGACTGGACCGGCGTGACCCGAACCCGGATGGGCAAGGAATTCGATGCCTGGTTGGAGTTGACGGACATCGAGAAAGAATGGGTGCGGAGCAAAGCTCCGGGCACGACTCTCGTGGAAGCTCTGAAAAGCCTTGGTCGAACTCGCAAAGAAGGCGGCGGGTGCTCGAACCACAAGCGGGCCGACCTGGTCCGGTCCCTGGCCCTGATGCTCGAGAACCAGGCCTCGTCCGATGCGGACCACCCGAACTTGCTCTGCGCGATGGAAGAGTCGTACCTGGGAGTCGCCCTGACCTGTTCCCGGGTCGACGGGTGCGACGTGTCGTCGGCCAACGTGACGTGCGGGGAGTTTCTGGCGGGTAAGGCCGGGCACCTGATGCTGGCGTGCGAGGTAAAAGATGTCCGGATAATCCGGACGAAGAAAGACGGGCGAGAGATGGCGTTCGTGACGGTGGCGGACCGTACCGCTTCCCTGCCGGATGTCGTCGTATTCCCCGACACATGGGCGAAGTTCGGGCGACTGTTCCGGGCTAAAAACACGGTTCTGCTGGAGGGGGAGCGGGACTACAAAAAGGGTGTTTCGTTCATTGTGAACCGCGCTATTCAACTTTGAAAGTGACTATTTATGAAAGTCGAAAACGTAATACGCATGGCTCTTTATGAGGCTGGCTTCGGCCAAGACGAAGGCGAGAAACTGCTCGAAGAGTTCGCGAAACTCGACCAATTCCGTGAGAGGCTCGATTATCTCCGTCAACGTAAGCTGGAAATCGACGAAGAGCGGAATAGGGCCTTGATGGTTCTCGAAGCAGAAATCGCAAAAGTTCAAAGTGAGTGCCCCCATCCGTCATTGGCACTGAACCGTTTTCAGGACGGGACGGAATGTACGCTTTGTTGTCGAGTTTGGTAGGTAGTATTAATTACAGGGCTGGCCCGAACATGATTCAGGCTATCGCTCTGGTAGGTATTATTTATTAACGAGGAGGATTGCATGGCGTCTTACAACAAAGTTTTGCTGATTGGTCGTCTGACGGCGGACCCGGACGCCCCTCGGACGCTCCCAGGCGGCAGTTCGGTCATCAAGTGGCGATTCGCGGTCGGCCGCAGTCGAAAGAACCCACAGACGGGAGAGTGGGAGAACGACCCGAATCCCCTGTATGTGGACTGCGAGGCCTACTCGCGAGCGGAGGGTAGCCGAAACCTGGTCGACGTGATTGGGCAGTGGGCCAAGAAGGGGTCCGAACTACTCGTCGAGGGCCGACTCCAGCTCGACACCTGGGACGACAAGCAGAGCGGGCAGAAACGGTCCAAGCACAAGGTCGTGGTGGAGAACGTGGAGTTCCTGGGTGGTGGTGGCTCCGCCTCTCCTGGCGGCTCCTCGGATGTCCCCGCGAATTCGGGAGGGTCTTCTGGCTCCCAAGAAGGCGAATCTCCGGCGGTCGGCGGAGCCGACGCACAGTCGGTGAAGACCCGGGCTTCCAAGGGCGGTCGTAAGCCGGCCAAGTCTGCGGCTCCAGTCGCTCCCCCTCCCCCGCCTGATGAGGATGGCGGCGACGGTCATAATGACGACATTCCCTTCTAAGGAGCAAAGCATGAACACCATTAATAAGGAACGATTGCTGACGTTGGCCGACCGGCTCGACACGGTTCCGCCGCATGATTTCAGCCTCGGTAAGTGGGTCGAACGGCCCGCGGATTCCAAGTGTGGGTTCGCCGGGTGTGCCGTGGGCTGGGCCGGCACCATCGACGAGTTCAACCGGGACGGATTCAAGTTCGGCCCGGGTGGGTTTCATGTGGTGTACGGCCAGTCACAGAATTGGCGGGCCGTAACCGAATTTTTCGGACTCGAATTCCACCAGGCCGAGTATTTATTCGATGTGGGGCGGTATTTGAACGGTCGCCACACAACTCCTGGTGAGGTGGCGTCGAGGATTCGTGCGGCCGTGGCATAACCACAAGGAGGTTCTGGTGACGGATAAGAACGATGCGGTCGAACGATTTCGGTCGACTCCCAATCACAAGGTAAAGTTACCGGACGCCGTACATGTTTTGGCGGCGGTGAATCCTCCGGTCGTCCCGGCCGAAACGCAGCCGGTGGTGAAGGCAGTCGAAAAGCCAAAGGGTGAGACTATCGTCACGAAAGTGACCGAGGGGCCAAAAACCGAGACCAGCAAGGTAGAAAAGTGACGGGACGGCGAGGGTGGTCATGTGGCCTTCCTCGTCGTCTTTTTTGGAGCCCACCTCTTTTCCTGCCGGAATTTCGAACGTGCGTAAGCCGAGAGTCTTGGTGGCCGGTGAAAGTTCGTTCTTAAATTCTGGTTTTGCGACCTACGGTTACGAACTTCTCAAGCGATTGCACGCGACCGACCTGTTCGACCTGACCGAGTTCGGGTCGTTCGGCCAGTTCGACGATGTGCGGGCTTTAGACCTGCCCTGGCGATTCATCTCCGCACTTCCCGACCCCGACAAGCCGGACGAAGTCGCCCGGTACGAATCGAACCCCCTCTACAAGTTCGGGGCATGGAAACTTGAAGAAGCCTTGCTCAATGTTAAGCCCGATATAGTCTTATCATGGCGCGATTTTTGGATGGATGAATGTATTTTTAGGTCTCCATTTCGCAAGTTTTATCATTATAGTCATATGCCGACTGTTGACGCGGCTCCGCTCAACCTACAGTGGGTAGCGTCTTATTTAGAAGCCGACGCGGTTTTTGCTTACACGGACTGGGGTCTGGAGACCCTCCGGCAGGAAGGTGGGGGCCGCATCAAGACGAAGTGTTCCGCCCCCCCGGGTGCCGACACGGAGGTCTTCCGCCCGCGGGGCGACCGCGAGAGCCTCAAACGGCTCATCGGACTTCCGGAAGGAGCTTTGGTCGTCGGGACTGTCATGCGGAATATGAAAAGGAAATTGTACCCGGACCTGTGCGAGGCATTCGCGATGTTCCTCCGCGAGGCCCCCGAGGACATCCGGAACCGAACTTATCTCTACCTGCACACCTGCTACCCGGACCTGGGCGGCTGGGACATCCCCCGGCTCATCAAGGACAACGGCATTGGCCACCGGGTCCTCGTCACCTACATTTGCCGGTCGTGCGGCGAGGCTTTCCCCTGCCCGTTCTCGGACGCCTTGACCCACTGTAGAAGTTGCGGCAAGTCGACCGCGGTCATGCCGGATTCGGGAGCCGGGGTCTCGCGGGAGACGCTGTCGAAAATTTATAATATATTCGACTGTTATGTCCAATATTCAAGCAATGAAGGCATGGGTATGCCGGCTGTCGAGGCGGCGGCATGCGAAGTCCCCGTAATGGAAGTCGACTACAGCGCGATGTCGGATGTTGTCCGCAAACTCCACGGCGTACCCATCAAGGTCCAGCGGTTCTACCGAGAGGCCGAGACCTACCGGTTGTTCGCAATGCCTGACCAGGACGACTTCGTTTCGAAGTTGTCTCACCTCCTTTCCCTACCGGAAGTCATCCGTCGTCGCATGGGCTGGCAGGCCCGAAAGGGAGTGCTCGAGCACTACACGTACGACCGGACCGCCAAAATTTGGGCCGACCACCTGCTGAGCGTGCCGCTCCGCGACCATTCGGTCACCTGGGACAGTCCGCCCCGCTATCACGAACCGAACACACGAATCCCCGATGGCCTCTCGAACGAGGAGTGGGTTCGCTGGTGTTTCGTGAACGTACTCGGGCGGCCAGATTTGGTCGATTCGTACGCCGCCGTGCGGATGACACGAGACCTGAACTGGCGGACGACAACCGGTGGGATGGGTGGCTTTATCTATAACGACGCCTCGGCTTTAGGGCTCGAAGTGGAGACCCGCCGGACGGCCTTCGACCGACAAGCGGCCCTGGACCAGATGTTGAACACCGTCGGCGAGTGGAATTACTGGGAGCGTCGTCGGTGTATGTTCCGACAGACCGACTCTGTCGGCGTGAGCTCCGCTCACTCGGAGGTCCGGATTTGAAAATCCTCGTCACTGGTGTGTTCACCGAACCGACCGGCTTCGGCCACGCGGTCCGCGAAACCATCCTAAGTCTCGACAGTGCCGGGGCCGATGTCGCCTGTCGCCCCATCCAGTTCACACCCAATCTTCCGGTCACCCACCCCCGCCTCCAGGAACTGTGCCGCAAGAGTTTCCCGGGCGGCTCGGATGTGCTCCTTCAGTACATGCCGCCGTACTGCCACCAGTACCACGCCAAGGGCGGCCTGAACGTCGGCAGTTTTTTCGCCGAAACCGAGCCAGTGCCTGGCTCGTGGGCTTCGCGAGCTAATCTGCTCGACCTGCAAGTGGTGCCGTGCCGGGACCAGGCGGATGCCCTGCGAGCGTCCCCGCACTACCGGAAGCCCGTCGAGGTCGTCGGCTTGCCGTCCGACGTCAGTAAGTTTGACCGCCAGTATCCGGTGCCAAAGGCCATCGAGGGATTCAAGCGGGGCCGGTTCCTCTTTTACACGGTCGGCGAGTACGTCAAGCGGAAAGGGTTCTCGCTGCTCGTCCGGGCCTTCGTTCAGGAATTTCGCCTTGGCGAACCGGTCGGTCTCGTCCTTAAGGTTTCCAAGGAGCGGATGATGGCCGCCGAGCTTGTCAAGGGCGTGACGGGTGACGTCGAGGCCATCAAAGCCGGGTGCGGGCTGACCCGGACACCCCCCGTTCTGGTCTTGGGCGAGCGACTGAGCGAGGACGAATTGTGCGGCCTGCACCAGGCCTGCGACGTGTTCGTGCAGCCCTCCCACGCCGAAAGCTGGTCTTATCCCTCCTTCGACGCGATGGGTTTCGGCAAGACCCCCATTGTGACGGACTGGGGCGGGTTCCGCGAGTACGTCGACACCACCACAGGCTACCCCCTCTCCTGCCGGAAAGAACCGGTGTTCGGCGAAGGTCGGGTCCACGCCGAGTTGTTCACCGGTCGGGCCACCTGGGCCGCACCGGACCTGTTGGACATCCAGACGAAAATGCGCGAGGCGTACACGGATGCCGTGGGTCGGGCTGCCAAGGCAGCCAGTGGCCGGCTCCGGGTCCGCGAGTTCGACCACGGGCACATTGGTGCCCGGCTGTTGAAGGTGTTCGAAGATGCGCAAAAGTGTCGAGCTGAAAGACTGGGTTCGGGAACGCGATAAGGATGTCGAGAGCCGCATCCAGCAGACCCGTCAGCTCAAGCCGCTCACGAAGAACCAGGCCGTTTACGCGGATGCCATTCGCAAGCACACCGTCACGATTGCCGCCGGCCCGCCGGGCTCGGGCAAGACCTATATCCCCTGCGGTATTGCCGCCAAGATGCTGCAAGCGGGCGAGGTCGAGCGAATCGTCGTGGCCCGGCCGCTCATTCAGTGCGACGAAGAATTGGGCATTTTGCCCGGCGACCTGAACGAGAAAGTATCCCCTTTCCTGGCTCCCGTCTTCGACGCCTTCGGTGATTTTTTCGAGCAGAAGGACCTTCAGCGTCTGGAGTTCGAGAACAAGCTGGTCGTGTGCCCGCTCGCGGTCATGCGGGGGCGGACTTTCAAGAATTCGTTCGTGATACTGGACGAGGCCTCGAACGCCACGGCCGGTCAACTCCGGATGTTTTTGACCCGGTTCGGGGTCGGGAGCAAGGTGGTGGTGTCGGGAGACATTTTTCAAAGCGACCTGACCCCCGGGAAGATGCCCCCACTGTTGGATGTCATGAAGAGGTTGCGGGGACACAAGGATATCGCGGTTGTTCAACTGACCGACGCCGACGTGGTGCGACACCCGCTCATTAGCTTCATCGACGAGCGCCTTCACGGATAGCGATGGTATTATTTAATAGTGCCACCCGAGCCAAGAGCTTGGGTTTGCACGGAACGAAAACGGTTATTGGTTTTTCGCCATCTTAACAGGTAGGTTTGGAAGTTGGACCTCAAAATGGAAGACATTGAAGCCGAAGTCCGTAGTCTTCGTGAACAGGTCGAACACCTCGAACGATGGATTGAACGGTTACTGGTCGGCCGACGAATCGAAATTGATGCGAGGGGCAAAGAAAAGGGTGGCAAGGGCGTCTGCGTCGGCCCCGGTGTGGTTACGACCGACGATGGACGGAAACTCTATCGCGATTTGACGGAGTTGGACCTTATCTAATGCCCCGCATGCTCGCTGCCTGTGTCCGGTCGGCTCTCCGTGGCCCGGACGACTCCCTCGATATTCTCGTATTTCGCTCGGGTGACCCATTCGATAGTCGCCTGGCGGCGACCCTGTCAGCCCACAATATCTGGGTGCTCTCAGAGGGGATAGAGCAGTCCTGGCCTTCGCCGCCCGCCAATGTCGTCCTGCTGGACGAGCCGGTCATCGAGCACGACTACGACCTCGTCATCGCCCCATTCTCGGCCCCCGCCATTCCGCTGGCTCGACGGGTCTCGGCCGGGCTCCACGCCCCGCTCATTGCCCTCTTTCATGCTCCTCCTCCTGCCAGAACTTCCCCCGGTCGCCTCGCCCGCGAGCGGGCCCTGACCGGTCACGTGTCGATGTGCCCCTCGAAAGAAATTGCGGCAAGCTGGGGGTTCGGCCCGCACGAGGCCACCGTCATCCCGAACTGGCAGGCGGGCAAACTTCGCTACATGGTCGAGTTGATTGCTGCGCAACCGTACGAACTCAAATGGTCTATGACATGAGAGTTGTCATCACCGACCGACCCGGCCACGAATTCGGGGCCATTGTGCCCGTAGCGTTCGACCAGGAAGACCTGGGCGATTTGGTTTTCCCCGGCGAGGCGACCGAGGTTCTTATCCTTGATGTGCTCGAGCGGGTTGACCCGGCCGAACTGGACCGGTCACTGGACCGCTGGCTGAGCCTGGTCGGCTCGGGCGGCACAGTCATTATTGGCGGGACGGACCTGCTCCAAGTCTGCGAAGCCGTGTCGACTGGCAAACTGAACGAACTCGAGGCCGCGGACTTTTTGTACAAGGGCCGGCTCGGGTGTTTTTCGGCCCCGCAAATTGTCGGGGTACTGGAATCCCGAGGCTTTCACATCGAGCGAGTGGTGGTCGAGAACCTGCGGTACAGTGTGGCGGCGAGGAAATCTTGATTAATACTGATTGCAGTCAGTGCCTCTTTCTTAAGGACGGCGTGTGCGACGTCGGTCGGCACGAGACTTACCAAAAATTGGGCGTGAAGGTTGAGCGGGCCGCAAATAGTGTCCTGGTCCAGGGCCGACTCTGCAACATGTGCCGGAACAAGGAGAGTGGTTGGGGCGGCGAGCTGACGCCTGCTGAGCAGATTCAAAAAGCCCGTGAGGAAATCTCGGTTCGGCTTCATGCCATCGTGCCCTGCCCGCACGGGACCGACGTCCGGGATATTGTCGACACGGCCCGGAGCCTCGAGACCCAGACCCACCCCGTCACCGTTCACTTTGTGTTGGTGTCGAACACCCCGAACTCGGGCCGGGTGTTTGCCGCCCTTCGCAAGGAATTCCCACCGACATCCAGGCTCGCCTGGAATGTTCGTATCGCCCACGAGCGGGACCGAGACGGGCGACCTCTCCAGCGGCGGTTCGCGGTCGACCTGGTGGCGAATCAGCTCTCGCCGGCCGATTGCACTTATTATGCGGTGATGGACCCCGGGGCCATCGCCTGGTCGAACCTGACGGCCCAGCTGGAAGAAGCGGTCAACGGGCGGCTCGAACAATTCTTTTTGGTCGACCCGGTTCACCAGTGTAATTATCAGTTCGGGTCCGAGGATTTGAACGCCAGAGTGCTCGGGCCCATCGTCCACCTGCAAACACACCGGTTCGTCGGCGGGTCCGCTCGGGCCGTTCGGGACGAACCTCTCCCGGACGGGGGGACCATTTCGGTTCCGTACGACGACGTGTCCGACAAGATTCGCAAGCTGGTCGGGGACTCGGGCCGGCTCGACTTCGTCCGGAGGATGCACGACGTATGTCCGCCCCCGCAGTGATTTTCGCGGTATCCGCTCTCGGGCCCAGCCGGGCACCCGAGCTGGACGAAACCCTCCGGTCGATTGCCGCGTGTGCGGGGGTTCGCCGCGTGGCCATCATGGTCGGACCGGAAAGTCTCGATGAGGCTGCCTCCCTTTTGAACAGTGTCACTATCGACGGGACCGAAGGTCCGGCAGGAGAGGGACCCTCCACCTTCAACAAGTGTCCCCACGGAGTACCCGCCTTTTGCCTGGGGATGGGGGCGGGCGAAGTCCGGCGGGCTGACGTCCTGAACGCCCTCCTGGATACCGCCTGGGGCGGCCTCGACATTTTCGTGCCGCTCGAAGCCGGAGACGTGGTCGAACCCGAATATGTGGCGAAGGTGACCAGGGCGTTCGAAGAAGACCTCGGCGTCATCGGGGCCGTCCTGGTCGACAGGCTTCAAAACGGGTTCCGCGTCCACGAACAACCCTGGAGTGCCGGCGGCACTCACTGGAATCCTCCCGGTCTCGCCATCGCCCGGTACGTGTTCGAGCGGGTCGGTCGGTACGTGTCGGAAGCCGACACCCAGACCGAAGCCGAGTTCAACCGGCGGATGGGCTCGCAGTTCATGATTACTTCCCTGCCGGAACAATTACTGAGGGTCAGGCGGTGAGCGACGAGTTCGCGGTGGTGATTCCGGCGGCGGGAATAGGGCGGCGGATGCGGTCGTACGGGCCCAAATGCCTGGTCCAGTTGGCCGACGGGCGGACGGTTCTTCGCCGGCAAATCGACTTGGTTCGTCAGCTGTGCCCGCGAGTAGACATTGTGGTGGTGGTCGGGTTCGAGGCCGAGCGGGTCATCCGCACGTTGCCCGCCGGGGTCCGGGTGGTCGAGAACGAGCACTACGAGGAAACCGGGGTGGCTCGGTCCATCGCAATGGGCCTGCGGGCGACGACCGCCGACCGGGTCCTGGTCGTGTACGGAGACCTGGTATTTAACTGGGCCACCCTCAGAGGAATCGGAGGCACCAAATCGGTGGTCGTGGTAGACCGCTGCGGCAAGATGGGCACGGCCGAGGTCGGGGTGACTGTGGTCGGGCAGGCGGCGACCCACTTTGACTATGGGCTAAAGACCAAGTGGACCGGCATCGTCCTGCTGACCGGGCGGGAGCTAGCCCTGTTCAAACAGCTGGCGGCGACGGTGGACCGACGACGGGCGGCCGGACATGAACTGTTGAATTGCATCATCGACCGAGGCGGGGAATTTCAGACCGTGTTGGTTGACACGGCCGAGCTGGTGGAAATCGACAGCGGGGCGGACATCAAGCGGGCCCGCGAGGTGCCGCTATGAAGCTGTTATTCGCACTGGACCGCGTGGGCGGCTGGGTAAGGGCCGCCGGCTATCTGGGTCATCAGGGGTTCGCGTTCGACCCGGCCCGGCCGTTCGATTCCTTCTTATGCAATCCCGACATCGTCTTCTGTGGAAATAAAGTCTCCTTCCGGCAGGGAAGTGGGGGCAGGGCTCTGGCCCGATATCCACGTACTCGTCTCGTTGAAGTCTCCGCCCTTCCTCCCGCGGCCGATTGCCCGCCTGATTTTGCCGGCGGCCGGGTCCGCCCCGAGTTCGTGTGTGATGTGGTAGTGGTCGGCGAATACCGGAGCGAGGTCGACGAACCACTCCGCCAGATTCTCGGAGCCGGCCTGCACCTGAAGGTGTTCGGTCGCGGTCCCTGGCCGGTCGCCCAGTGTGCCGGGTATGTGCCGGCCGTGGACATCGCGGACGTGTACGCCTCGGCCCGGTATACGTTGGACCTGGGGGGCGATGTGGGGCGAACAATGACCGTCCGAAAAGCGGGCGGCCGACCGGCGAGTGTGACTCAGATTCTGGCGGGTGAGCCTGTTGAAGACGAGCCCGTAATAACACTGGCGGAGCAACTTCAAAAAATCCTCGCGGGGGTCGAACCGTGCCCGATTTGACGATTCTCGCCACCGCCCACGAGCCCGAGACCCGAATCGACCGCCTGATGTGGTCGTTGTCGGTGGACCGGCCGACGGTCCCGTTCGACCTGGTCGTGGTGGACATCGCTCACGACGACGGGCTTATCGAGCAACTCCTACCCTACCGCACGACCTGTCCCTGGAAACTGGTCCGGCTCGGCGGTGATGTGAGGTTGGGGGAGTTAGTCCGGGGGCGAATGGTCCTTTCCCTGCCGGCGTCCGCCATCCCCCTTTCAGGGGCAGTCGAGCAAGTCCGCACCGCGGCAGAAAACGGACCGGTCGCGGCTCAGTTCCGGGCGGTCGGCCCGCTCGGTGTGTACGGACTGGACGACTTGGGGTCGAACTTGACGCCCGAGATGGTCGAGGACTCGCCTTCCGTCGCGACCATCGGGTGCTGTTGGCGGCGGGAAGAGTGGGCGGAAAACGTGGCAGGCAATTCGGCCGACAGCGGGGCGGCTTTTGTTCTGTATCCGTGCCCTCGAATCTGGACGACGGCCCCGGACGAGTTCGTTCATGTGGTGGCGAACAACTGATGTTAACCCCTCAATTTCTGGTCGAACACATGACTCCCGCCGAACGCGGCAACTGGTCCGGCATCGGGCTCGTCGTTGTCAACGGACAACTCGTCGTTCGAGCCAAGGACCGACACGGGTATACGGTCGACGGCCCCCCGCAGCCGACCCCGGCCCTTCTGGTGGTTGACGGGGTGGCCGAACCCGAACAGGCGAAGCCGATTTCGGTGGCTGCGTGGTGGGCCTGCCTGTGGTGGGCCGAGCGGGCAGTCAAACGCGCACAGCACCAGGACTGGGAAGGGGTCGGCGAGGCGGTCGACCAGGCGTACGGGGCCGAACGGGAACACCTTCTCGGACCCTCCGCGAAAGCGGACTTGGCATATGCGGCGGCCCGGTCGGCGGGAGCGTGGGGCGGCCGGCCGTCCGGCAACGCCTTGTTGTTGTTGGCCCCGCCCGAGCACCACGAGAGAATCCGAACTGAGGTCCGAAAGGTACTTTAAACATGGCGATTCGACCCGACACCGACGAACTGATTGCTTATCTAAACAACTTACTACAAGTCGACCCGAGTCTCATCCACCAACTGGTTATTACTCGGTTTGCATGCAACACAAAAATGACCGAGCACCCGACCGTTCAGGTTTATCCTATGGAAGGCGAATGGGCTGTCGGTCTCCTCGGGATTTTGAATGGCTATTGTGGCGTGTATGACGACGGTCCCCGACAAGGGTATGGGCCAATTTCGGTCTTGATGAGCACTGAAGGCGGCGTTGTTGGCTTTACCAGGACACCGAACGAATGAACCGCGTCGGCATAATGGTCAAGAATTTGGGGCCGAGCGAGTTGAACTGGCGACTGGTTCGACAGGCCAATCACCTCATGGCCCGTGGACAAGCCTCGGTCGTTTTTTTTTACGAAGACCTCGCCCCTGCTTTCCAGGCCCCACTCGGGGCCACGATGAATACGGTCGAGGCCTGGGGATTCGACGGCCCCGTCGTCGCCACCAGCCTGTCGACCGCTCGCAAGCTCTCGCTGTGCCCGACCGCCCGGACCCGTCTGTTTTATTTGTGGGACCTCGAGTGGCTGAGGCTGACGGACCGGCCGTACCGGGCCCTCCGGTCAATTTACAGCGATAAATCCTTGAAGCTGGTCTGTCAGACCGAAGAACACCGCCGGCTCGTTGAAGACCTATGGGGCGTCCCGGTGGCCGGGGTGGTGGAGCGGGCGAACCTGAGTGAGTTGATGGAGCTATGCACGAGCTGACAAGAGAGTTTCTCGAGCGAGAATACTGGGCGAACGAAAAAAGTCCCCGGCAAATCGCGGCCGAGACCGGCCTGAACATCAACCGCGTGAGGCGAGAATTACGCCGGCACTGGGACAAGTTGAGAACGCGGGCCGAGGCCCAGGCGGCGGCAATCCGGCAGGGAAGGCACAAGCACCCCACGAAAGGCCAGCCCTGCTCGGACGAACGACGCCTGAGCATTTCGCGGACCCTGGTCGGGCAGTGTATGCAGGCGACGGACCGGCGGCGGCGCGCGTGGTCGGAGGCCGGAAAAAAGGCCTGGGAAGGCAAAAATAGTGCCCAAAGACGCCGGGTCGCGCGCAGGGGCAACAGGGCCCTCCAGGCGGTTACCAAAACCGGGTCGCGGGCCGAACGCCTGCTAGCCGAGGGGCTCCGGCGGGCGGGGTACGAGGTGCTCCAGCGGGACGTCCATGCTGACCTTCTCCTGCCGGAAATCCGCGCGGCCGTCTGGGTCGAGGGAGCCCCCACTTACTTGCCGATTTGGGGCGAGGAGGCCTTGGAGGCGGCTCGCGAGCGGGCGGCCGAAAAGCGGACAAAGGCCCGCCAAGCCGGCTTTCATGTGGTCCGTGTCCGCATCCCCCCCGGGCGGCTGTCGGTGGTTTCAGGCATCGAACTATTGAATTCGCTGTTGGACACGCTAAAATTGGTGAAGGACGAGTCCGAACCGGGTGAATACGAAATCGGGGTGAGTGATGGCCAAGCGGAAAGTTGAACTGGCCGAGCCGACCGAAGAACTCCTGGGGGGCGTTTTGGACCGCCTGGAAGTCGCTCGACCGACAGTCGTTGCCGACATTCCGGCAGTCGGCTTCGCCGACGGAAGCGGAGCTTCCACCGGAGAGGGGGAGCAGTCCGTGGGCTGCGGAGCAGTCCCACCCATTAATTCGGCGGACTGGACTCCCTTCATTATGTCCAAACTGACACAGGACGAGGTCCATGACGGGTGCCCGACCTACCAGGGCCTCGAACGCCTCTGTTACGAGTACCTCGGCGACATCGTGGACATCGACATCGACCCCCGCCAGGCCCCGAACGTCCACAACGGGAACCACACGTGTCTGGTGGCCCGCATCACGATTGACCACCCGCCGGAGTTCGACTGGCTCGGGCGGATTGCCGGGCGGACCATTCGGTACTCGCATGTCGGGGACACGTTCAACGGGAACGGCGGCCGGAAGGACTCGTTCGCGTGGCAGTTCTCGTCCGCCACCTGCGCGACCCGGGCGAAGGCCAGCTTGCTCCGCGGGGCATTCCGCCTCCGGCACGTGTACGCCAAGGAAGAACTGTCCGGGCTAAGCCCCGGGGAAAGTGGGGCGGACGCCTATATTATTGTGACCCAGGTTGACGGCCTGGACATGATGTGTAGTAGGCTGAACGTCAACGTGACCAAATTCCTGATGCAGACCTGGAAGCATTACGTGAAGGACCAGAAGGGTGAAGACCTGAACTTTATTCCTTATTGGGTGGTCCAAAAGTCGTTCGCCCAACTCCAGCCCTGGCAGCACGACAAGTCCACCATCCCTGCCGGAGTGCTCGGGTACGACCCGGACTGGAAGAACGGGTTGAAGTGTCTCGCATAACTCACGTGTAATATTCCTTTAGCCAATTTGGAGTTTGTATGCTTAAAGTTCAGGTTAAAATTAGCCCGACGGTGATTGTCGAGGCCCAGGGTGCGACCCAGAAAGAAGTTTATAACCAGCTCGCCATGTCGGCCGAAGTGTTCGGCGAGCGGGAGTGTGGCCTTTGCAAGTGTAAGGACATCGCGTTCACAAAACGAAACGTAGATTCCAATGATTATTTTGAGATGACCTGCCTCAATTACCAGTGTGGGGCCCGTCTCTCGATGGGTCAGTCCAAGCAGCGGCCGGGGGAACTTTTCCCGATTCGCAAGCTCATTACGAGCGGCCCCGAAAAGGGCAAGCCGTCTCGGAAAAAGGGCGATTATGGTGACCACCGCGGGTGGACCAAATACCGCGGGAAGCCCATCGAAGAAGATGGCGACGAATAATTGTGGCCGTTCTACACTGCACCTGCAACGGTGCCCGGGACATTTCCTGCGAGCACTGTAAGGTTCGCTGGCAACTGACCAGCATTCACTCGGTCGCCCACCCCCCGTTCTGTCCCGGTGCTGTGGTTGTGGACCACGGGGCCGGCGGCATCGGGGACGGGCTCCTCGGCCTCCTCTCGGTCGCCCGCCTGTCTGCCGATAACCCGGACGTGCCGGTCGAATATCGGGTGAGCGAGACGGCCGAGCCCTGGGTCCGGCTGTTCACCGGATACGCTCATCTGGGTCGACACACAAGGGCCCACAGTGAGGCCATGTTGGTCGGGGCCCGGCAATTGAACGCTGGGTATACTATAGAGAACGAGAACCGCTATAAAATCCCACGGTGGGAACGGTATTCCCGTAATATCGGAGCAAGCGGAGTTCTGATTCCGCCCCTCCGCGAAGCGGATGTGGTTCGGGCGGCGGGAACCGACCTCGCGGGTCGTGTTTGCCTGTTCCCGTTCTCGACCGACCGGGCTCGCGAATGGTCCCTCCAGCACTGGCTGATGCTGGAGGACATGCTACTGAGGGCCGGCTACCAGACAGCCGTCTTTCACACGAACGAAGACAAGGTCAGGCGGTTTCGGGGAGATAGGGTCGCCGGCCAGACGCCCGAGCGAGTTGCCGGTGTCATCTTGAATTCGCATTGTTCCATCGGAACAGACAGTGGGTTATCGCACCTGTCCGGGATTCTCGGCGTCCCGACCATTATTCTAGGCGGCTCGACCCCCGTCGAACAAATCTTCGGCGTTTATCCTCGCGTCACATGTGTCCAGGGCGGACTGTCCTGTTCGGGCTGTTGTGGGTTTGGTGTGGACGAGCGGTGTCCGGCGTCCTGTTCGAACCTTCAGTCGATTTCACCGGACCGCGTTTTGGACGAAGTCGAACAGCTATCACCGCGTCCGGTTCCTCGGCGGACAACCGCCTTGTCCATGTTGGAGCCGTTCCGGGCGTACACCCCGGCGGATGATGACGAGCAGCGGCGGCATTTGGACAGGGACACCTGGTTGTACAAGCCGGGTCGGCGGAAGTATTTATGCTCGGTGCTCGGGGCCGTTCACGAAGAACTGGAATTGGACCGGCCGGATTTAGCTCGGCTGGTCCGCGAGGCGGTCTGTATGGCCCGGCGACTGAATGATTTTGGGGTCTCGCAAGAGAAGCTTGACTGGGACAGTCCGCCAAAGTTCGTCGGTGACTAACTCCGGAGACGCTATGTTAACTTTCCTCACAAATCACGATTCGAGCGAAGCCCGTGAGTTCGCGGCCGGATTTACTGACCCTCAAGCCGCCTGGGACACCTGCGAGCGAGGCGACTGGATGCTGTGGGTCGCCGGCAAACTAAGCGGCAACCGCGAGTCGGCGGCCCGGCAGAAGCTCGTGCGGGTCGCGACCGAGTGTGCCCGGCTGGCTCCCCCGATTCAAGGCAGCGTGGTTCTAGAAACCGACCGGGTCCGGTCTCTTGACCTTTGCGAGAGATGGGCCCGGGGCGACGAGGGTGTATCGCTGGAGGACGTGCGAGCAGCCCGCCGAATTGTCCCCTTCGGTGGCTCTGCCGATACCGCCGTCGTCGATGTTGCTTTTGCGGTCTACGCCGACGCCTCTGGTGTCATCGACCGAGACACCTACGGCATCGCCTCGGCCGACAACGCCGCGGGTGCCGCCGCTTACAGGGCTGCCGTTTCGTACGCCGGTCACGTCTCCGGCTATCCGGTCGTCCACCCCGACGACGCCAATCTGAAGATGGTCCTCAAGGAGGCGGCGGATATTGTCCGTTGGCACTACCCGACCGTGCCGGCATGATTGACGCTGGGCGGTTCCGCGGCAAACGAATTCTCGTCGTCGGCGACCTGATGCTGGACGTGGACATTCGCGGTCGCATTGACCGGTTCGACGCCGCCTTCCCCGAATGCCCGGTGTTCACGGAGACTCACCGGGAATCCCGACCGGGCGGGGCCGGGGCCGTTGCGGCGATGGTCGAGGTGCTTGGCGGGGTCGTCCAGCTCGTTGCCGGTCCGGCCTCAATCAAGACCCGATTTTTGGTCGACGGCCGTCAGGCCTGGCGGCACGATATGGACACTTCGGGCGGGTTAACCACCGACCCCGTTCATCTCGTGTCTGAGGTGGATGTCGTCCTGGTGTGCGACCACGGGAAGGGCACTCTTACTGAGTCTCTCCTGCCGGAACTGATGGCGACTGCGGGCCGGCACAACGTGCCCGTTTTGGTCGACCCGGCCCGGGGACGGCCCTGGGACATTTATCAGGGTGCGACCCTCATCAAGTGCAACGAGCATGAGTTGGCCGGGATAGCCCCGGTCACCGTCATTACGAAAGGCGGGGCCGGCTTGGAACTCTGGATGTCGACTCAGTCAACAGGACCGGAGGTCCGGCAGTTGGCTTCGCCAACGGGAGTGAAACTCCCACAGTCACCATTGGCGACCGGAGCGCAGCTCCGGCAGGGAAGTGAGGTGTCCATCGTCCCCGCCCGCCCCTCCCGAGTTGTCGACACAACCGGGTGTGGGGACCAGGTACTCGCCGTGCTCGGGCTGTGCGCCGCGGCCGGCATTGGCTGGCTCGAGGCCTGTCGGTTGGCGGTCGTAGCCGCCGGACTCCAGGCCGAGCGGCGGGGGGCGGTCCCGGTCCGACCGGACGAAGTCCGGTCCGGTGTATGAGCCCTTTCGGAGAGTGTCTCCGGAGGAGCCGTGGCTGTATATCAGTGTAACTGCGAAGGTGCCCGGTCCCCGACCTGCCCGCACTGTTGTTCCAGATGGCCCACCCCGCGGGAATTTCTTCCGGGTGTGTTCGACCCGTTGACCTGTCCGTACGGCTCCCCGGCCCCCGCCGCCTCTCACCACGAAGCCCTGTGTGAACTAGCCGGCCGCCCGCTAGCCCCACCGCCGATGGGCGGGGCCGCCGTCCTCTACTGTGGCGAAGCCACGTACTGGACCATGTTGGCCGCCTCGGTCCGTGTGCTTCGGGACGTGGGCTGCACGCTGCCGGTCGAGGTCTGGTGGCGGTCGTCGGCCGGGAGCATCCGTCCGGAGGACGTCGAAGGCCTGAACGTGCGGCTGGTCGACGCGGACGCGATTGCCCGGGACCACCAAGACAACCGGGTCCCTCCGCGGGACGGGGGCTGGCCCGCCAAGCTCTATGCGTTGACCCACACCTCGTACCGGCACATGCTGTTTCTTGATGCCGACGCCTATGTGGCCGCAGACCCGTCCGTCCTCCTGGGCACGGGCCCGTTCGCGGCCTGGGAGAAGGGACTGGATTCGACCCGCTGGGACCGACTCGGCTTCGCCGCCCGACCACCGAAAGCCCCCCGGGGTTTTCAGGGCGGTCAGTTCGCCGTCGACCGACTCCTGTGCTGGACGGAGCTCGTCGTCGCCCACTGGCTGTGTCAGCACCGGGACTACTACTTTCCTGCCGGAAAATCACCCACCGAATGGGCCATTTACGGGGATGAGGATGCCCTCCAGGTGAGCTTTGCCTTGTCGGCGAAGCCGACAAGGGTGAATATTCTCGGGTCGGTCGAATACCTGAACGGCTGGGGAAGCCTCTGTCGACACGAAGGCCGTGTTCTTGTTGAGCACCCGTTTCACAAAAAACAGGTCCCGCAAGGTACGCCCGGCGAAGCCCGGTTCTTTCGGCACTACGCGGCCGTCCTGACCGGGCGGGGGGACTGACGTGCCGACTCAAACGTACAGCACAGCCGGCACCTTTCACTGGGTCTGCCCGGACGGCGTGTTCTTCGTCACCGCGGCTAACACCGGGCCGGGCGGGGGCGGGGCGTCGACCACCGGGGCGGAAGGGGGCGAGGCCGGCGGGGGCGGCGGGGGCGAGTACGCCACGGCGACGGTTGCGGTCACCCCGACTCACACGTACATGGTTGTCGTCGGGGCCGGCGGTCCGGCGGCTCCCTACGGGTCGAGTGGGTTCGACGGGTCCGGGCCGACCACCTTCAGCGGCGACACAATCACAGTTTCCGCGGATTACGGGCGGAAAGGGACAGGAACAGGAGGCGGGGCCGGTGGGTCGTCAGGAGGAACAGCCGGCGGGTCAGGCGGCTTCGGGGTCGGAGCAGTCGGGGGTGGTGGGGGGGGGAGCGGGTCGGCATCTGGAGTGGGTGGAAATGGTCAGCCGGACGGGACTGGAGGGATAGCTGGGACTGGCGGTGGAAATGGAGGTGCGGGTGGGGCACCTTCTGTCGCGGCCCAGAACGGGTTTTCTCCGGGTGGTGGCGGGGGTGGGGTGTACGCCGGGGCGGTTGGGAGCGGGGGGGAAGCTTCTCCGGCAGGGAAGGGAGCAGACGGACAAGTCGTACTGACCTGGGATGACCCCCCGACCAGCAGCCTTCCGCTCTATATTTGCGGGGCGTCCCCCGTCTCGGGCGGGCTGCCACTATGCGTGAGCGGGGACCAGGTTAAAAGTGGCGGGCTTCCCCTCGTCCTGCTCGGGTCGGCTCCCTTTTCGGGCGGCCTGTCACTTGTCCTCCAGGGCCCGCACCCGTTCAGTGGTGGGTTACCTCTGGTGGCGGTCGGGGCCGGACCCGTTAGTGGTGGGCTGCCTCTCTTCCTACACGGGGCGACCCCTCTTTCGGGTGGGCTCCCGCTTTACGTCGGTGCGGCCTTCGCTGTGTCCGGCGGACTCCCCCTATTCACCAAGGGCCCGATGCCAGTGTCGGCCGGGCTCAACCTGTACGTGAAGGGGGCACCTCCCTCGGCCGCGGACGGCCTTCCCCTTATTCTCGTTGGTGACCAACCCTGGCGGCAAGACGGGTTACCGCTCGTCCTCTGGGGCTCCCCCATCGGGTACGAGTCGGCCGGGCTGAACCTGTATTTGAGGACCGGCGAGGGGGGTGGGTTACCGCTCGTGCTATTGGGCCCGGGTGCTCCCTCCTCTGCCGGAATCCCCCTGGTCATTACCGGGGCGACTGGCGTGACCGGCGGCCTCCCCCTCGTCATGGCGAGCCCGGTCGGGCCCGGCTCGGGACATCTTCCTCTGTACGTATGCGGGTGGTGATGTGGCAGATTATCAGGTCAGTTTGAGTTACGCCGGACGGAAGCTGGTGCCCGCCGGGCAGGTGTCTTGGAAGCTGGTCCCGCAACGGTCCGCGGACGGCACTCGCCGGACCGGCGTCTTCCAAATCACGCTCAACGGCCGCCTGGTCGCCTTCAAGGGGAGTCCCGACCCGTCCCTGGGCGGCGATTTTTTCTGGCAGGGAAGCGGGTATCCGCCCGACCCCGACCCCGCCACGACCGACCCCTCGACGCGAGTGGCCCGTCTGCGAGACAAGATGGGTGCGCTCCGCGCACTGTTTAGTCAGGACGGGCAGACCTTTCTGATTCAGCCGGGCGACGGTTCGGCCCCCATCCGGTTCAACCCCCGTATCGGCGATATTGCGATTGATGAGGGGTCCTGGTTTCAAGATGCCAAGTACAGCATCTCGATGGAAGCCGACGTTATCTATTTCGGGACGACGGCTCTCGACGCCTCGCAGATGGGTCAGGCCGACAACGCCCCGAGCCACGAGTGGTCCACCGAGCAGGCGGACGACGTCGGGCGCATTTTCAAGGTCACGCACACGGCATCCGCGGTCGGCCGCCGGCAATACGACGGCAGCGGCAACGTGACGGCGGAGGGCTGGCAGGTCGCCCGGGATTTGGTCCTGGGAGGGCCACTGGCCGGGACCGGGGCCGCAACGCAGCTGGGGTTCGACTCGCAGTTTTTGACCGCGACCGGCGTTCTCAACCAGTCCTCGTTTCAGCCCTACAACTACGTGAGAGGCCAACAGGTCGACGGGCCGGGCGGGCGGTTCACGGTCACCGAGACCTGGACCTGTGTCGACCCGACCGCCGCGGGGCCGACCGGGCAGACTGCGGGTAAGGCGGTCGAAGATTTGACGGTCGAGAACCGGTATGATGTCGAGACGGGTTTATATACGGTCACGGCGAACGGGGTGGTGACGGGGCTCGAAGAACGAGACCCGGTCACCCGCAATTTTATCCGCTCGCGATACGACAATGCTCAGCTTCGCTTCACGGCCATCACCCCGTCGGTGCTGCTGGGAGTGTGCCAGAACACAACCGGGCTCACGCTCAACCCACAAGTAGTTTCGAGCACGATTGCCCGCAACAAAATCACCGGCGTTTTTCAATACTCGATGGTGTTTAACACGCGGGTCGGTAATACCGATGCGAGCTACCTGACCGAGTCCATCGAAATCGAATGGGAGAACCCGGCGGACGTGTTCGCGGAAATCGGCGTCGTGGGGCGGGCGGCCGGGCCCATCCTACAGGTGATTGGTTCGAAAACCCGGGCCGCGGTCACGGTCTCAGCCTCCATTCAGGTGCCGGTCGCCTATAACGTGTGGCCCACGATTCCCGTCTTTAATCCCTTGCCGTACGCCCTGACGGCCATCGGGCGGGTTCCCGCACAGATTTTCGTCGCGAGCGACAGGCCTCATTTTGATTTGAAGCGGGGTCATTATAGTCGGTCTACGACCTACGTATTTCAGTGAGTTACGCTTCACTCCACGCTCGCTATTTTTAACGTGCCTGAGTTTCCCAAATGGCATTTTTTCAGAGTCGGTTTTTCGGGTTAACTCTCCGCGATGTCAAGACTTCACTCGGGTGGGGAACGCAGCCGTCGACTTTGACGTGCCAGCTCGTCCAGGACGTCCTGAGCGGGGACCGGCTGACGGCTCCCCCCGTCGGCTCTCCTTGTTTTTTTGAGTTCGGTTCTTTGACGTTTTGGGGACTTCTCCAGCGATTGACGCAGTCCAACGGGGTCGACGGCCAAGTCTACGAGGCCACATTGATTGACCCGCGAGAGGTGCTCGAGGGAGCTCAGGTTATCACGAGCGGGTACGCGGGGACCGTGCCAGGCGGGCTGGCCAACGTTTTTAATGTCTACGGATATTGGGAGGCCCGGGGGTTCGGGCTCTCACAGTCGACTCCGGCAGGGATGCCAGGGGCTCTGGTGGTCTCGGCTTTGCGAGACCTGGCGAATACCTCGGGGCCGGGGGCATTTGGTGGGCCCCTCAATTACAAGGGCTATCAATACGGGCTCGACCTGAGTCAGTTGCCGACACCACCGGGTTATTATCGGCTCCCGGGCGGGTCGATGAATCTTTTGGATTTGGTCCAGACGATTTGCGAGGATTCGGGCTGCGACTTTTTTGTGGAGCTGGTCGGCCTGACCATCGTCGTGCGGGTCGTCTCGCGGTTCTTCCAGCCACCGCTCGGGACCATTACGGCATTGGCCGCCGGAGCGACTTTCTCGGGTCAGGCGGTCCGGACCGAGGCCGGGGTTGAGGCCCGGAATGAGACGACGTCAGTTTTGTTGACTGGCGGGGAAAAGACCGGGGTTTACATTACGTCCTCGCTACTTTCGTACTGGGGGACGGACGTTCTTGGTAATCCGGTGGTCGGGACGGCCGGCACACTATCGCCGTTCGGGACGGTCGAGTTCGCGAATTTGAATGCGGCCGACTGTGCGGATATCGTTGGGTCGACAACTTATCAGTGTAGCACTATCGAAATGCGGTTCGCCCTGTGGGGCGTGGAAATGTGGGCCGCTTTTGTCAATAAGTTCAAACCAGATATCGGGACCCTGATTGGGGATACGCTATATGGTGACAACGGGATTCCGTTCCCCGGAGGTGCCCAGCCGGACATGATTAAAGACGCCCCGGAGGTCGTCAACCAGAACGTTTCCGATGTGTTGGCCGACCGGAGAAGTCGGCTGTATGACTTGGTCCGGCGGTATGCCGAAGACTTTTATGGTAAGCAGTTTTTGGTCCAGATTCCGGACATCGCTGCCAATATCGACCCCGAAACCGGCATTATCACTTCCTCGATGGAAGTGTCACAGGCCGGCTATCTGGAATTTGGTGCCGCATCACTCGGCGTCCCAGAGACGCGACTGGACGTGCTCCAGCAGGAGGACGACCGGGTCGTGGCGTTCGCCTATTACCAGAACGTGGTCGGGGCGGACACCTCCCGCATGAACTGGGGTGAAACCGCCGTTGACGCGAACGGCCAACTCTGGTGTCGCGTGCAGGCATCCTCTCGGATTTTGTTTTTGCCCAATAATACGACTCCGTACGTACATGTCCGTCTCGGGGCCCCCCTCTACGACATCAACGCGGACCAGTTCGGTGACATAACGGTCCTTAAAAACATTTTCGGCCCGAATATTGACGAGACTGCAATCCAGAACGTGAACACATCTCTGACCGGAACGGTCGGGTATTGCGGAGTGCATCAGGCGGCCCGTTACCCAGCGGCCATCGGGGTGCCACTTAAATCAAATGTGGAAGTGTATGGACCATGGTTTATCGCCGGAACCCCCGGACGAGTGCGGGTCGAACAAGACCCCTCCCTGACCCCCTGGGATTACGGGTCGGCCGACGTGATGAATTTGGCCGGACAGGCTCGTGTACAGACTACGGTCACCAACCAGACCGTCCAGGAGTCAGGTGGGATTGTCGTGGCCGGAGCTCCGTCGTGGTCGCTCGGCAACACCATGACGACCGGGGGGCCGAACCTGACGAACCTCGAGGTGCAGTTCGGGCCGCAGGGGGTGACGACCTCGTATCGGTTCCAGACCTTTACCCCGCGGTTCGGCCTGTTCGCTCGGCAAAACGTCGAGCGGATTCGCCGATTGGCCCTGAGTGCGGTCGAGCAGAGGCGGCAGATTCGACGGGCACTCAACCGGGCCCTGATTGCGGCTTCGACGTTCGATAGGGCGGCCCGGGGAGCGAAAGCCAACAAGGAGTTCTGGAATAAAAAGCAGAGCCCGCACACCGTGCTTATGGCCCAGTCCATCGCAAACGGGGATGATACGCGAGCGTTTTCCGGGACCGAGACCTACGAGACATCGCTGTCGCTACTGAATCAGGGCGGCAGCTTTACGGACCGGGCCATCATGTCTCTGTCGGGGTTGGTCCGCGGGTTTTCCACGAACCGCAGTGGGGGCACAAAACTGGCCTACTACCCGCAGGTGGTCGGGTCCTCCTGTCCGATTACGCAGACCACGCTCGACCCGTTCCAGGCCGGGAACGATGTCGAGGTCCTGGCGTGGGGACAGAGTTATAGCGGGGCTCATGCCTACCGGCGGGGGGCGACAGCGGGCGACACACGGGCCCTGGCACTCCGCGGACCTCTGGTCGTCGCGGGGTGGGGCTGGGGGATTGATGGGAAGCCGGTGCCAGGAGACGGAAATGGTGGGTTCGCCTCGAATTATCTGAGACGGTCTGACCTGTGGCCGGCGGGCCCGCTCGAGGTGTTCTGGGACAAATGGAGGGGTGTCTGGACCGGACAGGCCCTTTTGTCAGCGGTCAACGTGGGGGACGTGGGAGCCGGCGGGACCGGCTGGGTGAATGTCGTGGGGTATACGGCACAGTCTCCGGGGCATGTACAGGTTTTCAACCAGTGGTCGAGCACGATTAAGGCCGGCAAAAAGTGTTTAATTAGCTGGGTGGGCAACGAGGGACGATTTCAGTTTGTCGCGGTGGATTGTTAGTGCAGTTCCGGCAGGGAAGGGAGTAGTTCGGTGTATTTTCCTGTGGATACTGTCTAAACGCCACAGGGACCAACCATGACCTCTCAACTCCTTCCGCCTAACTCACCGGATGACGCGGAGGGATGCCTGCACCGAACCGTCATATCCCTCCAGGTCGACGACGACGTGCCAGTGACCCCGGTGCGGCGGGGCCATCTTCACCGGGCTGACCAGAGCCAACCCACCGCGAAACTCGTACGAGTCCCCGCGGTCGTATTTGGCGAACTCGTGGTGCTCCAGAAGGCGGACGTTGGCCTGCTTATCGAGGCTGATTTCGATGACGCTTTCTGGGCCAATAATTCCCAAGTCGCGGTGCAGATAAACCATCATGACACGCCCTGGGGTGACGGTCAGTTCGCCTGACGGGTAACGCCGGCACTATTCCGGCCGTCCTCGTATCGGCATGACAACACGGCGAGTGTAACGAGAACTTATGGTCGACGCCAGAAAAAACTTGTCGTGACGGCGGAGAGGCCGACCGGAACGCAGTTCCGGCAGGAAAGGGAACAAGGGTAGTCCGGTGTATGAGACTGGCACAGACTATGTCTATTTCCTGCCGGAAACTATAAATGTCAGCTCAGATTACGTGGTGGGGGAGCGACGGCACGAACCTGAATAGCTTAGCCGGCTCTGGCATCGGCTTTTACGGGGCCGGCGGGTTCGGTGCGTCTGTTACAATTGGAGATTTCAACAGTCGGTCCTTCGAAACAGACGCAAGCGGCCTTCTTCAAGGCAACGAACTCTGGAACAACAAATATTTGAACCCGACCGGGGTCATTCTCGGCCAAACCGGGTCGGGAATTCCACTTAACTGCATCCCGAACCAACAAGCGGTGGTTAACCCTCGCTTCGTCGCGGATTCTCCTGTCCGTGTTCAAAACGCGACTTTCACGTTTTACGACCGAGTTTCCACGTCGAACCCGCCGTCTGGTCTTGTGGCTGTCGCGTACGAAGTCCGACATCCGGGCTCTGGCCAAACCCCCGACGGGTCTGGCGGGCCGGGCACGCCTGTTATCAGCGGGAATCACGCCTGGTGGCTGTGGGGGACCGGCACCCCCACTGGCGCAATGCCGCTTTCCGCCTCCCCGGGGACAAGCGGTCTGAGCCCGAGTGGGTCGAGTACAGTCGACACTCGCCATGACTATTATCTAAGTATTAGTACGAGCCCAACCACAACGGGCACAAAGCTATTTGCGTGTTCATTATACTTAGAATATCTTTAATATATTATAGTAATTAGCCGAAACAAAGCCCGGCAATTTGCCGGGCCCTTTTGTTTTACGGGACCATCAGGTCCGAATTGCCGATAGCTATAAACTGAATATTTATAGCGTTTTGCCCAATTTTTCCCACCTGCATATCATTTAGAACCCGAATGTCCGTCCGTTCGTCCCTGGACCGGCACGCGGGCCCAGGTCCCGGTCGGCAGGGCGAACACGGTGCCGTTTTCGGCCGCGAAGAAGTCGAGTTCCCCAGTCGAGTCGGGCTCAAGAGAACGGACCCTGAACACCTCTCCTGCCGGAACATCGACACTGTCCCAATCAGGCATACTGTTCACGAAGGCCTCAGGCACAAGCAGAACCGAAGCGGGGACGAGCAGGACGAGCGTGAACATCGGGCGGGTCCTCGGCAAGGTGCGCAGCGGGACGAATGGAAATCAGCCCCCAAGGGGGTTGACGCCGGCAGAATAAAACGCGAGGATAAAGCCCCCACGGGGTGAGGGCCGTCAGGGTTTCCAGTACAGTATCCCACTTGGGAAACCGTGTCAACTGAAAAACCATATGCAATCACCTCTGCTACAATCTGGCTTTGGCTTCAGAATGCCTAAAGATGCGTTCAGTGAGGAGTTACGGCGACTCAGAAAGGAATCTGGCCTGACCCAGGAAGAGGTTTCGGTTGCCGCAGATGTGCCCATCTCAACGTATCGGAACTGGGAAGGTGGACACCGAAGACCTGAATTGGCGGCGGCTTACCGTCTGGCAAAGGCCCTCGGTGTCGAGGTGTCGGTTCTCGCAAAGCTCGCTAACGAACATCCACTTCGCAAAAAACGAGAGTCCGGAGAAGAATAGGAACCGTTATGGCCACCGCCCTCGAAACCACCTGTCCGACATGTCAGACATCCTTTTCGCTGACATCTCGAGTGGTCAGCCGTAACGTGGTCTGTCCTGTTTGCAGGTCCATCGTCAAGGCTCAGCCAGTCAGGGCGAAAGAATCCGCCACTTCCTCTTCAGGTCCCTCTCTTGCCAGACGGGCCGGAAAATGGACCCGAAATAATGCGGCGATTGCGGCGATTATCGTGAGTGTTGGTGGAACCTCATTACTTATCTTCATAATTGTTTTGTTTTTACAGAACCGCACGATATCTGCTGACTCGGGCATCCTGACAACTCAACCAACAGGCCGGGCAAAATACGACATCTCGGGTCGGACAGGCCCCGAGCCGGCGAAGGCAACCGAGAGCGAGGAAACATACAAAGCCTGGCTGAGCCGAAAAGTGCCATCTCGCTGGACCGTCCACCGAGTCACGCTTTCCGACAGATACAACATCTCGAGCGCGACTTTTTTCACATACCTGGGTGGTGCCCGCTGCCGGTTTTCAGTTAGTCATATTAAGGCTTACGCTTGGGTCGTTACGGCCGAAGAGCAAGGTGTGGACGCACCACGGACCGCAGACATCACCTTCTTCCCCGATTACACTTACGATTACTTCTTCGCAACCGGACAAAACAAAAAATGGACCGAAGAAATCACGCCACAGGCAAAAGAACTTGTGGAATATTTCCGTTCAGTTCTTCCGGACTAAGCCATGACAACAGTGGTAATCCAAATAAAAAAGAATTCCGGGTCGCGCAATGTGTTTTACAGATTCTGCAAAAATCACAATCTTAACTATGAGGCAATTGAGTTTTATTCCCCAGATGGGGCCTACCACAAAAATACTGGAGCGATAAGGGCTTGGGCAGTGGTTAATGGTGAATTAAAAAAGTTACCGTATGTCTTTGTTGTTTCTGGCAAACTTGAAGCAATTGACGAACTTAGTAGGAGACCGTTTGTCGAACTGACCACTGAATCGAGCCGCCGTTCGGTCCTACCGGCCCAAGGTCAATCCAAGAAGGACGGAGCACATAGTCAAAGTCGGCACAGTTAGGGGATACCGATGGCAACACTCGTAGTTAGAATTAAAATGAAAGGAAGATGTCGTCGCAGTTTTTACGGGTTTTGCGAACTTCATGGCCTTGCTTATCAGGCAATCGAATTTTACTCGCCGAACGGAACTTACCGCAAAAATGACGGCACACCGCGAGATTGGGCAATAGAAAACGGCGAGGTCACAGAGGTTCCTTGCGTTTTTGTTGTCAATGGTGACAAAGAGAAACTCGAAATACTCAAGTCCCTAAAATGCACTGAGGGTTGCGAAGAAACACAAAAGGGATGTGTGCTGCCAGCTCAAGGTCAATCAAAGAAAGACGGGTCGCACGGCCAAGGTCGTCACAAATAATGAGCGAAGAGGTTTTTGTTGAGTTGTGGAATCGAGCAGAAACTTTTGAAGACGCCTGCCGCAGTATCGCCGAGTACGCCCGCAGCCACGGTCTTCCCGACCTACCCAAGGTGAAAGTCGCCGCCCGCGTGGCCGAGTATAGGCTTCGCGGGCTGGAATTAAAAAGGCAGGTTTCCGGCAGGTCGGCTCCGCCGACGTGACGAAGTCAGGCCCGACCATCCCCTGGGGACGAACCGGGCGTGTATTGCCAGTGCAGCTCGACAAGAGGGCCGAAGTCGTTCTTGTCGGCCGCCCGGATGGCCGAAAGGTACGTCGCTCGGATGGGGCTCACCTCACCCATCTGGGGCTCGGGCCAAACCGTGGGGTGGGCTCCGTGTCTCCGAAGCCAAATGTTCGCCAGCATCCGCGACCACCGACCGTTGCCGTTCAAGAAAGGGTGGATTTTGACCGCCCGGTAGTGCAGGAGGGCGGCGTCTTCGACTAGCGAGAAAGGGCCTTTTCCCCAGTAGGGGATGGTTTCGACGAGGTCTAGAACCTGAGCCTCCACGTCGTAGAACCGACATCCTAAGTTCAGGTCGCACTTCCTGGGAGTACCAGCCCAGGCCCAGACCTGTCCGAACATCTCCTTGTGCAACCCGAACACCCAGTCGAAGGTGAACGGGGCTTCGGCCGGCCTCAGCCGACCCACCAAGTATTTTGACGCGGCGACGGCGATATTTTCCGCCTCGACCTGGTTTAGTTGGCGGCGGGTTCCGACCCAGGGCAGGAGCAACCCGGACACGTCGTCGATGGGTGTTTCGCCGGGAACATGCCCCCAGTCAATTTTAGTCGTCATCCCACAACTTCCGTTTTTTTCCTGCGAGCAGGGTCGCGGTCGAGACCTCTACCAGACGTTCGAACCCGGGCCCGTCCACGCCCGCGGATTCGAGTCCCTGTGTTCCCTGCACGAGCTTGGCCACGTACCGGGCCTTGGCGGTCGCCCGGTCGCGGAGAATCCGCTTGACCGGAATCCTGCTCCCCGTCGCAAAGTCCACGCCGAGGGCTTTTGCGACGGACGCGACGTGTTCGAACCGGACCTTGGTCGGGTCGGCCAGGATGCGGTTAACGGTGGCGACCGGGACACCGCTCAGTTTCGCCAAACAACTGATGGTCATGCCGAGCTGTCGACGTCGCTTGTTGAGAAGTTTCATCTGCGTTACTCCCCCTTGAAATATATCACTGGTGATACAAAAAATCCAGAGCCGCTCGTTATCGCAGCGACCCCGAATCAGACGCAAGAGGAGCCGTCGCCTCGGGCATCCGCCGGTTGAATTCGCCGCCCATCATGCTGCGAATCTGGCGGTTGATTTCTGCTTTGACCGCGTCGGATACGCCCGGCTGGGCCACCGCACCGCCAACCAGATTCACGTCGATTTGCCCGGAATACTCGATGTGGGTCGGGATTTTGTCGAGCGACGTGACAAGCTTGTCCACTGTCGACTCGAACCTGCTGAACCCGCTATTCATGGTCGTAACCGAGTTGTTAAACCCGCTCATCCCCTCGTTAAATCGGGCCGCGGATTCGCCCATTTTGGCCGCCGCATCCGACGCCCGGCTCGACCCGTCCGAGCCGCCGGGGGACCCACCACGATTCAGTGACGCCAACCCGGACGCCCCGAGCGACTGCATGCCGGCCCGGCTGACGACACCTTCGCCTTTTTCGAGCATGGCCAGCGTGCTGTCGTAGTTCGGAGAACCGCTGGTCACCAACCCACCCGCTGCGAACCGGTGAATTGGCTCGGTCGGAGCGGACACCAAAAAGTGCCGGTCGAGCGGGGGGTTATTCTTTGGACGAGGGGCCGGGGCGATGGGCAGTTTGCCCTTGGTCGGCCGCTTGAGGGCCGCTCGCTGGGCCTTCTTCCACGCGACATCAGCCGCCCGCTGGTCGGCTCGCTCGGCCATCCGGTGGGCGACGTCGCGGTGGACATCCCAGAACCCACGGCCGAACTTTTGCATGAATAGGGCCTGGTCTTCGGCCTCGCGGTGTTGGAGGCGGGCGACCACCCCGCCGTACACCTCATCCTCACCGGGAAGCCCTCCGGCACCCGCGTAGGCTTGTTGCTCGAGGAGCGAACCGACCTGACGGCGGGCGTTGACCTGCGCGAGGTTCCTCGCCATGTACAGCCCCAGGTCTTCAGCTTTCAATTTGCCCTTTGCGATTAATGCCCGACCTTGTTTCTCTAGCTGGTGGTGCATCCGGTCCAGCCCGGCTTCCCCGTTCGGGTTATAGCTTGTCTCGAAGATGGCCTTTTTGTTGGACTCGGCGAATTTAGTCCGAGCGTCTTTGATGGCTTCGCGGTAGAGCCGTTCTTCGGCCGGGGTCTTCGACTTTTTTAGAGCCTCTTTATAACGGGCAATGTCGCCCTCAATTTTGTCGGCTTGTTTGTGATTCCACCCACCCAGGAAAAATGTGTCGAACGGATTGGTCGCCCCCTCCGCTGCCGCTCCCCGCTGAGCGCGTTCCATGTCACGAGCTCGAGCTTCATCCTCTTTAGTGAGCTTTCGAGCCACCCCACCGGCAGCCAAATACTGGGGCACCACCCCGCCCCGGGCGAGTCCCAACCAGTCTGCGGCCGATACCATTCCTTGGCGGATGGTTTCGTAAGTGCCCATCGCCCCACGGATGATGCGTCTCTTACGGTCGTCCCCGTCCGCCACAAATCGACTGTCGTCCAGAGGGCCACGGGCGTTGTTTATCGCATGGAGCAAAGGCCGGTTGGCAACTGATGACTTTGCATTAATAATATATTCATTTGGACTTAACATCGCTGGAACAACATCGCTGCCCCTGGGCGACCAGTTAATAAGTCCGCCCTGGGCCCTGTGCTGGGGCTGGGCCGGCAATTGTTTGTTCAAATCACTCAACATCGTCCCGAGGGCAGCTAGCTCCTTGTTGACGTTTCGTAGGTTCTCGTCGAGTTTGTCCAGCCCCTGAATGGACTCGGATTTTTTCTCAGGGTCCAAGGCCGACATAAGCTTAGCACGGTCTTCCCGGTTGATGCCGGCGAGTCCTTCAGGGCTGATTTTTCCGAGCCGGAGTTCGCCGGCCGCCTTGTCCATTTCGTCCCGAGCCCACCCCTTCACCGTATCAACCCGCCGGAAAACGGCCCCGTGGAGCCGCTCGGCGGCGACATCATTCATCGTGTCCTGCCGTTCTTCGGGAGTCAATGACCGGCCGAGCTCTTTGGAACGGTGGCCCAACTTCTCGTTGATGTCCATAAACAGGGAACCATTGGCGGCCTCGTCGATGGCGTTCGATTTGTACTCCGGTAGCAGGTCCTTGCCGATTTTGCTGCTGTCCAGAATCCTGGAGAAAATCAGTCTCCGTTCTTCCCGGCTCGCGTGCAACAGGTCGGTCTCGTTGCCGCCGGCCGACCGCTGCAAATATCCCCGGGCCTTTTCGCGGTCCTCCCCCGGTGCGTTCACCTCGTCAAGCTTCTCGAAATACTTTTTCAGGTCGGGGAAATATCGTTGAGCTTCCTTTACGCTCGCATCTGTTCCTTCAATACCCACCGCTCCGAGTACCTTTCTCAGATTGACCTGCTCATTGAGCCTGTTTTTTTCGAGGGCCTGCGAACTAATCATTGACTGGGTCTGCCGCCGTTGTTCGTAAACGGACTGGGTGGCGAGTCCGGAAACGACCGTGTCCCGGGCCCCCTGGACGAACTTCTTGACCCAGTCGTTCGCCTTGACTAGGTCCGCCGCGATGCCGCCCTGGGCCCGCACGCTTACCCCAGCAACCCGAGCATTTTCGTCAGTGAGTTTCTGTCGCCCCCGCCGCATCTCGGGCGGAACAATCCCCGTGTCCTCGAGCACGAAATTCCGCAGGCTGTCCCCAGTAAACCCGTTCTTGAATTGAGAGGGTCCAATGTCGTGAGAGGCCTGTATGAACAATCGCTTGTTTTCTTCCGACATCCTCTTAAACAACTCCGGGTCTTGGGCGACCTGAGCGGCCAGCGTCTGCCCTCGCCGCATTTTTTGGCGTTCTTCTGGACTCGCCATAATAAATTTCTCCGCGAAACTCAAACGATTATCGCGGTCACTATTAATGGTGTTGAGTCGCTCCTGAATGGCGGCCCCCCTTTTTCCCGCGTCGGCCAGATTCCGAAGGGCTTCCTGCAAATTCTGGGTCCGCTGGACGGTTGCCTCGAACTCTCTCGACAACTGCGCAAAGCGTTCGGGATTACCTTCGGCCTTATCCTTGTTAGTTTTTATCGAGTCGAGACTTTGCCGTTCTTTCTCCAGCAAACTCGAAATACCGCTGACGTCCTCGTTACGGAGCCCAGTCCCCGCCAACAACCGGGACTGTCGAGCTTCGTGCGGTGCGGTCAGGTCTTCGAGCGATAAAAACCGACTCGCGTCACCACCCCCCAGGCGTTCCGACCGGCTCACCGCCAGGGCCCGCGTGAGCCCCAGACGAGCTTCGGCAAGTCGGTCCTGTTCGGAGCCGACCGTGCTCGCGTTCTGCCGCACGGTGGATAGGCCGGTCGCATAGGCCAGGTTCGCCTCCTGGATGCGGCGGGCAATCTCCTGGCTGTAAGCCGCAGCCTTGGCGTTATCGACGTTCAGGTTTTTGGCCGCCCCCTGCGTATCGTGCCCGATGTAGGGCAGGGCGTTCCCGCCGTGTTGCTGGTCCAGTTTCCGGACCTGAGAACTGACGTTCGCGATTGCCAGCCGCAGTTCCGGGTTCTCCTTCAGGGCCTTCTCCCGAGCCTCGTCCGACATTTCCGGCAGGAGAGATTCCCGCAGGCCCTTCTCGACCCGCGTGTGCGTCGTGTGCTCGGTCGAATTCCCTTCCCGGACGAGCTGGTCCAGAACGCTGGGCAGAATTCGGGCGATGTCGTCGGCGGCCTGACTGCTCCTGACCAGTCCCTTCCCTGCCGGACCGAGCATTCCCCCGACCACGCCGAGGGCCTCGCGGAAGCCGCCCGGGTTGGGGGCCCCGAGAATACCCAGGTTGTTCGCGTAGTTCGGGGCACCCACGGGCGTGTGCCCGCCAAACGCGAGCATTGGTAAATCTAGTTTGGTCTTAAAATCATTCAATGATGCAGAAACGGCATCGAACGCCACGACCAGCCGACCCGCCGAGTGCGCCTGCCGCTCGCTCACCACCCGGGCGTCCTCTACGGCCTTCTGGCCGGCGAAGTTTCGCTGGGCCTCACGCACGTCCTGTGCCATTTCGTTTAGGATTTTTGCCAGCGGCACATTGCGGATGTCGGCAACCACTCTCAGCAGTTCACCCCGGACGCCCTTATTGAGTTCGTCCACCAACTCCTCGGGCCTCGCCTCCGGCCGGGCCTTGGCCAGTCCGGTCGCTTCGGACGACAAAATACTGGCGAACCCACCCGCTTGGTTCGCGAGGGCTTTGCGGAGTTCGAGAGTCTGCGCCTTGGCCAACACGTCCGAGTCCGGCGTTTTCCGCCAGAAACTGCTCGAATTTTCGAACGCCCGCGTGGTCGCGGCTGCTCGGACCTCCCGAATATCGCTGATGATGCCGTACCGGTTGGCGCTCATCAGGCCTTCCTTGCCCTCGACCACCCGCCGCAAATTCTCGTTGAGGTGTTCGGTGGCGTTCGCCGCCTTGGCCTCGGCCAGGTTCTTCGAGGCGTCCTTTAGAGAGGTCGTAAACCCGTAAACCGCCCCGATGGCTCCGCCGATAGCCGCCCCCCACGGGCCGAACACCATCCCCACGCCGGCTCCCATCGCGCCGTACTGGAGGGTCCCACCCGTCACCGTTTGGTTCGTAAAAGAGGATTCGGCACCACTGTTGCCGACCGCCCTCGCCGCCGCTCCGTCTTCCGGGCTGAACGCCTGACCGATGAGCGGAGCGGCCATCATACCGGCGTAAGCCGCCCCCGCCCCGCCACTTCCCCGGATGCGACCCAGGGCACCCGACCCGACGGACACGACTCCGGCCGCCTGTCGACTCAGCCAGCCCCCTTGTCCCAGTCGGTCGGCCAGCCGCCCGAACCGCCCCCGGCCACTTTCATCAATCGTGCCGCTGAACCAGCTCCGCCGGGTCGTTTCCGTAATCTGTTGACCCAGGTCGGCGAGCCCGACAACTTTCCCGTTCCTGTTTCGAATCACCTGGGCGTTCGTCCGGTACGCCTCTGCCGCCATTTCCTCGGCGATGGCCAGTCGTTCTTGGGCCTTGAGGGCGGGGGCCAGTGTCTGAAGCTGTCGACGAATCCCCGCGGCTAACTCATTCTGGGCCTTTGAGACCTCTCGACCGGCTAGGTTGGCGGTCGCAGCGGGGGCCAGGCCGCCCAACCGGTGCATCTGGGCCGCATCCAGGGACGTAGCCCCGCGGGCATTGGCGATATCGGCGAATCCGAGTCCGGTCGGACTGAGCGGCCGGTCCCGGAACCGTTCCCCGGCCAGGAGGTCGTTCAGGCGGAGACGGGCCCTGAAGGTATTGACGGCACCGTCACCGGGACCGTTCGGCGGGGCCACCGCCGGCAGACGCCCGGCCAAGAAATCGCGGACCGTCAGCGGGTTATAGGCCACCGACCCGCCCGGCCGGTACTGAGTTTCACGGTGTCGGTACGGGGACGGTTCCCCCTCGACACTCAGGAGGGACGCAGCCGCGTTCGGCGTGATGGGGCGGCCGGGAGCATTTCCGAAACCGTACGTGGGTCCGACCGGACCGGGTTCGCCCGGCCGGTATCCGGGGCGGTTCGTCGGGGACTGGCCGCGTCCGATGGCCGGCATGAGGCCGTACGGGGCCGGGAACAAACCCGTTTTGGGAGAGGACGGGGATTCGACCCACGGGTCCGTCCGGAAGCCGATAGGGGACCCGGCGACCGGGTCCCGCAAATTTCTCATTTCCTGCCGGAATCGCCGTTCCACTTCCTTTTCGGCGTACCCCGGGATGACGGCCCCCCGGCCCCCGCTCAGGTGGACGTAGCCGGGCGGCAAAGACGGGACGTGAACGAGCGGGTACGACGGCCTGTCATTATTTGACGGAGCCGGACTTCCGGCAGGAGAGGGAGGGGCCGGCGGTGGGGGCGGAGGTAACGGCGGCTGGCTCCCCGAAGTGGCTGGACCAGTTCCGCCGGCCTTTCTCGCCTTCAGCCACGCCGTGAGGGAGGCCGGGTTGCCCAACTGGACGCCCGCCGTGTCCCCGGTCGTATACGCGGCAGTTCCCTTGAGGGCCGCCTGGCGAATTTCATTGGCCTTCGCCTTGCGACGGGCCACTTCCTCCTCGGTCCTGCGGACCTCGTCGGCACTCAGTCGCTGGAGGGCTTCCTCCGCGGCGGCCGGGGCATGCCGCTTGTGCGAATCGGGGTTGTTCTCGGCACTGGTCAGGCTGACGCGACTGAGGTTTTTGCCGCCGAGCCGCCCGGCACCGTAGTGCTTGTTGAGTTCGTCCTTGACCTTTCGCTGGGCGGCCCGGAATATCAAGGCATTAATATTGCCCTTCGAGGGGTCGTACCCGACCATCACGGTGCGGGCCGCGTCGTGGACGGCCCCCAGGGCGTCTTCCCGGCCGAACGTGGGGTGATTGCGGCTGAGGTTGGCCGCGAACCGCTCCAATAACCCAGGGTTCTTCTCCAGGTACTGGGTGAAAACGTCCCGCTGATTGTTAGTGAGGGCGGTCCGGGTTTTCGGCCGAGCCCGGCTCGCGAGTCGGCCCAGAACCGCCTGAATCTGGTTATCGCCCTTCCCGGTCAGGAAGTCCGCATGGGCTCGGGCGAATCCCTCCTTGTCCGAGTACAGGTACTGGGATTCTTTTTCGCTCAGGATGCGGCCCGCCTTCAGCATCTTTTCGCGGGTCGCCACCACGTTAGCCTGGGCCACCTGCCTGGCACTGTCGTCACTGAGCGAGGCCGCCTTGCCGCCGCCCACCTTATAGTCGACCGCGTGCCCCAGCTCGTGGGCGAGCACCTCACGAAGTTCGTCGGCCGTCTTGATGCGGTCCTGGTTCAAGAACAGGTTCCCGCTCTTGTTGGCGTACCCGCCTCGGGCCACCTTCCCGGGCTGGACCGCCAGCGAGCGATTGAAGAGAGCCAGGGTCTCTTGGTCCAACCCTCGGTGGTTAACAATAAGACGCTTGAACAGACTCTTATAGTCAATGCCGGTCTTTGTTTGAAACTCTTGGAGGATGCTGTTGATATTGGCTTCGGAGACGACCCCACTCGCCCCGGCACTAATCAAACCACCGTCGGCGAACCGGGGAAGTCGGCCCGTCCGGTTCATGTAGCGGACGCGGTTAATGCCTAGTCCTTGGACTGCGTTGCGGTTCAGTACGAACTCGCCGTCCTGCGCAAGAATTTCGACACTATCAACGCCCCGAGTTCCGCCCCGTACCTGCCCGCCGCCCGCGAACTTCCGCTGTGGTTTTAGGCCGAGTGGAGAACCTTGCACGACGGCGACTTGACTGCGTTCGGTCTGGCGCCGCTGGACGTATTCCAGTAGGTCGTCCTGGCCCACGCCCGTGGCGAGCGAGAGAGAAGACACGAGCTCGGCGACCCGCTCTCGTTTGCCGAGCGTCCGCCCCACTTTGCGGCCGACCGCAGCCACACCGCGACCGACGAACCCGCCGAAAGCGTACCGCGGGAATCGACCCGTGCGGTTCAGTTCCTCGACCCGCCCCCGCCCCAGTCGGTCCACCGCGGCCTTCCGCAGCACATACTCGCCCTCCTGGGCCATGATGGGGACACTGTCGACGCCGGGGGTGCCGCCGTGGACCGGGCCGCCGGCCGCGAAGCGGCGGGTCGGAGCCCGCGACGACCCGTACAGTTCGGGGGTCAGCACACCCGTCGCAAACCGCCCGGCCCCGCCCATCAGCCGTCCGATACCCAGGGCCGCGACTACCGGCAGGAGAGGGCCCAGGGCCTTGACGAGTTCCGAGGCCGCTGTGGCCGCCGTGGTGAGCCCGTCAGAAAAAGCCTTAAAACCTTTTGACTGAATTAAATCATTAGCTAATTGCTGATAAGTTTCTTTTACCTTAGTTAATTTTGCGATAAAAGAATCTTGCCGAATTGCGGCGGCCGTCTCTATCGACGCCGCCCCCAGCCTGGCAACATTAAGTGCTTTTTGCGATTCCCCGAACTGCTGGATTAACGGCAGGACGCGAGACACTTGCCGGATGCCGCCCAGGTCTTCCACTATCTGGGCGTACCGGAAATCGGTGCTCCGGAGTTTACTGAGTCCTTCCGAAAGTCGCTGCACGGCTCGGAACTGGCCCACGAACTGGTCGGTCAAATCTTCCTGGCCGAGGGCGCGGGCTTCTTCCTTAGTATAACGAAGGTTAATTCCTAATTGTTTTAGATTCTCTATAGTATCAGAGCGTTGCACATAGGTGAATATGCTCCGGAGCCCGGTCGCGATTTGGTCGGCCGATTCCCGCGTGGTCGCTCTGACGCTTGTAAAAAGTGCCAACAGCTCGTTTAGTTGCCCTCCGGCCGTGGCAAACGCACCGCCGCTTTTTTGCACGGCAGTGATTAAATCCTGGCTCTCGACAGCGAAGGTCGCGGCGACCGCATTTACCGAGCCCAGTTGGTCTTTCAGCTTTTCGGTGTCCTTGCCGAACTGCTGAAAAATCGCAATCATCCCCTCCGTGGTTTTGCGGGCGTCCGCGAAGGACGGACTGGACAAGGCGAGGGCCAGTGTCTCAATAGCCTGAGCACTCTGTCGAGCATTAAGACCAGCTTGTACGAAACTCTCCGCCCCGGCCGCCAAATCGCGACTGGCCACGCCGTATGTGGTCGCCAGTCGGCCAATCTCGGCCCGCAGGCGAGACACGCCCCTCTGCCCATCGTCAGACACTTGCAATAGCTTATTCATTGCAAGGTCAAATGAGATTGCTTCCTTTCCGACCGCTTTGAGGGCATTAACAGCCGCGAACATCCCACTGGTCGCCACGCTGAAGGCCACGAACCTGCGGCCCGCAAGGGAGACCTGTCGGCCGAAATTTGTCACCGAGTCAGAGGCCTCGGCGTAGGCCGCGGACGCCCGGCGGGCCGCTCCGGCAGAGGTGGTCAGGCTCGCGACAGACGCCTGGGCCAGGGGGTTCACCCGGGCGTAGGCGGTCGCCATCTGGCTGATTCGACTGGTTGTCGATGCCGCTTCTCCACCAAGGCCTCGCATGGCCGCCCGCAAAGCATTCATGTTTTGGGCGAGCGCGGCAATTTCACTTTTGGCTCGGGGCGAAATTTCCAGGTCGATTTTTCCCGACAAGCCGCTAATTGCCCCTTGAATTTGCGAGCGAATGACAGAAGTCGCGCCGCGGGCGAGATTTAAGTTAATCTGGGAGTTAATCAAAAACACGTCTTATTATCCAAATTTTTCGCGAGTCTCCTTCTGGTTAATACACCGCCCGATTCCGCGAGATTTGTTACCGTGCGGCGTGAGCCAACCTGTCTTTTTAAGTTCGGCAAAAACAAGATTGACCTAGCTGTTTTTTACGCTAAAATATAATCCAGAGGCAATCCATCGGAGGTTTTTACGACATGAGCGAAGTCGAAGCGAAACCCCTTGGTGAGGGGGACCGGTTTGGATTTTGGGCGGTAATCAAAAGGGACACAAAAAGGAATGGGAAGTGGCATTATATTTGCCGCTGCGGCAAATGCGAAGGGCTTGTTTCGGTACTGAAACGCTCTTTGCTTCTCAGCAAGAGCACGCAGTGCGCCGCATGTGCCCAAAAAGAAAGGACGAAATACAAAAGAGAGATTCAATCCGGGGAAATGTTTGGCTCGTGGAAGGTGCTGCGTATCCACTCAAAGGATGACACGTCCAGGGTTAAATATGTATGCCTTTGCACAAAATGCAATAGAGAATTTATTATCTCGTGGTCATCTCTTACTTACAAAAAAAGCGAGGCCTGTCGTGGATGCCAAAACAAAGAAAAAATTTGCGATAATAACAAAATACCACCAGGAACAAAGTTTGGCTTCTGGGAAGCCCTCTATTTCGATAATTCACAAAAGGGGAATAGATATATTTGCAAGTGCCATCGGTGCCAAAGCGAGCATTCAATTCCAGCTACTTACTTGAGAAATAACAGAACCAAACAGTGCGAAACATGCTACAAAAGAAAAAAGGGGAAATTGAGCTCAAAATGGACCGGATATCAAGACTTGTCAGGCAGTATGTTCGGAAGGTATAAAGCAGGGGCTAAATGGCGACAAATTGAATTCAACATAACAATTGAATACGCATGGGGCCTATTCGTTAAGCAAAATGCCCGCTGCGCAATTAGCGGCGTACAACTTCATATTAAGCCGAGTGAAAACAACGAGGTAACCGCCTCGCTAGACAGAATCGACTCTGCCGCCGGATACATCGTCGGGAATCTCCAATGGATACATAAAAAATTAAATGCCATGAAAAGTGACTACTCAACTGAAGAGTTTATAAGTTGGTGTCATTTAGTCGCCGAATCTAACCCTCGGCCAAGTCAAAAACTCGCGACCGAACCAACAACCGCTGCCTGAGCCGCCAATAAAAAAGAAAAAGAGGAGGGGTCGTCCCCTCCTCTCCCGACCAACCATTAAGGTCAATAACCGGGTCAGTCCGCCTTAAACCCAATTGTCTGCTTCTCGACTTCCCCGGCACTGTCGATTTCGCACGGGTCGACCCACTGACAACAGCGAGTCTTCCCGTCCCACCAAACGACTTCGTAGGACAGGGCGGCAGACCGGATGCTAGCGGCAGTTACCTGAGCCGCCTGGCCGCCGACCAGTGTGACTTTCTGGCCGGGCTTGATAATGGTCACGCCCCAGCCCCCCAGTCGTCCTCGACCTCGAAAGTCTCGGCCTCGCCCCCCTGCCCTTCTTCTGGCAGAGGATTGCCGTCTTCCCCAACCGGATTCCCCTCCACGTCACACAATCGACCTTCTCGGTCGACCAACGCCAAGTCCTTGTCCCGAATCATCCGGTGCTTCAACAGGAACTGATTCTCGACCAAATTCCGCTCGTCCGCGTCCGGGTCGTACCCGAAGTACAAGTTCGCGAACTCCTCGGCCGCCTTCAGGGTGTCCGGGTCCCCGCCGCGGGCCTTGTAGTCCTCGACGTCCTTGAAGTAAGCCTTGCCCGTGTCGGCTACCTTGACGCACCGGCTGGCCAGGAAGTTGAACCGGTCCTGGTTGGCGAGCCCCTCGGCGGTCAGCGACTTGAGCCGCGTGAAATCGCCCAGGAGGCGGACCCGCTCGACCCGGGCCACCCGCATATCAATGGCGGCTCTTCGAGCCGCCGACAACTTCACCCCCTTCTTGCGGACCCGCCCGTTCGCGTCGGGGAGCGTGGCCTCGCCGTCCTCGAGGCGGCGGTCAATCTCCTCCAGCTGCTTTTGTTTGGCGTCGTCCCACAGGCCCCGCTTCCGAACCGCGTCCCACAGGGTGGTCTCGAGGAGGATGTCCGGGTCCTTGGCGTACCGGCCCCAGGCCTTGGCGTACTCGAGGTCCGCTTCCTGCCGGGTCTTCTGGTCCGGGCGGACGGCCACCAGCTGGAGCTCGACCCCGTCCTTCTCGACCTCGAACTCTCGCTTGTTTTGCGTCGACACTTTTTCAAAACCCTTATTACAGACTCTGGCGTTTTACACTGATGCGAAGCATCAGATATTACCCACTCTTCAAACGCGCCCGCGTCATCGCCGCCAATTGCCCCTGGATGGTCCGCTGGCTGTCGGGCATGTCGGATTCTTTAACAGAGCCCGCCCGCCACAGGCAGGCCATCCGCTCGTTCTTCAATGCGGCGGCCTCCGCGGTCATCAGTGACGATATCTCTTCGCGGTCTTCCTCCGTCAGGTGCCCGGTCTCCTCGCCCGGCTTGGCCCCCACAATGAACACCTCGCCACTATTGGCAATCTGCTCGTTCTCCAGGGCCGCGTCGGTCCGGGTCAACGTCACCGTCTTCTCCCGCTCCTGTTTCTTGACCAATAACCACCCGTCGAACGCATCGTCGTCACTTATGACGTCGTCCGGGGGTCGCTCCGGGTCCTCGTAACACTGGTCGTACAGGCGGGTCCAGCTCACGAGGGCCCGCTGGTCGTCACTGAGCTCGGCCGCCGGCCGCCCGAACACGCTCCCCTCACCGTGCCGGCAGGCCCACACGGTCCGCCAGGGGTCGGTCCTCGCCGCCTCTCGCAGTTCGGCCTCGGACGGCCTCTGTTGCTGAAACGCCCGCACGGCCTGGTCCAGAAGTGGCCCGCAGTCCCGCCAAAAATCCTCGCGGGGCCAGACGGGCTCCCCCCCGGCCCTCAACAGGCACCGGCCGACCAGATAACGCTGGCGGGCGATGGTCGCGGCCCAGGTCGCGGTCCGGTCGTCGAAGCGGTGCCGGCGGACCAACAGTTCGCCAATCAACGTGCGGGTCCGGGCGAGCATCTCGCGGGCGGCGTCCCGCTCCCGTTTCCGGCGGCCCGACTTGTAAAGGCGGATTTTGAGCTTGTCCAGGTTCCCGCGGGCGGTTTCGAGTTCTTCCTCGTCGGTCGCGGACCAGTGCCCGAAACTCACGAGCAATCCAAGAACTTCGTCTTCGCTCAGGAGGCCGTCGAATTCGGCCTCGCGGAGGACCTCATCATAAACTTCGGCTGCCCCGTAGCGGTCGAGCGGGGTCGGACTGGTCACCCAGAAAATCTCGCGACCGGCGTCCGTCCTGAGCACCAGCCGGTCCCGCCCGGCAAGAATCCGGTACACGAGCCGTTCGCGGTCCTTGTCGTTCATGTAAGGGTATTACCGGCAGGAGAGGGGCAATGGTCGCAAGGCGAGGCGCAAGAGCGACTTGTTATTTAAGGGTGTCCCTGGTCTACTTCCCTGCCGGACCTTCGGTCCCGTCGGTTGCGCCGACTGTGGAAGCTTCGCTTCCGTTGACGAAGTCAACTGCCGGAACTGTATTTCCAGTGAACGGGCCGCCCCGGGACCGTTCACGCACGAAGGGCAGGAGCCAAGCCCCTACCCTCCGTTTGTTATTCACAAGTGGCGCAGCCACTCTTAGGCCCGAAGAGCGACGGTTGGGTCGGCGGGGTGACTTACAGTCAAAGTATTCCACCCTTGGTAAGAATATGTAATGGTCGCGTTCCCGCCGCCCCGGCCCGCGTTCCCGCCGCTCATGTTGACCGAGGTCAGGCGGTTTTGGGTGCCCATGTCGACCTTCGTCCCCTCCTGGGTGGCCACGTAAATGTGCTCGTCCTGGGTGTTCTGGTAGTTCGCATACACCCCGGCCTGGGTGGCGGCCACGTGGTCCCCATCCTTGGCCATGATTTCGATGGCGGTCGTGGTTTCGACCGGGAAATCCACGTAGCGGAAGTAGGGCCCGAACCGCCCGAGTTCCAGCATGTCGTTCCGGCCGAACGAGGACGAAATCCGGACTGACTGGATGCCCACGGTGAACGACCCGGACCCCGTGTCGTCGTTGGTCCCCGAGCTCGAAATCCCGTAGATGGACTTCGGCCACAGGCACCCCGACATAATCATATTCTGCCGGCGGTTGACCCCTTCCGGGGCGGCCGGGGAAGGGCTCGACACGCCCATCCCGGCGGTGAACCCCGTGAAGCTGAACGAGCCGGTCGCCCAGACCTTGTCGTTGCCGACGAGCGTGACGCTCTCGCGGCTGGCCCCCTGGACCTGGAAGTCGTAGCCCAGCTGCGACACGTACATGCCGCTGCAAATCACCTGCGAGAGCTGGTTCCCGCTGGCGGTCGCGTTCGTGTCGGCGAACACGCCAATCGCGATGTTGGCCCGCTGGTTCGACCGGCCGACCAGGGTTCCCGCGGTCGCGCCCTGGGTGCAACTGTGCCAGATGAGCGGGTAGCCGTCCAGGCACTTCTCGAGGGTCACACTGATATCGGGTACGCCGTCGACATTCTGGTATACGGCCAACTGTCCGAGTTCGAAGAATTGTTCAGGATTAAAAGAGGTATTAATCCCGACACTCTGAACACCTCTTAAAGTCGTGTAAGAGGTCGGCGACAGGTCGTAGGAAGCAACCCCCACAGACTCAGCCGCATAATAGACTCTGTGATTCAAAGACATATACTAATACCGCCTGTTTGTCTGGGGTAGTCTCTTCACCACTCCCATACACCAAGGCGGTCAAGCACCATCAACTTCCAGCGTCAACCTCACGGTCGACCACCACACTTTTCGGCCAATATTCTCATTGTCGTGCGACGTGACTTCGGGCACGCGGATTTGCAGCCAGGGGTAGGTCTGGCACAACTGAGGATAGGTCAAAGCGGAGGGGGTCGGCCGCCCGTACGGGTCGAGCGGGAGCGGGGCCGCATTGCGGTCGAACGACGGGATTCGCTTGTCCCGCTGTTTGACCAGCATCGCGTTCAGCCGCTTGCGGTCCCACGGGGTCTCGGCGAATACATGAACTAAAAAATTCTCGCTATAAATCTGGGCCTCGTTCCCGAGCTCGTACGGGTAACCGGTCCCGTTCAAGACGGATTCGACCACCAGACACGGCAACTGAATGCGGTTCTGGGCCGGGACCGCCCAGGCCCCCGACGAGTTCGGCCCCCACTGCGGGTCGTCGGTCCGGAGGGAGCCCGCCAACAGGGACTGAAACCACGGCTCGTCCGACCGGCGGACGCTCACGAACCGCGGGCTGTACGCGGCCTGGATGACGGTCCCGGTCGGCACGGCATTTTGGAAAAAGACCTGCCCCAGCGGGTAGTTCACGTAGTGGGCGTACGTGCCAGTTGTGGACGAGCTCGGGTAAAACGTGCCAGACACCCACAGGCCGCTCACCGGAATCGGCTGGGTGTCGCGGGGGACCCCGCTCTCCCAGCACCAGTCGCCGCGGTGGGCTTGCCAGACGGTTCCGTCAGGGAAGCGAGGGTCGGCGGCCGGCTGGAGACGCGACCGGTCGCCCCCGTACGCCCCGAACTGGCCGACGCCCACGTTCTCGTAGGCCCCGACTTCCAGAAGTGCCCAGTTGAGCCACGCCGTTAAATTGCCCTCCAGTTGTTCGGTGGGCAAATAGGACCCGTACTCGCCGATGCCGCCCTTGAACCCGTAATCGCTCATAACAGCTTTCGGGCCTCCCGCTCGAGGAACTGGAGCAGGCGGGGGGCAGCCAGTTCGGCGGCCCGGGTCAGCCAATTCGACCGGGCGGTCCCGGCGTACGCGGGCGGGACCCGGAACGGGGCGAGTTTTCCGCCGGCCTTACGTTTGGCCATAATCAGTCGGCCGGTCCGGCTGTAAGAGGGGTCGGCCCCGCTGAACAGCCCGTACTCGGTCAGCACGACGGTATCCCCGGCGAACAGCAACCACTTGAGCCACTCGACGGGCGACGACTGGCCCTTGGCGTTCGTCGACAGGTAATACGCCCCTTCGGCCCCCAGGGCGTCCCCGAAGTCCTCGCGGATGGCCCCGGCCCACACCCCACCTAGATACTCTCCTGCCGGAGGAATCACCTCAACCCGGGCGGCGACCTGAATGGCCCGGATAATCGAGGCGACAGCCTCCTTCCCGTCGACCACGCCAAACTCCTCGCGGAGTTGGCCGGCGACGAGCGAGCTGTACTCGGAGGTGGCACGCAGGGCTTCGGCAACGGTCTCGCGGACTTCCGGCAGGAGAGTCTCAGCCAGGGTCCGTAATTTGGGTACGGCCTGCCGCTGGAGCTCAACCAGAATCTGACCGGGGAGGCGGGCAAGGTCGGCGTCGACCGTGACGGTGATGGCCATTATGGAGCCCGCTTCCACTGTGTAACGACGAACACACCCTGGACGATGTTCGACACGTCCACGGGGTCGTCGTCCCGGACGTACATCCACCGGGCGACCGCGTCGAGCTCGGGCTGCAACTGGAGCCGCTCGGCGGCCCGGAGTTTAGGGAGGTCCGTTAAATACCCCTTGGTCTGAATGGTCCCGTCGGGAATCTGGACGTTCGGCGGGGGCTTTTTCCAGAAGTCCTTGGGGTGGACGGCCACGCCCATCTTGAGCGTCTCGGTCACCTCCTTCGCCCGGAACCCGTTCCCCCCGCACAGCGGGCAGGTCGTCACGTCGCCGGGCGGGGCCGGGCCGCCGCTCAGCCAGACGTTCCCCGCACACCCGCACGCCTCCTGGGTCGGCGGATAAAACAACTTGCAGTTCTTGCCCAGCTCGGTAATCAGGTCCTCCAGGGCCTGCTGGGTGACCGATTTGATGGCCGGAGTGAGAGTGAAGAGAACTCCCATTGTTGCTCGCTTCGCTCGCCGTCGAACAAAGTTCGACTCAAGAAGTTGCCGGGCCCCCGGGCCGTTCCCACCCGTCCGTACCGCCCACTTTGAATCGGGCATCGAGCGTCGTGCCGAGCCCAGGGTCGGTCATCCCATCGACTACCGCGAAGGTCCGGTCCAGTTCGTAATCGGTGGAACTGGCCGACGGCCCGCCCTCGGGGGCCAGGATGGTCGCCCGGACCTGGTCAATCGTTTTCTTGGAGTCGTCGTGGTAGTAGATTGGCATTTGTCCCACCCGCGTTAGCGGGTGCCCCACCTATAAATCCCGGCCGTCCCGAACGGCATGTCGGTCCCGTACCCGCTGAACAGCCGGAACGGGCTGACCACCGCGGCCCCGGTCTGGACCCCCCGCTGGCTGACCAAGTACTGTTCCCGCATGTCCTGGTAGACCGCGTTCCACCCCTTCAGCATCAAATCGAGTTTGGCGGTGAAGGCGGCCCGCAGGTCGACCTCGCTCGCCCCGTCGCGGACCCGGATGGCCTGGTCGGCGGCGGCGGTCGCACTCCCCCGGTCGATAATCCCGGCCGTCTTGACCGTGACCAGGTCCACGAAATTGTCGTCGGGTTGGGCCAGCAGCGTGGGGTCCGGGTCAATCGTCCGGCCGACCACATCGACCGTGAAGGCGGTCGGAAAATCCACGTCGAAAATGACGAGCCGGGCACCCACGCACAGGGCCTGGGTCAGGTCGTCGTTGCTGTACTTGGTGGACGCGCGGTCGCTCACGTACCACCGCAGCATCGGAATCATCACGTCGGTCCAGGCCACGGTCAGCGGGCCTCCCCCGGCGTCCCCAGCAACACAATCAGTACGAACATGGTGGCTCTCCTGCCGGACTCATACACCACACTCGCTCTGCTCGTGTGGGCGGCACAAAACGAAGGGGCCGGGCGTTTCGTGCCCGGCCCCACGAGGCGACATTCTAATTTATGTCTGTTAGATGGCCCCGACGAGCACTCTCCGCCCGTCACAACACAACCAGCCGTTTTCTCCGTACAGATAATACGACTGTCGCCGCTGCCGCTTGAACCCCTCGTCTTCCTCAACCGTCGGCTCCTGCCGGACCGGGTTCATGAACACCCCGTCGTGGGAGAGGTCGAGCCCGACAACCAGTTCGAGCTTGGTCTGGGACGAGTTATCGCCCGTGTAGGTGTAGGTCGGAAGGCTTCCACCCAGGGTGTTCAGGTAATACTGCTGGAACTCCTGTCCGAGCCCGAGTTCGTCCAGGGACCGAATCTCGGTCCCGAAAACCTTCATCCGGTCGAGGTCCTCGGCGTCGTAGATGTCCCGCCGGGTCCACGGGTCGAGGGTCTCGACGCCCCACGACCGAATGTCGCCCATCGCCTCGGGGCTGGTGTACAGCCGGTCGAGCCGCCCGCGGTTGACGCTCGTGCTGTTCCCCCCGGCCTGCCGCCGCATGATAATCTTCATGAGCTCGACCTGCCGCTTGGTGAAATACCCGGGCTTGGCGGCGTCGTCGTACACGGTCAGGAACCGGTTGTAGCCGGCGGCCAGGAGCACCCGCCAGGCATCGCTGTTCTTCTTGCGGGTGACCCCGCCCTCGAGCACCTCGAGGGCTCGCCCGACGATATTCCAACGGGCGTCGCGAGCGTACTTGGTGGCGAAGTCGATGCTCGAGCCGTACTCGTAGGTCGGGACCACAATGTAGTCGCCGTCCACGTGCCGCTCGGGAATCCGCCCCTGGGCCGGGACCGTGTAGGCGACGTGGTCGACTTCGGTCCCAGGAGTGAGGAAATCCAGCGGATATTCGGCCGAGACGCCGGGTTGGAGCTTTTCCTCTTCGAAAACGTCGGACGAGATGTCGCCCTTGAGCACGCCCTGCCTCAGGACAGGTGTGAGGGCCCTGGCCAGTTCGTACCGGCCTTGGGCGGCGACGGCCCGGTCGTCGCTCCCCGCCCGCTTCAGCAGGGCAGTCATCAGCGGGCCGGGTTCGCTCGAAAAACGGGCCATGTTACCAAAACTCCTATTGTATGAAGTCAGTTTTATTTGTTAGTGTGAGCCGCAGGCCTCACGGCACCTTGATGGTGACGATGGCGAACCCGTCGGTCCCCTTGCCGGTCTGAAAATACCCGACCGCCGGGATGCTGTTGACCTGCGAGTTCTGAATCTGGCCGTTGCTGCCGAGGTACGCGGTGTCGCCGGCCGTCGGGGTCCCGCTCACCTGATTGGTCCGGACCCACCCGTCCTTGAGAATCGCCACGTTCTCGCCAACGAGCTGTTCGGTCCGCTGGAAGTTCCGGTGCTGGCGGGTCGGGTCGATGTTGACCACGTAATCCATCAGGATGCCCAGCACGCGGGTGCCCGAGGCCGGGGTGCCCGAGCCGGGGGCGGCCACGGGAGCACTATCGTTGATGCCGGGGCTGACCCCGCGGCCCCCCGACTGCGACGGGAGGACCATCACGACCCCCTGCTCCGCCGCAACATTGCAGATGTGTCGGATGTCGGTGATGTAAACGGCGCGGTCGCCCTTGAGCACGGCTATCTCCTGTTACTTGACGTTGTTCTTGGTCTTCTTGCGGGCGGAAGCCCGGGTGGCCTTACCGGGACGTTTGCCGTCGCCCGGGGCGTCCTGGTCGTCGCCGTCCGGGTCGTCACCCGGGTCCTTGTGGCCGAAGTAGTTCAGCATTTCCGAGGCGAGGGCCTGGGCCGCGTCGTCGGCGGTCGCGGTCGAAGTGGCCGTCAGGTCGACCTGGGTTTCAGCCGGCTTCTGGGTGGCGGAGGTAACGGCGGCAGCAGCAGCCGCAGCCTTTTCGGCCTCGGTGGGTTGGACCGCAGGGGCGGGCGGCGGGGGAGCAACAGCGACCCCCTTCTTGAGTTCAGTAATCGTCGCGAGATGAGCCGCGAAGGCCTCGTCCGGCAGGGAAGCGAGGGTGGTGACCGTGGCCAGGGCCTTTTCGTCGCTCTCGAACCCGTACGCGGTCCGGACCTGGACAACCCGGTCGGCCTGCTTGCGGGCGGCTTCGGCCTTCGCGGTCTCTTCCTTCACCTTGTCCAGCTGGGCGGCGAGTTCGGCCTTGGCGGCTTCGGTCGTCGCGAGGGCCGTCTTGGCGGCGGTCAGTTCCGCGTCCTTGGCGACCAGCCCGGCCTTGGCCGTCTCGAGGTCGGCCGCAATCGCGGTCTTGGCCGCGGTCAGGTCTTGGACCTGTTTCTCGAAGTTCGCCTGGCGGGCCTCGTCCAGCTTCTTGTTGGCCTCGGCAAGCTCGGCCTTAAGTTTATCAAGCTCGTTCACTGATACTTCCTTTTGGTCGGCTTTATTATTGCCGCTGGCAGTCTCATACCCCGGCACGGAAAAAACTTTCGAAATTTTCTTGGCGGTCGCCCCGGAGGTCGGGGGCAGGATGACCGACTGAGGGTTCGCCGGCACCCGGACGAGCCCTACGCCCGAGAACGTCAGGTTCTTAAAGACACGAAGAACCCGGCGGTCCCGATACTTGCCGGTCCCGCCGTAAGCCCTCAAATGTTTGGTCAAAAAGGCGGTCGAGTCGTTGCGTTCGACGAGTTCGGCGTCGGCGGTCGCGATGGCTGTTCCGTCGGAGCCGGCGGGCTTCGCCAGCAAATAATCGAACCCGCGGAACCGGCACTCCATCGAGACGAACCAGGCGTTCTCGGGGGTGGGATTATCCAACTCCGCAATCGCCCGGTTCATCCACTCCTGGCGGTCGGGGTAGCCCGGCCAGTGCCGGTACAGAACCGCGGAGCCGCCGACGTGAAAGGCGTCGGGAGCACTGTCGCCTGTGAAAACCGAGCCGTCCTCGGCGAGCACGCGAGCGGCGGTCATATGCCCGATGACCACGGCCGCCTTGTGTTCTTCGTTGAAGGGTTTGTCAACGGGGGACTGTCGAGCACCCCAGGTCTCGGCGGTCGTGAAAAAGTCGTCGTTCAGGTTGGCCCCGGTCGAGGCCAACACGAAATCAATCGGGTACAGGTCCGGCAGGGAAAGGTTGGTGCCCGAACCCGCGGTGGCCCTCAACCGGTCGAGCGTGTCCTGGTTGACTTCCCTGCCGGAAAAGACAGCCCGACTGGCGGTGCAGACGGACGCACTGGCGAGGATGAGGGGCTCGAGGCCGGCGTCGATTTCGTCGCGAAAAACCGTCACGGAGTCCACGGCACCCTCAATTGGTCCACTCGGGCAACTCGACCGTCTGCCCCTTCAGGTCGTGCGAGCAATCGTCAAGAAATCGAATCCGACCGTCCGTCACGAACGAATGGCACCGCGGCGTGTTGGTGACGTTGTCCGGCGAGGTGAGGGCTTCGCCCTGAAGGTCGTGGTCGACAAACGTCGGGTGCGGGCGAGCCAAGATGGACGGTATGAACGTCGGCCGGTCGTCGCTCCCGTTCCAATCCCAGAAGAACTTGTCGGCGGCCCCGTCTTCCCGGACCGCAACGCCGTGGGCAGTCTTGCACCCCGGGCACTTGAACATCCGGAGGCCGGGACACGGGCGGCGGAGCTTGGCCATAATAATGAACCTCCCTCAGCAACTCGTGTACGTGCCGTTGGTCAACCAGCCGTGCCACCCACAACAACCTTGACAGTTGATAGAGGGCCGAAGTGTCAAAGCGTCCGGCGTACCCGTCATTTCCCAGCTCGGGGACTTCGCCGGCTTGGGATTGCCGACCCGCATGCCGCTCACCCGGCCGCAGCCGGGGCAGGCGAGAATTGCGAGTTCGCCGGACAACTCGAAAGTCCCGGGTTCGGCGTAGTCCGGATACCAGTCGGCATCAGGGAACACGACAGGTACGGCCTTCAGGTTCGTCCGCTTCGGGTCAACGGTCACGTCAGTCCCGCTTAAAAAACGACAGGAGCTCGTCGGCCAGCCCGTCATCACCGAAGGCTTCTGTTGCCGTCACGAACCCCGCCACAGAAGGCTTCCCCCCGGCGGAGGCGAGAGCCCGGCCCTTTTCGGTGTCGGCCGCGACCGTCCGGTGGACCTGCCGGTAATCCTCGTCGTCGTTCTCGTCGACCTGACAAATTTCGAGACTGTAGTCGTCCCGGCTGCCGTAGGGCAGGTAAATATTGACACTGTTGACATTCTCGAGAGCCTTGCCGTCCACCGAGCACGCCAGCGTCTTGTCGACCGTATCAAATTCAATTGCAATTTTGGCCATTTTTATTCCTCGTCCTCACATACACCGTCGTCGTCGTCGAACGTGACAAGTGCGTACGCCATCGCCCGCAACTGGCGGGTCTGGTCGGCGGCCGGAGGCTTCCCGTATTCGGCCACGTGCCGGGCGACCGCGGTCTGAACCAGTTGGTCGACGGCCGGGAATACGCGGGGGCCGGCGGCGAGAGCGGCCCGAACACTCTCGGGGCTGGCCGGCGAATTGACCGCGTGAGCACACAGGACGCCCAACTTGACCCGCTCGAAGGCCTCGGCGTCGGCGTCCGTCAGTTCCCGGGCGGTCTTGAGTCCCTTGGCGGCCAACAGAGACGGCCGGAGGACCTCGTCGACCGTCTTGAGGGTCGCGTCGGCCCACAACGAGGCCCGAGCCAGGGCGGCCGAAGCCTGTTTGGGAGCCGGTCGCTTGGTCTTACGTTTGGCCTGGTCTTTGGACCCGGCCGGTCGCCCGTTCGGCTTGGGGTTTTTCTTGTCGCCTGACGGCGCACCTCCGGCAGGTCGGCTTCGCCGACGTGAGCTTTGCTCACCAGGAGAGGGAGCAGTAGGACGCTTGGCCGGGGGAACCTCGCCGGGCTTGGGCGGGGGCAAGTCGAGCCCGACCTGGGACGGGGTCACCTCGCCCTGGCCCAATAGGGTCTGGTGAAGCTTCGCTTTTTGCTGAGAGTCCTGGTGGTACGGCCCGGCCTTCGGCGGCAAAGCCCCCTGCTCCCGCTTCCGCCCTTCCTGCCGGATACGGGCCTGCTCGATGTCGGGGTCGGCCCCGAACCGCTGCTGGACGTAGGTCGCACTGATGACATCGCGGTCGATGAGGTCCCTCAACAGGGCCTTCTCGGCGGCATCGTCGGACAGGTCGGGGACCGCGAACGACAGGCTGAACGGCTGGCGGAACCCGAACGTCTGCCGGAGAATCTCGAGCTCGCCCAGCCAGAACTGCGAGAGCACCATCCGGGCGTACTGGAGTCGTTCGACGAGCACCCGCAGGGACACAAAATTGTTCGTCATCCCGGCGTCGGTCATCGCCCCGGTCAGGGTCGGCGGGACCCCCAGGCCGATGAACAGGTTCTGCATGGTCTGGGCGTACTTGTCCTTGCCCAGGAACCGGTAGATTTCCGTGCCGGTCTCGACCAGTTCGAGGTCGGGGCCCCAGACCAGGTCCATGCACCCGCCGCCGGTCGAGTGCAGGAGGATGTCCGCCAGCATTTGGCAGGCTTCCTGGTTCGGGATAATCTCCTTGTCGAGGTTCCCGAGCTTCCACACGCGGACGTGCGAGATGGCCCCGTCGAGGGCACTGCGGTCCGCCATCCGCAGCTTCTCGAACATCTGGAGGTCGTCCAAAACCGCGTTCAAAAGCGGCGTGGCCCAGACCTCGTCGTCGTCCTTCTTGTACTGCAAAATAACGGTTTTGTTGGGTTCGAGCGGGACCCACTTGTCGTTGACCATCCGCTGCCGGAGGGCGGCCGGGATGCGGCTAACTAGCTGCTTGTCGGCGACACTCCGCGGGGTCGTGATGCGTTTGAGGAGGGAGTCCGGCGGACGGACCGCGTACGTGACGACGTCGTCGCCAATGAACTGGGCCAGTTCCCCGCCGATGGCCTCGACGGTGACCGGGTTCAGGACCTTGTAGCCGACCGGAATCTCGCCCGGGGGTAATTTCGTCCTATCGGAACCATTATCGGCCCCCACCGCCGCAACAGCCCGTAAGGAGGCTATGTCGTTATTGGCCAGTTTGGCAGTTCGACGCCTGATGGGGGCGACGGCTTCACGGAAAAGTCGACGGACAATCCGGTCGCTCACACCGGCGATATCGGCTTTTTTGGCCCACTCTCGCCCCCACGCCTGGACCTTGGCGGCCGGGTGAACGACCTGGATTCCCTTGTTCACGAAATCCGTCATCATGTCGACGGTATTGCGTACAATGGAGAATCGCTTATAGGCCATCTGGCAGGCGGACTGTATCCCGTGAACTTCGGTCGGGAGCCGCTCGCCCGGCCGGAAAAAGTCGTAATCCTCGCGGTTGAACCCGTCACGGACCGAGATGCCCGGCTTGTCGATGTTCCGGAACGTACCGATGGCGGTCGCCCGTTCGGCGCCCTGGGCACTGCGGCTGGCGACGGCCCCGTACCCGACCGCGGCGGCGTTCAGAGCGGCCTGCTTGCCCTTCACGTCGCTGGACTTAAAGGTCTGGTAAAGCGGGCGTTCGGGACTGTTTTCGGGGCGAGTTCTGCGCATTCCAACTACGTTGTGTTTACAGTTCCACTGTGGGTTGACGCCCACTCATACACCACCGCGGATGACGACCGCCCCACCGTACCCCCGCGACCCCAACTTGTTGGTGAACCAAGGTGGGGCCTGGTAGAGAGGTCCGCCCTCGGTACGGGCCGCCGGGTTGGTCGAGGCGATTTCCGAAATGAACCCGCCGACCCCGCCCTTGTAGGTGAAGACGGGGAGGGCCCGGGCGAGCTGGCGGGCCCCCATGTTGGCCATCAGGAGCGCGCTATAGCGGTCTTTGCGCATCCGCCCGGCTTTTGACCCGGGCACCTTGCGGTCGGGTGTGTCCCAGCGGCGGAGTCCGGTCGACGACTCGGACACCTCAATGGTGGCCAGTTCGTCTTTCAATTTCTCGATTTCCAACATGGCCTGTTCGAGCGTGTCGTAGGTCTGGTAGACCTTCTCCCCTCGCTCGTCCTTGCCCACGCGGCCGGCGGCCTCGTCGGCGATTTCGGTCAGGCCCAGCGTCAGCGAGTTGAACATGGGGAACAGGAGCACCCGGTCTTCCAGGTCCTTCTTCATCCCGTCGTTGGCCTCGACCACCCAGGCGTTGTCGCGGAACACGACCATCTCGAGCAAATGGTCCCCGGCCAGGTTGTCGGTCGGCTTCTTGTCCTTCGGGTCGACCACTTCGTAGACGGGCAGTTCGCCGGGTTCGAGCTTGTCCGGGTCCCCGAAGGCTTCCCGGAGCGTAATCCCGCCACCGCCCGCGTCGACCAGCACCCGAGCGGGCGGAAAGACCTTGAACAGGTCGCGAATTTTCCGCACGCAATAGCGGAAAAAGTCGTGGTCGCCGACCATCTTCTTGCGGAGCTTGTTCGTGTGGTCGGCCTTGCGAGTGGTCCAGCAGTACACGACGCGGCGGTGCTCGGGCCAGATTTCCACGATGACGACCGCGAACCGGTCGTTTTCCGAGGCGGGGTCAATTCCGTACACGTATTTACAGTTGCCACTGGCCTGCAAGGCGGCCGTGAACTTGACCGGCCCACACGACGCGAACGAAACGGGGTCGGGGTCGTCCGGTTTGCCGACCACACATTTTTCAATCAGGGAACGCTTGTAGAAACCGTCGGAGTCTAATGCCCAAACGCAATTGTATTCAAGATTAAATTGAACAGAATTCGTAATCCGCTTGGCCCGCGCAATAGTGGCCTCGTCCATGTACCCGGGCGGGACGAGCGCGTAGGGCATGCGGATGATGCTATACTGCCGCCAGTCGAAGCCGGACGGGACGGGTCCGGTGAAGATTTTTTCCAGCTCGTCCTTTTTCCCCCGCGACTCGATGAATGTCTTGTATTCCTTCCAGTACCGGTAGAAGTGGTTGAAGGCGTAGGTGGTCGTACCCGATAGGACGCTCTGGTTCCCCCGGACCCGCTTGGCCTCGTCGGCGTCCATCTCCGCCGTCCACATCCCGAGCCGCTTCAGGAGGCGGATGCGGGCCCCATCCATCACGTTCCCGATGGGGTCGGCGGTGACCGACGCGAACCCCTGGACGACGACCGCGTACACTTCTTCCAAAATACTTCCGACTTCGTCGGTCAGGATATAATTACCACGAAGACCGCGAATCTTTTCGCCCGACCCCATCGGGATGCCGATAATGGACGAGTCACCGATAATGAACTCGACTCGGTCAATGTCCCGCCGGGGGCCGCACTTCCGACCGCCCGTCCGTCCGGACCGGACCAGGCTCTGGAAGACCGGTGAGTTGTGCCAAATCCGCTCGATGTACTCGAACACGGCCTTGGCCTGGCGAAACGCGGCGGCCGTGATGACGATTTTGGCCCCCGGGGTAAAAGTAGCACGAAGAATTGCATATAATGCTAAAATAAAGCTCTTTCCAAATCCTCTAGTACCGATTAGCATAGGGAACTGCCGCCACCACAGTTCCCGGAGGGCGAGCTGTTGGAAGGGTAGGATGGTCAGCGGGCCACCGCCGTCCGGTCGGCAGAAGAGCGACCGGCAGGTAAATGGGAAGAAATTGGGGTCGCGGAGGAGTTTGAGCAGGTGGATGTGCGGGTTGTCGAACTCGAACCGGGTCTTGGGGACGAGCGGCTGGTCGGGCGACGGCGAAATGTCCAGCAGGGAGAGGGCCTGTCTTGCCCCTTCCGCTCCGGGCTTAATCGAGTCCCACTGTTCGGGACTGAGGGCCCAGGCCTCTTCCGCCATCCGGAACAACACATCGTGGTCTGCCGTGAAGACCGGCTTATTTCGACTGACTGCCATACAAGTCAACGATTCGCTTGAACAAGGAAAGGGCGGCCGTACGGCCCTGTTGGCCGACGAACTCGACCCGCAGCCGGGGGTGGGCCAGCCGCATCTCGTGGTAGGTCTTGATGAGCAGGTCGGGCCGGACCTTCAGGGACCGCCATTTGGAAGGCGGGACGCCCGAGCCCCGCGGGTACTCGACCAGTTGCTTCCACTCGAACTCGAGGAACAGGTAGGGGTGTTCGAACTCGTCGAGCCGCTCGAGTTCGCGATGGAACCGGGGCTGGAATAAATTCTGACAAAATTCTGACGATGAGAATTTCCTCTCCAAACAAAACACTTTCTCAAAACCCTTGACCGTATAATCTCCGGTCGAAA